AAATCTTAAGGGCTTGTTTTGTCGATTTCCTGTATAGTGGTGCAGGGGATTGGGGAGAAAACGCCTAAAACGACCCTTTAACTATTCCAGATATTTGGGCTAAAAATGGGGATTGACGTCATTGGGGGGATGTGGGCAATGACGGGGAAGAAATATGCTGATTTTCCGCTTTATGTTGCCCATTTTGACAATACTTGTAGGCTATTGATATTATTGCCGAATTCCCGAAATACCTTGGTATTGTAATTTATAACAAAGATAGGTGCTGTGAAATGAGACACTTTTTTGGAATCTAATGATTTCGAGGGTTTACGCGATTTGGGTGCCAATTTGCCCTATAGGGGAAACACCCAAAACTTCCCTTCGAAATCGTCCAAAAGTGTCTCATTATTTTCTTGACAAAACCTGCCCCATTAATTGTCAGGTTGGCATGTTTCTTGACAGAACCCTATTCCAATGCCATCAAATCCAATGATAATAGGTACTTAGACTTGATTTCGATTGCTTAAAACCTTATATTGTCCCTATGATTGATGATAATATCATTAATTCTAAAGGAGGGACCATGACGCGAAATGAGATTTTCCGAAAAATGATTTCTTGGGCTAAAGAGGAAGGATCGTCCAAATCATTCCTGACCGTAATTCAATTTACGCAATTTTTGCCGGACGGATGCACCGCTGATATTATCGAACTGTCTCCCGAGATATTGACGCCAAAAGGACGCTTGTGTGCCCCTGTCCGCCGCGCTATTGACGCCATTATCAAAAATAAGAATGATTTTACGATTCAAGAGATTCTGGCGAGTGATTTTTCTCCCGATGCCGATCACCCCCTGTACCAATATGATGCCCGCTCCCCTGGACAATTCGGACGCCTCCCCGACGATCCTTCCGATTTCTAAGCACCCTACCTACCTCGTAATACTCTGACATACCCCTGCCTACAGGGGTGCAAGGTGCCCCACCTTGTCCTACATGTAGGATGCCCCTCCGATTCGCGGGGGAAAACGCGCCGGGGAGGGGGATCCCCTAGAGAGACATATAGGGATAGACTATATAGGGGATATATAGATAGACACTCATTCGATCACCTTCTAGGGGATTCATTAGTTTATTCTTGACAGGGTTTTTACTTGACTCGCGTATTTCGACCTATTCCCTACCCCCTCTATTCCACTACTTAATATTCGGACTATGTGGTTTATTCTTGACATCCAATCCATTAATCTACCCCTGCAATGCCCTGTTCAAAATAAAGATGCGATTCATTTGGTTTATTCTTGACAATGGAAATATGTCTTGCCTGATGGGTTTGCCACAGCATATCGTACCTATCCTATCTGGGGGGTATGCACTACCAATACTCAATTATGTATTACATTCTTTGGGGGGATGCTACGGGTTAAGGTGCTTTTCGCCCTTTATTTATAGGGGGTATATGACGTGCCTACCCTGCCAAAGGGCCTGTCCCTATTGCTCTAAATGATGTTGCCGGCTAATGCTCGTACCCCTATTTCGCCCTTTATCCATAGGGGGTATATGAGATACGTATACCCTCCATACTACTATGGATATTGACTCAAAGTCAGATTAGTTGATTTTAATCAATCTCTATATCGTCCTTTATTCATAGGGGGTATATGATGATCGTAATTCACTATCGTCCTTTATTCATAGGGGGTATACGAAGATTTTTTATGTGCCCCCTACCACATGTATGATTATGCCTTGTCAAGGCTTTCTGCATGGGCACACAAACATGGAATCTAGAAATCATAGGTCTAGGCCAATGTTCATAGGGGGCATAGCCTGGGCATACTGGTCGTTACGGTCAGGTCAGGCTTATATACCCCAATAGAATTAGGGGCTGTGGCGCATTGGCTTTGGTTAGGTTTAACCTTTAAGTGCGGTATTTGGCTGCGGTGGGCCACCCTACAGTTTCGCTGGGAGGGGGCTGGTGGAGGCGTGCAGTCTGAGGGGGGTATGCAGTCAGAGATGGTTAATTGGTGGTAGTGGTGGTGTGGGTAGTAGTATGTGGAAGGTTGGGGTAATTATCTGTAGTTAGGGGGAGATTGGGGGGAGAGGTTGTTATTGGGGGAGAGGTTGTTATGGGGGGAATGTGTAGGGACGGGGGGGGAGAGGGTTCTCTAGGTGTGTTGGGGGGAATGGTTTGGGAGTATCCTAGTTATGTTAATGTTATTAGATGTTTGTGTGGAGTATTTACATTTGATGATACTTAATGTATGTTATGTCGATTTAATGTTTATATTCTAAACCAAATAAAGGAGGTTATGATGAGTCCGAAAATTAGTGTAGATAATATTGCTTGGATTGCCCATGAGGTTGAATGTATGTATTGTGTAGTGATTGGGAAGCGGGTAGAAGCTGGGTGGGAATATTTGGATAAGGAGAGTATCAAAGATATTAAAGAGGGGGTTAAGTTTATAATCGAGAACCCGGAATTAACGCCTAAGGTTATGCACAAGATGTGGGTAGAGAAGATGGAGAAGGAGGGTTGGAAGTACGGGCCTAAGGTAGATATGGAGGCGAAGGTTCATCCGGATTTAGCGGAGTACGGAGCGCGTCCTAGGTGGATGAGGATGAGGGACCAGTTAGTTAGCGTTACGATTAGGACGTTGTTAGGTATAGGGGTAGATGAGTAATGGTTGACCTAGAGATGGTTGGTTATGAGGAGCCCGAGGATATACCGACGTGTGGTGAGTATTCGGTTTGGACGGATTGCGGATATGAGTTTGATTGTGAGTACGGGCCGCCGTGGAATTGTGAGGAGTGTTTAGTGAATTGGGATATAGGAGGTGTGTATGATCCCAGGTGTCCGGAGGACTATCGGAGGTATGAAGGAGAAGAGAGTGAGTAGTGATGAATTCTATTATTAGTACCGATGAGATAGCGGTTATAGTTTACGAGGCCACCAGGATTTTTGGTAGTTTCTTTGGGGATGTTGTGTGGCCTAGGGTGGAGGAGGCACCGGAGTGGAGGCTTAAGGGAGTTAAATTTGGGGTGGAGCGTTTCGTGAAGAATCCGGACATTACTTCAAGGGAGGTGCACAGTAATTGGGTGTGGGAGATGGTATTATCGGGTTGGAGGTGGGGTAGGGAGTTGGATGTTATTAAGATGACGCATCCCGATTTAGTTGATTATGATCGGTTATCTATTCAGCAGAAGGTTCGATATAGGTTGACGGAGGTTATAACTAAAACTTTGTTAGGCGCACTATAGTGGAGGAGTGATGGAATATCTTATTAGTAAAGATGAGATAGCTCATATTGTTTATGAAGCTGATCGTATTTATCGTAAGGCTTTAGGGGAGAGGCCGCGCCCGGCATGGGAAGGTGCACTTGACTGGGAAGTCCAGATAGCTAAGGAAGGAGTTAATACTATTATAAGGAACCCGGAGTATAGTTCTGAGGTAGCTCACGATGAGTGGATGGCTTTCATGAAGGAGCGCGGGTGGACGTACGGTATGAAATTGGACAGGGAAAGAAAGGAGCATCCAGATATAGTAGAGTATAGAAGGTTGCCTTCGCAGCAGAGGGTACGGGATACGTTAGTTGACGTTTTAGTCAGGACGTTGTTAGGGAGGGAGACCCGGCTCTCTAGTCGGAGGGCGGTACACTTTAATTTAAATCAGGAGTTAGTAATGAAACCCGTTATCGAGGTAGATGAAATCGCACATATTATTTACGAAGTTAATCGTCTTTTTTGCGAGGCGTTGGGGGACCATTCTCAGCCCAGGTGGGCGGACGTACAGAACTGGCAGGTTAAGTCGATTAAGAACGGTATAAGTAGAGTTGTGATTAATCCGAGTCTTACGCCCGAGAAGAGTCACAAGAATTGGTTACGGGATATGGAGCTAGACGGTTGGAAGTACGGGGAGAAGAAGGATGTAGAGAAGAAAGAGCATCCGTGTATGGTGGAGTACGAGAAGTTGCCGGAGGAGCAAAGGGTGAAGGACAAGTTGTTTACGTCCATCGTAAAGGCGTTGCTGCGTTTTGAGAGTGCGGACGTAGGGTAAGATTCTACAGGTTTATCAAGTCTTCGTAATTCATTTAGAAGTACGTAGGAAGTCTGCGTTCTAGGAGTAGAGCTCTGGGTGAGGATATAGGAGGGGTTGGTTTAGAGGCAGGTCGGCAGGAGTTGGGCGATATTAATCAGGGTATCGACGCGTTCGGCGAGGTCTTGACGGTTGATAAGGATAGCGTCTTGTTTTCGTTCTTCGAGTTCGTTGAGGATTTGTTCACGGCCTAGGCCGGCGATGAGTGCGACGCCTCGGAATACGAGGGCTTGGTCGTTCACTTCGGGGATAGCCTGTACGTAGTCGTTCGCGAGTTTATCCATAAGCGGGTAGATGACGTTTTGCGAGCAGTTCATCACTTCGGGGAGGATGAGGTTCACGGAGTAGCAGGTACCGCAGGACTCGACGGGGAGCATAACGGTTGAAGTTTCTTCATTTTTTCCGTGGCAGCAGCGAGCCCAAATCCGGTAGCAGCCCGGGGGGACATCGAGTTCTACGTGGTTGATGTATTGACCTGCGGGCGGATAGATTTTGATGCGATAGGCGCCGTGGTAGTATCGGGTAGAGATTTCGTATCCGGAGCCGGGGGTGGGGGTGGAGAATTGGAGGTCGGAGTCGGTATCGATATTGATGAATTGAGACGGTCCTTTATCGAGGGTTGTGAGGACGATTTGGTCGTTATCGAAGTCGAGGTTCACATTGATGTTGGTGAAGTAGGCTTTGAGGGCGTTGAAGATTTCGGCTTTGGTGGTGCAGCTGGTTGTGATGTTAAGGGTTAGGGATGAGGTGTTGGTGGTGATGGTAATGTAGCGACCGGACTGGTCGGGCAGCGGGTAGTTTGACAAGTCGACGGCGGAGGCCGGGGTAGCGTATCGAGATTTCAGCTGCTCGAGCAGGGGGAAGACGGAGTAGAGTGGGGTGCCGTTGCAATACTGGACGACCAGGTCGAGAAGCCAGCAGTTGGTGAGAGGCACGCAGTTGTAGTCACGAAGCCAAACGTTCAGGCGAGAAGTTCCCATAGTGTATCTCCTTGGTTATGGGTTGGTGATGGGGCATGATAGGATTTATTCTTTTATTGTGCAAATGTATTTGAGGAAGTTTTCGGAAGTTATCCGTGTATTTGGGACTTATGGGCTTTGCAGGTTTATTTTATTGTGTATTTTATTGTGTATTTTATTGTGTATTTTTAAGGAGTTATGGAAGTTAATAATATTTGATAAAAATTTATGTGCGTGTTACTATAATTATATTCGATTAATTCGGATAACAACCAAGGCAAGGAGGGAACCAATGCACTATTGTTGCGGGGATTATGTCATTATCCCTAGTTGTGACGACAGATTTATCGTTGTTGCGAGGTCTAGGTGGCATGACTATCTGGAGGCAGATATTTTGCTGTCCGCAGACAGTTTACGAAGAGCAGTAAAGTGGGTTGACCGTGCGGTTAGGATTGACTTAGGGATTACTAGCAGAGGCTTCGTAAATGGATATGAAGTCTGTAGGCTTTAGCTAGAAGGGATCATCGAGTCTTTAAAGGATAATTGATTATCCTTTAATTAATACAGGAAGGAGGTTTGTAACCATGACTACAAACCGAGTTGAAGAAGAAGTAGTGGAGTTCGAAATAACTCCTAGGCAGTTAGAAGAATATAGCTCCAGGTATGAGAGAGTCATGATAGATCTTATATTTAATAAGAAGATCATGGATAGCTTGGGGCGAATGCTTATTGAGCGGGTGGAGGGGGTGCAGGCTTATAATCAGTATATGGAGTTCACTGGCAGGTTGGATTTTGTTTTACTTATGATGGAGGTCATAGGCAAAACCGTTGAATGGAAGTCGTTAGAAATTTTAGAGCTTCCGAGTGAGGAGGCGGTTAAGAATGCTATGACTGTCACTGCCGAGATATTGAGTTGTCCGGGCAAATCTGTTCGAAGCATTAGTAGTAGCGTATGGAAGAGCTTCGATGAAATATCCCGTCGGGAGCAGGCACGGTACTTGCTTCTGGACCTAATGATTAAGGAAGTATGTAAGTTTCCTTATCGAGTAAAGACCGAAGTGGAGCCAAAAGTAACGGAGGATATGCGTTTATTATTCTATCGACTATTACAAATACAGAATACGCCGAGGGATCGCTCAATTAAGGATGCTCCCGGAGTCCCGGTAGTGTCACGTATTCATACTCTTATATGGTTGATGGCCAAGCTTTTACGGGTGGTGTCCAGTTCGAGGCCAAAGCCATTGACCCGGGATTTTGTGGTGGGATATTCAACGGAGGTTTTGCGTATTTTGGAAAACCCTCTTAGGGGGCAAGAGGAGAGGTATCTTAGGAGAGTTAAAGAACTAACTAAAGATGGGTGGACTTTAGGTAATAGAGTTGACGTAGGGAGGAAGACAACTCCCTGGTTAATACCTTTTGAGGAGGCCCCGGTTGCCGCATTGCAACGAGACCGGGTAATGTGGGCGATTGTTTTATTGATTATCGGGTATTACGAGTGTTTTTAGAAGGTTGAGAAGAAATGTTATAAAGAAAGGGAGGTTTGTATTTATGGATGCGACTGTAAATGAAGAAGAGGTATTGGGAGTTGAGTATACAAAGGAACAGTTGGATGAGTATCGGAGGGATTCCGAGGGGATTATTCTTAATGTGTTGGACGACCAGGAGTTTATAACAGGGATATGGAAGAAGTTGGCGTGTTCGCCTATTGGGGGTGCTGCTTGTGACCAATTTATGTGCATGATTAATTGCCCGGATTTGATTATGTTATTGTTGAGGGTCATCGAAAAGACGGCTGAGTGGGAAGACCCAGGGCCGTTGAGGCCTGTAAGTGCCGAGACTGTAAGGTACACCCTAAGGATGCTTTCCGAAATTCTGAGTAATCCGGAGAAGTCGGTTCGGGAGTTGGATAGCAGTGAAGTGGGGACATTCTCTGAGTGGCCAGAGAGGATACAGGTGAAGTATTTATTTTTTGAGTTGTTGATTAAGCAAAGATTTAATTTGCCCCGCAAGCCGGTAAGCCGGGAGACCCTTGTGTTGAGTCGGAGGGCTTGTGATTTGATGGGCCGCATGAAGGGGGTTACGATCATGCAGCAGTTAGGCTCATTACAAGGAGTTCTTGGGTTAGACGTTCTCTTGAGAATGCATACCATAATGGGCCTTATGGCTAAGATATTCAATGCTAATCCTATTTATATGTACACTCCTTTGTTACCCAGGTTTGCGGTTGGCTATGCGATAGACGTTCTCCAGGTCTTATCAAGTTTAAGGCTTTCTGTAGAGCAGAGGCATAACCGTAGAGCTGAGGGGCTATTGGATGCTGGGTGGAAGTCGGGTAAGGTGCTTGATATAGATAATAAGATTACTCATATAGTTGACCCCTTTTCAAAGTTGTCCGGGAAGATTCAGCAGAGAGAAATACTGATGGAAGCTGTAGTGTTCACCCTAGCGGGGCTAGGGCAGTATATCTAAGCAGTCTATCGACAGAATAAGTAACATTATAGATGGAGGGTACGGGCATGAACGGTAAGAAAGTCGTTGGGTTGGAGTTTACACCCGTTCAGCTGGCAGACTATAGGTTGCACGCCAGACGGTTGATATTAGAAGTGGTGGCTGATTCTAAGTTTATGGAGGGTATTTGGAGTAAGCTGTTGAGTTATCCTGGGGCATTTGCCTTGGAAAGTTTCATTAGGTTTACTGAAGCTCCGGAAGACTTGCTTTTGGCATTGGAAGTTATGGGTATGACCATCAATGGTTTGGAGTTGGGTGTATTAAGAAATGTAAGTCGTGAGGGTATACGTAATGTATTTTCGGCAACGGCCAGTATGGTATGTAGTCCTGGAGGTACCGTTAGGGATGCTTGCGAAGAGATAGCTCCGCCATTCTATTGTTGGCCACACAGGGTTAAGGTTCAGTATTTGTTTCTTGGGCTACTTTTTAAAGAGAAATTCGGTATCCCTTATACCTTTAGAGCCATTGAAACCACGGAAAATAATAATAGGATTAATCGGTTAGCTTCGGACATATCCGGGGTTATGAGGATACCGGACGAACTTTCCATTGAGGGAGTTCCGGGGATAGAGTACTTATTGAGGGTGCACACGCTTCTTGGGCTGTTAGCAAGCATTTTTCAGAGCAACCCTTCGTATATTAATACACCGTTAACTGTGCCTTGTGCTAAGGGTTATGCTGTGGATATGCTGAGGTTGTTGAAGGACTTTAATAGGACTGATGAAGATTTGCATGACGAGAGAGTTGCGGGTCTGTCTGCTTCTGGGTGGGTTTATGGCAAGGAGTCGGATTATGAAAAGAAGGTTAGTTCTATGTTAGTGCTCTATTACAAACTCCCTGATTTGATTAAAACTCGCGACAGGTTATTTAGGGCTATCGTTTTAACGTTGGTTGGCTTGGGGGAATATATTCAGAGTTAGTCCATAGAATTTATATAGAGAAAGGAAGTAAGTCATGGGTAAGCCTAAGGCTATGAGTGAAGCCATGCTCATGGGGATACGTGAGTTGGTTATTGTCTGTAAGAACTCGTTGGACGAGGGAGATTACATTTCTAGGTGGGAGAAATTCGCAGAAGAAGGTTTTGTTGAGTTGCTTTATGAGGAGTACCAGCTGGAAGATGGGGTACTTGATAGGGCTCGGGTTCATGCAGATTGGGTTGATGAGCAGTTGGCAGACGGGTGGTTTTTAGGAGATATGTTTGATGAGGCTTTGAGAACTGACCCTAATTTGGTTGAGTATGAAAAGTTGTCAAAAACAGCTTTGGATCTTGATAAGGCATTTTTTGGGATGGTGTCGGATTATTTGACAATGAAAGGGATAGAAAGGAGGGCAGAAAATGGAGCATCTAACTAGGGGTCTTGTAAACAGTAATGGTTCTTCTGTGTTTGAGGGGTTGACGGCTTTGCTTAAGGGTAAGGTTTGTACGACGTACATTGAAGGGAGGTTTAATGCCCTTGAGGGCGATGAAGAAAAGATGGCTCAGTTTACGTATGTGGTTTCAAAGTTGGACAAGATTCGGTTGATTTTGGAATTACTCAATCTCACTATGGAGGAGAAGTCGATAGGTGATTTTAGTCCTATCGGACAAGAAGAGCTTATTAATACTATGAGTTTCTTGGTTGATATGATTCTGAAGCCAAATGTTTCAATAGAAGAGTTGTATAATGAATTTGTGACTGATATGAAAAGTTCGGGGTGGAGCTTAGGGGAGGAGTTGGATAGGGAAAACAAAATTCATCCGGGTTTAATTTTATTTAAGGATCTTCCATATTCCGTGAGGGCGAGTTATCTAACTTTCGAAGCTGTAGTCAGAATTTTATTGGAGATGAAATGACAGATAAAAGAAAGAAGGAATGGGTTCCATACATTATGCAAAGGGATAAGGGGGCTAAGTTTAGGCTATTAAGCAGCAGTCTTCCGACCGAGGAGGTGGAGAAGATTAAAAAGTTTATGGAAATGGTTATGGAGGACAACGGGATTGCCGAGGGGTCAGATGAATATAATATTATTATGGGCCGATGTATACACCAGGAAAGGTTGGTTTCAAAGATTTTCATGATATTGAGGGTGTTTGAAAGTCTTGTTACGGATGACGAAGAGATTATGTATAGGGAGCTGACTCCGGAGAGGTATGCGGTATATACCAGCAATGTAGTAGATATAGTTGCTCACCCCGAAGAGGGGGCTAAAGATAGGCATGAAAGATATCGGCGGAAGATGCTGGCTGGGGGTTGGAAGTTCGGGGTTAAGTCAGATGTGAAGAATAAAGTCAGTGCCCTTTTAGTTCCGTATGAGTCTTTGGATAAACAGTTACGCATTTTTAATTTATTTTTTGAGATGATAGTTAGATTGGTATTCAAGATGAAAATATATGAGGTTATTTATGAAGAACAATGAAAGCACGGAGTTTCGAAAGATTAGGCTTAAGGAGTTCGCGGGGGCTGTATCGGATATAATGCAAAGGGCCGGTTGGCTGATAACCGGAAGGGACGTGCTGCCTTATGACGCAGCACACAGTCAAGAAGTTTATGAGGCCTACACGGGTCTCGTAAAAGAATTTATTAAAGACCCATTGGCAACTTTGAGGGGCATGTACGAGGCGTCTCGAAAGGATAAGGTTGCTGAAGGATGGGTTTATGGAGAAGAATTTAATGAAGCCAAAAAAACCAGTCCGCAAATGGTGCCATACGATGAGTTAGACCCGTTCGTTAAGTCTATGGATAAAGTATTAGAGACAGTGTTGAAGTCTGTAGCAGTTATGGTTAAGAAAGAGGAATAGGAATATGGAAAAGGAGTTTTCATCTAGGGCGATCGATGATTTAGAGGTAACAAACGCTAGGGGTCTTTTCTTGGCTCATGTTTTTCGGGAGTTGATGTCAAAGGTGAGACTTCTAGTGCATGGGGAGGAGATTGAAAGGCATGAGCCAGGGTCAGAAGCTGATTTAAAGTCTTTAATCGGTTATGTTGAGTTAATTAAAATTGTTGCGAAAACCCCGAGTCAATCCATGAAGGAGGTACATGAAGAATGGTTTGAAAGGAAGGTTAAAGAGGGGTGGGTTTATGGGGAGAGGCATAACGAAGAGAAGAAGATGAGTCCAAGAATTTTGCCGTACGACCAGGCAGTAGGTAGCATAAAGTCTATAGATAAAATATTTGAGTTGTCTGTAAGGGCATTGCTGTATAAAGGAGAATAGAATGATGGATGTACAAGCCATTATGGCGACAGATGAAACTAGTTTAAGGGTGTTAAGGATAATTCATGAGGTTATGCACAAGTTTGAATGGATTCTTACCGGGAATCCCGACTCGTTAGTTTGCGAGCCTGATGAAGATGATTTCATTTCATATTTGAATATTATGGTGAGGTTTGACCAAGACCCTACATATTCGATGAGAAAGCGTCATGAGGAGTGGCTTAAATTGAAGGTTGACGAGGGGTGGAGATATGGGAAGAAAGAAGATGAGGCGAATATGGTTGACCCCTGCATACTTCCGTATGATGAGCTTCCATACGTAATACGGGCTATGGATGAGCTTTTTGAGACTCTGATAAAAGCAATATATGCGTCGGGTAAAATTTCAGTGGTTCATCATAGTAGTGCTGATAAGGATACCCGTACATTGCATTAGGTTATGGTTGTGCGCACCTAGGCGGTTGTGCTAAGTCGCACGGATATGTTTTGTTTGGAGGCAGAATTATGATATATAAGCCAGATTTAAAGGCCCTGCAAAGTTTGATTGTAGCTTCATGGGATATATCTGATTGTAAGTTGGGCAAGGATAGAGTGTATGTTTATAAGATATTGAAGGTACTTTTGGATTATGATTTAGTTAAGATAACTAGGTTATATTTAAAATATGGTGTAACCTATACAAGAGAATTGCATGCGTGGCTTTTCGATATAGTACTTTCTACGGTTTCAAAGTTCTGTCTTGAGAATGCTAACTATGTTTGGTTTCTAGTTACAGATATTTTGCTTGAAATTCTTCAGGGTGTTCATAGGGATATTCAGATTAAGCTGGGGTATATTCCCTACGATATTTGTTTGACTTTTATGGTTAGAACAATTAGGGATACTGTGGCTTGTATTGACTATTCTAGGTGCTATCTCCTTGCTGATTGACCCCCTATCCTATTCGGATAAATTAAACTAATACTGTAGTTTATAAATTTTCAGGACAAACATGGTTTGGTCTTGAAATCCTATGTAGGCATATTATATTATTATTGTAGTCATTAGAATCTAACCTAATGACTATGGATAGGAGATATGCCATAGATATGCACTGTGATATGTCAATACTGGATGATACATCCACTTCACCGACATATTTTGGGATATTATACCCATGTCTCATGTATATCATCGACAACACATACGATATTACTGTAATATTCACTAAAGATTCCAAGTTATGCTCACATTGCTGACTATTACCGCCAAATTAACCAGTTATCATGGTTTTAAGTCTTGTAACTCAATTAAAATTACGCATATTATTATTAATGGATATGTTAATTACACTAAGACGTGTCAGACTACAGGGGATACTATGATAGATGGGATAATCGATAGAGACCTGGAGCGCGTGTCGTCTGCAATTCATCAATCGGGGGCAAAACCTGCCGCGAGGGTGATGACCACCGCCTCTGCATTGCCTTATGCGGATATGGGGCAGCAAAAGAGGCTTCGCAAGGGCAAATGGCTGGTATCATATCTGTGCTCTAGGGGCCCAAGAGATGATTTAGAGAGGGTTGTGTTACGCGCCGGATACAAAATTCGGAGTAGGTATTCGAACAAATGGAGCCATTTTGTGATCTTCGATGAATAACCATTAAGATAAGGCAACAAATAAAGAAAGGAAATGAAAATGTCAAAGCACAAAAAACCAAGTTGGTCATTTACGGCTAATGCCGTTGAAGAGGTGGATGTCAATCGGGTATTGGCTGAAGCTCCTAAGAGTGCACAATGGGTGGTTATTGCCGACAAGGTTGGCGAGCCAGTATTGTTGTGTATCCGTGAGGAGTATTTGCGGAGGTTCACGGCGGATGACCGACTTGAAGTGTGTGGGACCAGTCTTCAGAATGGATGGGGGTGTAGATACCTCCCCTATTTCGGACATGAAAACGGGTGCTTGACGGTACCCAAGTGCTCTTCTTGCTCTGGGAAGCCAGTTCTTGAGGGGTGGAGAGCTTCCGATAACTATATGCACTCACACCCTATGTCGAGGGAGGAGATTCGCCGTATGGCCGCGACAGATAACTATGTTCGGAGAATACCTGTACGTGTATATCTTGCGGGGGATTATCATGAATAAAAAGTATCCAATACCAACCATGGAAGAGCCGGATGAAGAGCAGCTTGAGGAATGGGTTTATGATTCCGTGTGTGATGCCACTGATGGGTGTACGGTTGAGCCTGATGGGGTATGCCCCCATGGATACCCTTCTTGGCTCCTTTATCTAGGGCTGATTTAGGAGGTGTAATATGTCCGAGACTACGTCCATTTTGGAGGAGTTGGTTACGGGCTTTACCTTATTGCGGGCACAGGTTCCTGAGGGTGTAAAGGCTACAGAAGATTTTCTTCTGGAATACCTAGATCTACGGGCTGGGACGCTAGGGACCCTGATATGTGTCATGAAGCCATCGTGGCTTCTGTTGAAAGAAATTTTAAGTGTGGACCTGTGTACTCATTATGCAATGCAGGAGAGTTATAAAGATGCTCATATCGAGTACACAGGAATGATTCTTAGTACTATTGCCGCACAGGTGTTAATCAGGACATATAGAAATACATATGTACGGACGGACACTTATCGTGATACCAGTTTACGATTCGCGACGAATATTAAAGATATGTTAATTGAATATAGACGTATGCCTCATGATAAGTTTTATTAAGGTTAAGTCTTGCGGTAGTAACAGTTAGTTGCAATATTATTATTAGGACTTGCGATAGAAAGGACTCAAAATGAAAGTTACAGGGAAACATGTTATAACGCCAATTCCGCAATGTTATTTTTGCGGACAAGACAAGGACCGGAGGTCCAGGGGGAAGAAAGTACAAGTGGCACGGGCGATACTGGACCATACCCCATGTAAAGACTGCGCCGACATGATGGAGACTGGGATTCTGTTGGTAGAAGTTTCCAAGGGCTCGACGGCAGAAGTCCCCATATGGAAAGGACAGCAGGTGGCGGTCACCCCCGAGTTTATTGAGGAGGCATTCGACTCAAAAATCGCGAAAAAAGTTCTCGATGTCAGATTTGCCTTCATTGATGGTGAGGGTTGGGATCTGTTGGGATTGCCCCGGGAGGGTTATGAGTAGGAGATGAATTCCCGGTGTATTCCGTTTTGATTCGAAACGGAATTGGGGGGTACAAATAATTAGTTCCGTGCTAGACACGGTGGAAAAGCAAAGAAAAGAAGCGGAGTGCATCATGAAAACAAAAAACACAAAAAACACAAAAAACACAAAAAACACAAAAACAAAAAAAGCGGCATACGGAGTTATTAGTTCTCGTACCATCGCGAAGCCACCGAAAGGAAGTGCAGGAGGAAACGCCGCAGAGGTCCTCAAGAAGGGGACACCAAGAGTTCGCAAAGTGTCCAAAGTCGTAAAGACAGCGGATGTGGAGACCAAAAAGACGAGGGTAAAAAAGACGAAGGGAGCCGCGCAGGCCTTCGGGATATTTGAGGTTACCCTTCCCGATGGAAGGGCGATCCAAAGGAGGTTTAAGGCGGGGAAGCAGGTTGTCGGCGCAATACTCGTTAAGGTGGTCGCCGATGATAGGTGGTACGTTCTGCTCTGGACGTCCAAAGATGATTTGGACAAACGGGCAGAGAAAATATATGCCCGTTGGGTGGATGAGGGGTCGGATAAGTTCCAGGAGAAGATATATCACGCGGTGCGAACTACCCGGGAGGTCAGGCTTGTTGGTGAGCAGGAGACCAAAAAGAAGGTGGAAAGCGAAGACCGGACCGTTCTCAATCGAGTTCGCAAGGGACATCCGAAGCCGACAGAAGTGACGGAGCCGGTAGACAGCGAGGAAGGAGAGGCGCGATTCATCTCGGCCGAGGAGCTGAACGGAGGGAAGGCATCGAAAAAGACCAAAAAGAAGGCCGCCAAAAAGACCACCTCCAAAAAGACCACCCCCAAGGCCACCAAGGCCACAAAAGCGAAAAAGACCTCGAAGAAAGGCGTTACGCCCGTAGCGTAGAAACAACCAAGCAACCAATACCCTAGTGGGGAGATTCCCCCTAGGGAAAGGAGGGGTTATGAAACTTTATTTTGTGATGATGATGATGATGTTATGTGCGTGTTCAGATGATATGTCGGATATTGCCGATGGGGAGGATGGAGGTGATATGTCTTCGAATGTCGATGGGGATATTGATACGGATACCGACACCGACACGGACACGGATACCGACACGGACACGGACACCGATGCCGATGCCGATGGGGATACGGATACCGATGCCGATGCCGATGGGGATACGGATACCGACACCGACACGGACACGGACACCGATGGGGATACGGATACCGACACCGACACGGACACGGACACCGATGGGGATACGGATACCGATACCGATGGGGACACCGATACGGACACGGACACGGACACTGACACTGACACGGATACGGACATTGATACTGACACCGATGCCGATATGGATACCGATACCGATGCCGATACCGATACCGATGGGGATGCCGATGGGGATATTCCGGTAGATGGGTGGATAGAGGGGGAAACGGTGTGCGATGGGAATATCCTATCTGTATGCACATCTTCCGGTTCGGATTGTCGGGCTGTATCTGTAATGGAATGCCCTCGTATGTGTGTAGCTGGGGCATGTGTTGAGTGCGGCGAGTATTCCGACTGCGAAAACCCGGGAAGGGAGGTGTGTGAGGATGGATATTGCAAAACAGCGGATGGATGGGCTGAGATTACGCTTGAGCCTACTGTTTTGGAGATAGAGCCTATTGAGCTTATTTTTCGTGGCGGAGCAGTCTTTGATTCAGAGGAATCAAAGGTTGTAATACAGATGGAGTCGATGAACCGGGAGAAATATACCTTTGAGTTGGGCGTCGATACAATTTATAGGTCTTCTGAGATAAACGCCGCGGGTCTACTTATGCTCAATGGGACACCTGACCCGGATTCTCGTGGGAGTTTTTTTGATTTCAAAATTGAAGATGCGGAGATTACTAGCCTAAGCTATATGTATCCAACAGAAGAATTTCACGGAAATATCCCTATCGCGGAAGGAGATATGAGGCCAGGCGGAGAAATTAGTGGGGCAATAAGCGTAAGTACCTGCCCTACGTATCCCAAGTGCTTCAATTTAAAGGGGAGGTTCTACACAAAGATTCATCTCTAGGACACACGCCTTCCCCGTTTTCCTTTTAGATTTTATCCATTAAATTTCTTGTCACTGTTCGATTCAATTTATTCCCTAATTACTCGCCCAATAATTCTATGTACTCCCCCACGCAACATTAAAAAGAATCCATCAGAACTCAGTCTGAACCGGTCTGACCGGTTTTAGAATTGTATCCTTGATAAACCTCTGAAGGGTTGAAAAATTTCGGTGATATGGCATATTTGTCTTAGAGGATATTAAGGAGTTTTTTATGGAATCACTACAGGATACACGAGACACACAAGAGGTTTATGAGGATAATCTAGACCAAGCAGAGGAGGTGCTTAGGGATACTTCACTAGATACCAAAAAGGGGAGACTTACTGACAAGCAGATATGTAAACTTTCCGATGTCATTTTGAGCTTTTCTCAAATGATGTGCGGGATAAATTTGCACGATTATGAGTTAGAGTTTGGGTGGAGGGCTATTTATTCGATATTGGTTGAAGATGCTGAAGAGATAACCGCTCTTTTTGCTAGACAGTCAGGCAAGACAGAGACGGTTGCAGTTACAGTTTGTGGCTTGATGGTGATGTTGCCGTTGTTAGCTGAGAAGCTTCCGCAGGATGACAGAATACATAAGTTTAAGGATGGCTTTTGGGTGGGCATATATGCCCCTCATTATCATCAGTCAGACATTATGTTTCGTCGTATGAAGGCTAGAATGTATTCTCAGGAGTCTAAAGCTACCTTATTAGACCCAGAAATTGACATCGATTTGACGAAGAAGAAAGTAATAGAGAATCTTAAGCTTCCTAATGGGTCGTTTGTTCATTGTGGAACTGCGGCTCCACAGTCCAAAATTGAGGGGGAAACCTTTCATTTAATTATTTGCGAAGAAGCGCAAGATATAGATAGGAATGCGCTTAGGTCGTCCATTCACCCGATGGCTGCGGCCACGGCTGGGTCATTAATAAAGATAGGCACAGTTAATAGAGTAAAGTCTGATTTTTTTGAAGCTTGCAAGAGGAATAAGAGGTCAGATATCGTTAACGGAAAAACTAGAGCAGCAAAACGTAAGCATTTTGAGTTTGATTATACGGTTGCTCAGAGAAATAATCCGAAATATAGTAAGTATGTAGAAAAGGAGATTGAACGGTTAGGGTACGACTCGGATGATTTCAGGATGAAGTATAGACTTCATTGGTTATTAGAACGTGGCATGTTCGTAAACTCGGATATGTTTGATGAGTGTGGCATTAGAGAAGCTGATTATCTGAAAGTGTACAAAGGAGGCAGAGGGCGCAGAAGAGCAATAAAGTTTGTGCGTTCTCATAATTTAATAACTTATGATCCTTCAACGCAAAAAATTGTGGCGGCAGTAGATGTGGGTAAGGAGTTTTCGACTGTTGTTACTGTTGGTAGGCCGTTTTATGATATGCCTATTGATTATGCGGATACTATTCGATTTCCTATCCATATTTGGAATTGGCTTGAGTTACAGGGAGATGACCATGAGGAGCAGCACTCCAAAATTCTTGATTTCTTAGCCAACTACAGGATTTCGGATGTTATAGTGGATGCTACGGGTAAGGGGGATCCAGTTTATTCGAGGTTGGCTGCGGATCTCAGAAGTTTAGATATAGCAGTTCATCCCTTTATTTTTTCCGCTACGAGCAAAGATAGGGGTTATAAGGCTCTTTTACAGGAGATTAACAGTAAACGGTTTACATATCCAGCCGGACCTATGGCGGCAAGAACACAGAAGTGGAAAAGGTTCCAGTTGCAGATGACCGACTTAAGAAAAACTTGGAGGGGAAACACTATGGTTGTCCAGAAAGATAAGTCCAGTGATGAGGCGCGAGACGATTATTGTATGGCAGAGGACATGGAGGTTCTAACCCAAAGCGGTTGGGAAGGGTTTAAGACATTTTCTACCACTTCATTGGTTGCGAACTATGATCCGGGCACTGAAACAATCCAGTACCTACCTGCAACTAGGGTCATCCGCAGAAGTCTGCATCAAAACGAGTTTATGGTCAGTATTCAGGGGGACTTTGTGGACCAATTAGTCACGGACCAACACAAGATGTATTTTGAGAAAGTGACTAAGGGCAATATTTGGATTAGGGATATAGACACAGCGGAGAGCCTACTTCAAGTATCCCCGAATAAGATTTCAATTCCGGCAGCGGCGAAGCAGACCCCCAGGTGGGCGACGTACCAGCGTCATGAGATACTCTCGATTGTACATAGGATACTGACAGGGGAGTTGCCGAGTATTCCAAAGTCCATGCTTGGGGCATTGACTTCGGATGAATGCTATTTTTTGTTGAGTTTACTTCTTACTAACGGGGAGTGTGGAGAGATAGGAGACACGGATAGAGGGTATTTTGTTAAAAGTAAGGCATTGGCTGATGGAGTGCATGAGTTAGCATTTAAGTCGGGGAATTATTCACGAATAGAAATGACGGATACAGGTTATTTGGTTCACATTTTTGATCTCAAAAGGAGTCCCATAGTTACTTGTGAGAAGAAGGAGTATAGTGGTTCGGTGTGGTGTGTAACAGTGCCTACTGGGTTCTTTATATGCAGACGCAATGGGAAAATTTCTGTGACGGGCAATTGCGACTCGGCAATGATGCTAAATTGGTTGGTGAATGTTGGGGCTTCCATGGAGGTTGAAGAAGGTGATAACATGCTTCTAGGCAGGGTTGCTCGATTGGCGTCTAATGGAGATATTCACGGGGCGGTACGTGCAATGAGTCAAAGGCTGAAAACCTACAGGAAAAATTTAGGTTTTAGCAAAAAGCGTAGGCAGAACTCAAAGTGGGATTAATGGAGGAGTAAATGTCCGGATATTCGGTGTCTTCAGCTGAGATAAGGTTTGGCATAGCCAATTCCTTTGAAACCCTTTTCAGTGAGGAATTGGGTTTAAACCATGCGCGTAGGCTTCAAGCATATCGGCGTTATTGGTTAGCATATTTTGGGGAGCATTGGTCGTATAAGAGAGACCCAGGGGAAGTGGAGAATACGGTCAACTATTGCAGAAAGGCAATAAATAGTCATTTGGATTTCGCGTTTAGTAAAGGTTTTGAAAATATAGTTCCGGATGATCCCTCGACGACAGAAAATGAGCAATTAACCCGTGATTTCATTAAGGTGAAGTTGGATGAAACGTGGGAGAAAAACAATAAAGAGCTTTGGCTGGTTGATTGCGGTCAGGGGGGTGGGGTTACAGGGGATGTATTTGCTCGGGTCAGTTGGGATAAGACCGATTTATTCGAGGATGCCTATGCCAGGGTGGACATAATTCCGAGTCATTTTTGCTTCCCTGAGTTCTGCGGGCCGCACGGGGTCGACAGAAAGCGCATAAAGAGGTTACTGATAGTCATCCCGACTTTTATGGATGTTAACTGGAATGAGTTGGCTCCCGGAAGGCTGCTAGAAAAGAACTTGGGCAACAATCGAGTTACCCTAGTGATGAAGGCGGAGCTTTGGACGTCACCAGTGGTGGACGAGAACGGGAATATTCAAACACCGGCTATGGTATATGAGTATGAAGATAATAATCTGATAAGTGAGAGAGTTAATCCCCTACAGGAAATCCCTGTAGTTCATATACCCAATTACCCGGTTACGGGGGAATACTACGGCATCTCGGATTTGGTAGACGTAGTAGATTTGAATACAGAGTTCAATGAAAAGATTACGGACATTTCAGACATCATTGATTATCACGGGTCGCCACAAACGATTGTCAAAGGATGTCGGCTAAATCAGCTTGAGCGAGGGGCTAATCGTATTTGGGGTATTCCCGAGACGGGGGATGTGTTCAACCTTGAGTTGAAGGGGGATATGTCGGCAGCGTTAAAGCACGTTGAGTTCTTGAAGAAGTCTTTTCAGGAGCTCTCGAGTTGTCCCGACCATTTCTGGGGTACCCCTTTGCCTATCAGCAACACTTCAGGGGCAGCATTACAGATTATGTTCATGCCAGTTTTGCAAAAACGGGACATGAAAGCGATGGTTTACGGTGCGGGAATTCAGAGAATCAATCGACTTATTTTGAGAATGAATGAGATAGCTGATTTGGATTTTGCGAAAAAGATGAAGAATATTAAAAATCGCTATCGAAACAAGGTAAAGTTCCCTGACCCGATGCCTAGGGATGAAGTTCGTGAGCTTGAAAGGAACAAGTTGGAAAAAGACCTCGGGATTACTTCCCGGAAGTTCATTCTAAAGAGTAGAGGGCTGACCGATGCCCAAGCAAAAGATATCATGAAAGATGCCGATAAAGATCGGGAAGAAGAGGCCTTGCAGGATTACGAAGTAGGGCTTGGAAGCGGAAACGGAAATTTTGCTCGTGGAGGGTCCAGCGACACTCGGGGTGAAAAGATTTCTGAAGCCATGAATGACAAAGCCGACGGTCCGAATTCTCCTAAAGAGGAAGAATAGTTTGAATGCCAGCTGATAAAATACTTGGAGAGGTTGTAGACGTTTTATTCAGGTCTTGGGTTCGAGAGTCCAGATATGTCCGGACACCTTTTCAAAAGATGAATAGAAAGATTCAGGGAAGGTTGGGCAAGTCAGGGTTTAATGCCTCGGGGGAATGGATGCTTAAAAGAAACGCTGATAGACTTTCTGCGGCAATTCGGAAGGACATGGGTAAAGTCTTTAACGAGGTTGATTTAGAAATACAGTCTGCGGTGGAAAGAGCAGCTGCTAGAGCAGTTAAGTACCAGAAGAGATTTTTGAAGGCTGCGAATGTCCCCTTTTTAAAGAGTGCCGAAATCAATGCTATTCATAATGAAGCGTCGAAGATTTTGAACGAAGATTTCCCGAAGGGTTCTGGATTAAGCTATCGTGACCGGCTGAAAATGATAAGAATGCGGCATGAAAGAGAACTTCTGGGGTCGTTACGAGCTTCCTATAAGTCAGGAGATGCGTTAGCCCGTATAGCTAAAGAGGCCAAATTACGGCTTACGAGCAATACTCCCGGAGTAAAGGTACGTGTTTCAGGGGGGAGTGTTGCCAAGCAGGTCTCTAGGGTTATGGTCGCAGAGGAGGCTAGAATTTCTCATGAGATAGAACGGCGTATTTTGATCGCGCATAACGTTGAGTATGGTTATTGGAGGTTGAGCCCAGAGCATAAGTGGGAGGGGGGTTCAGAAATCTGTGAAGTATTGGCGGCGAGGACTGGTGAGGGGTTAGCAACTTCTGTAAAGAGGGAAAAGCACGGCCCGCTTATCCTTGAAGGGCTTTATCGTCTAGACGCCTGGCCGGAATATCCCCATCCATATTGTAAATGTCATATGGAGCCTTGGATTTAATCGGAAAATTTAAGTTGAAATCAGGTTCATTAGACTATAGAATTATTGTGTTGGTCGTTAAGACTGTTTAACGGTTAATTTTGTTGGGGAGTCAAGTAGTTACCTAAAGGAGGCCGAAAATGGCGAATAGTGCTGGGAAAGTTACCGGTGGTGACCAGAGTAAAACCGATACCAATCGGGGGTCATCTATGACCTTCCCTTTCACCAAGGGAGGCAGAAAGACCAATCGAATTGGGAGCCCTCCGGGGACACCCAATTCGAATACAGTTGACGGAAATGCCCGAAAGGCGAGTGACCCGAGGTACGCGTAAAGACTTCGGTAAGTTCATGGATTCATTATAGGAGTAAATTATGGGTGTAGAAAACGAAAATAATCAAGACACAGCTTCCGAGGGTAAAGCTCATGGAGGGGTAACCCCTTCGGTAGAGGGCGGTGGAGCTCCTCCGGAGGCATCACAGAAAACAGAAAAGAAGACTGAAGAGGAGAATGTAGGACCACTTTATTCGGCAGCACAGTTGAATGAGCTTTTGAATAAAGTCAGAAAAGACGAGAAGGCTAAGCATCAAGGAAAGCTTGAAGAAACCGCAAAGTTAATCAAAAGCCAAGCGGAGAGTCTCAAGCAGTTTGAGGCTAAGTTAGAGGAAGCAAAGAGTAAAATGGATACTCTTAAGGAAACTAAGTCCAAAGCAAAGGGCGAAGTTTCCGAAGAGTTGGAGAAGCTCCGAGAAGAAAAGAGGAAGCTGGAATTGGGTATGGAAGAGTTGGCAACCTTGTCGGCGAAGCAGATTCAGGCTGTGGAGCTACAGGGGGTTAAGGAGAGATTGATTTTAAAGCATGGACTTAAGTTTCCGGAATTGGTTTATGGGGAAACTGTTGAAGAGTTGGAGAAGTCAGCTGAAGAAGCTTTGAAGAGAGAGCAAGCTCTTATTCAAGAAGCCGTAAAGGAAGCTGAAGTTCGTGCGAAAGAAAAACTTTCTTCTACCATGGTTGAAGGCCTTCCAAAGCCTATGTCTCCAAACGCATCGTTGGGCAATGGCAATGATTTGCCTACTGGCCATAAGTCGTTTGAGCAGATTGCGGCTCTTCCTAAAGACCAGTTTCTGAAAATTCGGTCGGAGATACTCCAAGAAGCTAGGAGAAAAGCCGGAATTTAACTACCGGCATAGCTAAGGAGAATCAGATATGGCAAGTTATTCCGGTGTACAGACGGCGGGGGATGTTAAGGCTCTTCCTCAAGCAGTGTTGGATGTCTTTTCCATGGACATGCTTCATGAAGCTTTAGGCATCATGAAGTTTGATGTCTTTGCGGTCAAAAAGACAGAGCTCACGAAGCAGCCGGGTGAGACCATCACCATGACTCGGTACAACAACATCCCCCGGGGCGGCCGTTTGGATGAGCATGTCGAGATGGTTGAGAAGTCGATGTCTGCAAGTCAGCAGGCTATCACGGTCACTGAGTGGGGCAACGCGATTGGTGTTACCGAAAAACTGCTTCAGCTTTCGGCAGACGACCAAATGTCCGAGGCAGGAGTTCAGTTGGGTCGGGACTATGCCGTAGTTCATGACCTCATGCACCGCGATGCATTGACCGCAGCAACCCAAGCCCTGTATGCGGGTGATCATACCTCCATGGCCGCGATGGTTGGTGGGACGGATTATTTCGACGTTGAAATGATTCGACAGGGTGTGGAGATTCTCCAAACGGGCAATGCTCCCAAGTTCATGGGTGATTTCTACGTGTGTTTCATCACCCCTCACCAAGCCGCATCGATCAAGCGAGACCCCGATTGGATTGGAGCGCAGAATTATGCGGGCACTCGAGCACTGTTCACCGGTGAGATTGGCCGTTGGGAGGATGTTATCTTCATTTCAACCACGCATTGTCGTTCGGGTGCGGGAGCTTCGGTAGACCCCGGATACGAGGCCACTTTCGTGAACGCAGCGGTTGGAGGCGGAGTCCCGGCGCATGTTTATGAGGGTTTCCTGTTGGGAGACAGTGCCTATGGCAAAGCCACGGCACTCCCGGCAGAGGTTCGTCAGAGTGAGGTCAAAGATTACGGCAGAAAGCACGGATTGGCCTGGTACGCGATTATGGGTTCCGGGATTTTGGATGACAAGTTTGTCGTCCGTATGTTGAGCGTGTAGTCCGAGGAGGGCAAATGGCAAAGACGAAAAAGGTTTCTAAGGAATATGTAGTTCCGAGTCAGAGTGCCGTAGAAGCTAAGCCGAAGGAGAAGGTTCCTGAGGTTAAGGAGTCGAAGCCGATAGTTGCGTTTTCTGTGAACAAGGCGAAGGATATTCGCCATGCGGTACCGGCGGAAGATGTTTTGTTCAAAGCAGTAGCTTTGCAGGACGCTTCGAGGTTCGTTGGCGGGTGGATCACTTTAGAAGCAGGAAAAGAAGTCCGTGCTCGAAAAGAGGTTATTGAGAGTCTTCGGCGTCAAGGACTAGTGAGGTAATTGTGTGGCCACACTTGAGCAAGTTGTCGATGCAATCCGGGTTAAGGTCTCGGACTATGCACAGCCAAGAAAGTTTGACATAAGCTATTACGAAGCTGCGATTTCCTTTGCTCTAAGTAAGCTAAGTCACGATTTCCACGAAGAGTATCTCACCATAGCCGATGTCCCCTATGATCGGGAGTTCCTCCTGATTAAGCTTGCCACAATCGAGATGTGCTATACCCGGTCGCAGTCAGTACAGCAGTCTGATTTAGATCCCGATTCAGACGATGATTTCGGACCGGTCACTTCGGTTCAAACCCCCGATTTGATGGTTATGAAGCGCGGGGAATCCAGCGAGGACACCGCTTCTAGGTGGCTTCGGATTGCCGCAGATTTACAAGCTGAGTATGACGACGAGTTGCGTAACTCCGGGGGGTCAGCTTTTGTCGCCGAAATCGTAGTTGATACGGTTAATCGTAAGTCGATGAAGACCGGGGGGCTTGCAAGTAGAAAGCTGGATATGGGGCTGCCGGCGGTAGCGCTGTCGGCTGTAGTTGAGAGTAATACTGTGGCACTTACTTGGAGTAAGCTGTATAGCGATTTGTTTCAGCAGTATGAGGTTTATCGTGCCACTTCGATTACTTTCAGCGATAAGCAGCGCATTTCTGTAATCTGCGATAATCATGAAGTTGAGTATCTTGATACCGGACTTCAGTCAGGGACGTATCACTATCGGGTGTATACGGTTAATCCAAATCTAATAAAAACTCCGAGTAATAGTGTAACCATAGAGGTAGTCTGATGGTAACCGAGTCCCTTGCCCAACGGTCAGCGGATGTGGTTATTAGAAGATACCGAACATCCACTATTTTGGTTAGGAAGTATGTATCCTCCGGAGTTCCGGACAGATTTGGTCAAGCTATTCCTGTTTATGCTACTGGATTAGATGTTGTTGGGCGGGCGATACACCACCCCACCAAGGAGCAAATATCGTTTATTGGGGATGCCGAGAGATACGGAGCCGCATTTCTGTTTAGTAGGTTAGAAATGTTGCGGAAGTTCCCGGGGTTGGCCGAGGGGAAGTGGATAACCACCTATGACCGGATTGTGTGGAACGGCAATGATTATAAGCTTGAAAAAGTTCAGCCTACGGGGCAAGTAGGGCGAACGTTTTCACTTGTAATAGCTTTGGGGAACACCCCGGAAGGAGAACGAGTTCCATGACAGACCCGTTTTATGGGGATTGGATGCAGCTTTCGGCTATGGTTCGTCGGGGGAAGTCTCCCAAGACGATTACTGTGGCTTCCAGAAAGCTGGAAGCGTTGGGGAATGAGATACGAAGGTCCATAAGGGGGCACATACGAAAGCAGGATTTGGACTGGGGACCTCTAGTCTCGGGAAGCATTAGGAGGAAGGGGTTTGATAAAATTTATGTGAGTCGTGGGGCTTATATGAAGTCTATCACGGTAGATGTTACGAAAACCGATGTAGGAGCGGAGGTTGTTGTATCTCCGGAAGGTGAGCATTATTCTGGGTTGGACATGAAGACCTTGGCGCATTATTTGGAGTACGGTACGAAGAAGATGATATCTCGTCCTTTGTGGCGCCCTGTATTTTCCGAAGTTGAAAGCATGCGTACATCGAGTAAGCTAATAAAGTCTGTTGGTTCGTATGTCTTGACAGGGATGGAATAGATGAGTTTGTCGGTTAGTCAGGAAGCGTTCGAGATAGCACTGATAGGTCGGTATTCCGGATTCACGATGGATGTTCTAGGTGTGCCGACAGGGGTACCGGTGTTTTTGGAAGCGCCTTCTGATGAGCTGATAACAGATAGGGTTTTTCCTTCGGTTTCAATCAGGTATCTAGGTGAAGATGAAGCTTCTGATTTGAGGGAGTCTTCGGATAAAGATACCGAGGAAGTTGATTATGATGATTCCGTATTTCCTCCTGAGCGGGTTATGCGGGAGACCTCCGACCCGATACGTTTGAGGTACTCTATAGATACTTGGCATAAAGACCGAGCCGCAGAAGACCAGGTGCTTTACCATGAAATGCTTAGGCGACGTACCCCGAGTCGAGGGCATATTTCTGTTTTGAATTTGGACAGTGAACCGGTTGATTTATGGCTGTTCAAGGTTAATGGGAGTTTGGCAACACATGACTATGAAGACATCGATACCTATGTTTATCATAAGAGCATTACGGTAGAAACGCTTGTGTACTTGGCTGAAGTTGAGTACGATGATGTTGTAAGGGAAAAGGTTGTGGAAGAGGTTCATTGGGAAGTGCAGTCGAGGGGAATGGTATTGGGGTCTAAGGGGATGTTGGTTGGGGTTGAAAGTTCAAAAGACGTTACGGATGTTGATATGGTCGTAACGGTAGATAGTTTAGAACGGCTTTAAAACAAGCCTCCCTTTAAGTATCATCAGTCACGTGGGAGGGAATGAGTTGAGGAGAAAGCAATGGGATATTACACGAGGCCTGATGTTTACGTCGAGGAGTTAAGCAGCGCAGAGGGTCCGGTTCGATCTGCCCAGACGGGTCGAGGCGGAATGCAGGCGATCACGTATAAGGGACCGGTGGGAGTCCCGATTCGTACACGAAACTTTGAAGCTTGGAAAAAGATTTTCGGCGGATATGAGGAGCGGAGTGATGCTGCATATGAAGCTGAGAGTTTTTTCAAAGAGGGGGGTTTCGAGCTGATCACCGTTCGGCAGGCTCACTATGCCGATTTGAGTGACAAGACTTCCGTTGCTGGGGCAGCCTCGTTTCGGATGCATAAAACGGCCGGTGTGGCAGCAACGCCGGCTACAAAAACCAGCTTAGTAGGGCCGTTCAACATTAGGCTAGGAGGGGATGTTAACTTCACGTTCGAGGTTGGCGGTAGTGGTAGCTTGACCGCAGAGGTAGTGGCTTCACCAGGGTATATTACGTGTACCTCTTCTGAAGGGACCAATCAGGATGGGTTAACGCTTGAAATTTCAGTCAATTCTGGGCCGGTTCAAACTATTATTCTGAGTGGAGTAGCCATTACATACCAAGAAATCATAAATCAGGTGAACTCTCAAATCATAGGAGCTGCTTGTGTTGCAGGTTTGGGTTCTGCGCCGGTTATCGGTTCTGATCGTTATGGGGCTTCGAGTTCTATAGACATCGTTGGGGGTACTTCTACTTTGACTTGGGATACTTCAAGTATGACTGGAGCCGGCAATGTGGCCGACGACTCTGCGGTTACAGCCACAGAAATGAAAGTTATATTGGATTCCACCCCCACTTTTACAACCTACGGGGTTGCACAAGTCAACGCTGACGGGTCTTTCACGATAAGCTCGGTCGATACCGGGACGGCTGTTGCCCTTGAGTTTACCGATGCAAACACCACTTTTGGATTTTCGGTTGAAACGCTCAACGGAACCGACGATGGGGCGACCTTCGACACACTCAAGGTGAGTGCTGGGTATCACGGGTATCTGTCCCCCGGGCTGTCCGGGGATTTGCTGAAGACCAAAGCAGTTCCAAATCCATTCGTTACTTCAGGGGGCTCCGGTCATGATTTGGCCGCGAACATTACCATTGGAGACACAGCAATTCAGGTTGAGTCCATAAGCGGGATTAACGAAAACACCGTTCTTACGGTGTCCGATGGTACGCATACGGAGCAGAAGATTGTTTCGGGTACGCGTACGGAAATCAGTGGAAGTACTATAAGCTATTTCGTGGACGTTTCCAGTGCGTTTACCTACGGGTATACCGATGGAAGCACCACCATCCATTCGAATGAGTTTGACCTCTATATCTACGAGGGGACCAAGGAAGTCGAGCGGTGGGAAGGTTTGTCCATGCTCGATACGGCTGACAACTATGTCGAAACCATCGTGAACGATGAAAGCATCGGGTCGGTGTATGTAGTTGTCGAAGACCAAAACGCAGTTCCACCGGGAGTTGGTTTGGATACCCCAGCGGAAGATACGGCCGCGGTGTCCCTAGCCGGGGGTGCAGATGAAACGACGGGGATTGTGCCCCTCGACTGGGTGGGACTCGAGTCCGGGGGTACTGGGCTGTACGCTTGGGATACAGTGAATGAGTTCATGCCTTTCTGTACCGTGGGGGAAATCAGCCCAATCGTGGTCCATATGGCGGCGCTTTACGCGAAGAGTCGGATTTATATGGAGTACTTGACCTATCTTGAGGCAGGTCTCTCGGGGTCGGCAGCTGTCAGTTATCGGAACGGCACTTTGGGTGTCAATTCGGATTGCTCCAGTCTGTACGCTGGTGGAATTCAGGTATTCGATCCGGTTGGTTCCGGGTCCAATCCCAGACGAAACCTCGCGGGGATGGGTGCGATGATGGCTATTCGAGCCAGGGTTGACTCATTGCCGGGAGACGGTGGTGGACCTTGGGAGGCTCCGGCGGGAGAAGGCGACTATGGTACGGTGAACTACGCTCTAGACGTCGTGACGGAGTACAAAGATTCCGAGACAGGCGGGATGAACGAGGCCGGAATCAATGTCATCCGGAAGTTCGGGAGTACAAATCCGGTTACGGTTTGGGGATGCAGAACGCTGTCCACAGACCCGAACAGGCGATTTTTGTACATTAACGTACGAAGGTTTTTCCAGTTTGTGGAGAAGTCGATTGCAGATTCCACCCGGTGGGCCGTTCATCGAAACAACAATTATAAGTTGTGGGCAAAACTTACCGACAAGGGGGATGATTTCTTGAGTTCGCTTTTGGTTCGGGGGGCCTTCCCCACGAGGGTCAAGGAGCTGGCGTTCTTTATCGATGTGGGGACGGCGAACGGAGTCATGACTCAAGAGGATATTGACGCAGGTAGAGTGAAAGGAAGAATCGGCATGGCGGCTAACAAACCGGGTGAATTCCTGATTTGGGAGTTCACTCAGTATGATAGCGGTTGGGCCATTTCTGAGTGAGGATAGGATAGCTAAACAAGGAGGGCGTGATGCCAGATCCGTATCGAAATTTTAAGTTTGAGGTTGAGATTGACGGTTTTGTTCGGGCGGGATTTTCTAAAGTTTCCGGGTTAAGTCGGACCACTGAGGATACCGAGTACCGAGAGGGTGGGGAGAATGAAACCCCCCACAAGCTCCCGGGTCAAACTTCGTTTTCGGACGTCACCCTAAGCCGCGGGGTTTCGGATGACGAAGATTTTCAAAACTGGAGCGATACCATCTTCAATGTAGACCAGGTGGATGGTGAACAGGGCGATGAAAACTTCCGAAGAACGGTGGTGGTCTATCTCAAGAACAAAGCCGGCGAGCGGGTTATCAAGTGGACTATTCTTCGAGCCTGGCCAAAAGAGTTTTCTACGGAGGACCTTGACGGTGCGGGGAATGACGCCTTGATTGACAATCTCGTTTTGGTAAACGAGGGAATAAAGCGCGAGCGTCTCTAGGCCGCGTAATTTACAATAGTTATTATTGTTTCAACAAGTAGGAGATATAGCACGATGAAGTACTCTTCCAACAACGACTATCAAGACAGTTTGGATTCGACGGCTTCCGATTGGGAAGTTGACGATAGCGAAGAAGTCGAGTTTGTTCCGGACGATACCGTGGAGCTCCCGGTAGGGATACGAAAGGATGGACAGGTTTATCGAACGGTCGTTATCGACGAGCTTGGGGGTGTTGACGACCGTCTTGTTGCGGATTCGAAAGTGCGGGGCAACGGGGCGAAGGCGATGTCTCTAGTGATATGCCGGTCGGTACAGGAAGTTCCAGGGTTGCTAAAGCAGAAGCAGAATCCGGATAAGATGTTCAACCGAGAGTTTGCCCGGGCGATGACGGAGATTGATCGGGTATTCTTGATTACGCGCATTTTCATGCTGTCCGGACGTAACGAGTCTGCCTTTGTTGGGACCTGTAGGCACTGTAAAAAGGTGCATTATGAGAAGGTGTATCTATCGAATCTTCAAGTCGATAAGTGGCCGGACGACAAGCCACCAGAGATTGAGTTTCATTTAAAAGGAGGGTTCAAGGAAAGGAAGGATAACGGTGAGTACATTTATCATCGAGATGGGGTTTTAAGCTTTCCTACGGGAAAGACTTCTGAGTTGATTGGAAAGATCACCAACGAAGCGGAGGCTTTGGACAGTATGCTCGCTTCCTGTATCAAGAATGTGGGTACTTATGGAAGGGTGGATAGTTCCATGGCTCAGGCGTTAAAGAAGACTGACCGTGAAGAGTTGCTATATTCACTGAGCGACGGGCTCCCAGGCATAAAGCAGGGTAAGTGGATCACTTGCGAATGTGGAGTGGACCTTGAGTTGAGTTTGGACTTAGTCTCTTTTTTCGACGGACGGCGGCGGAGAGCGAGAAAGCCCTAGATAATCTTTATGAGTGTGTGAACTACCTAGCACATCGTTACGGTTGGTCTGAGTCTGAAATTTTACGATTGCCGATAAGACGGCTTAATCGATACACCGAGTTAATCAACCGTGATCGGCGAAAGGAAGAAGGCAAGCGATGAGTGCCGGTAGTCAGATGCTTTTGGGGATTAGGCTTCAGTTAGACGCTGAAGGGTTAGTGACAGGGGCCTCCGTAGCCGAGAGTTCGCTTCAAAAAATCCAAAACAATGTGCACACCACGCAGCGGAAGGTTTCCGAAGCTGGTAACGCAATGAAAGACTCGATGAATGCGAGTCTCGGCGTAGGCGCTTTGGGAACGGCTGCGATGGGGGTTGGGAAGGCTTTAGATGCAGCTATCACTCCGGCGATAGACCAAGCGAAGTCTTTCCAGGTGGAGATGTCTCAGTTGCGGTTTGTTTCGAAGGCAACTGAGGATGAGTTGAGGGAGCTCGAGCAGGTTGCTTTGAAGACCGGTTTAGAGACCCAGTTTTCCCCGCAGGAGGCGGCTGCGGCCATCCGGATGTTGAAGGCAGCGGGTTTGTCTACTGAGACATCCCTTAAGAGTTTGAGTGCAACTCTTGACACAGTGACGGGTTCCGCGGGGTTGCTTGATTTGCAGACGGGTGCCACGGCCACCGCGGCGGCGTTGTTGAAGTTCAGCCATACGGGGGAAGCCGCCCGGGATATTATGGATACGTTTGCCAATGCGACAAGGGAAACGAACCTTCAGTTCCACGACTTGCCCATCTTCATCAACTCTTTGCGGGATGCGCCGGCAAAGATTAAGGCCACCTCGTCGGAGGCAATCGCTCTAGTCGGTGTGCTGAAGAACGCCGGTATGCAAGCTGCTCAGGCCGGTCAGACGGTGGATATGTTTGCCAACAAGTTCCTTGTGGTCTATCGAAGATTGGAGAAGTATTTAGCTAAGAAGAAAATTTCTGAGCAAGATTTATTGGCAGGGTATACCGACAAGAAGATGCCCCAAACGGTACGTGCTTTTCAGAAGCTGGGTGTTTCGATGTTCGACGTTAACGGCAACCTGAAGAACATGACTCAGTTCTTTGGGGAGTTGATCGATGCTTCGACGAAGTTATCCGGGGAGAGTGCGAAGAGTTTTTTGGTAACAGCTTCTACGGTGTTTGGAGCTAGGGGAGGCCCCCTTATTACCGCGCTTCGGGATATGAAACGGGGTTCTCTTACTGGTAGGGCAGCGTTTGAAGACTTGGTTCATACCCTAGAGAAGTCCGGCGGGGCTTCCCGGGAGGCCGCTAAGGCGTTTGAGGATACGCAAGTTGGTTTGGAAGTGTTTATTCAAGGTACAAAGGATACGATCAATATCGCTCTGGGAAAGACTTTGATACCGTATTTGCATAAGTTTGGGGGTGTTTGGAAGAAGGTGTTGGGGGCTTTCTTGGAGTTCATCGAGAATAACCCGACGTTTGCCAAGGCTTTGATGGGCACTGCGGCAGCTTTGATGATAGCTGCAAAGGTTGCTGGGTTGGTCATTCTAGCCTTCGCCGGGCTGTTGTTTTGGTCTACGGTGGTAGCTCCCGCAGTCGCTGCGGCAGGGGGTGCCGCCGGCATCGCTGCAATAGGATTTGGGGCATTGCAGGCCATGTTGTGGCCTTTGATTCTGATTGCCGGAGCTGTGGCGATTGTATTTGTGGCTTTGTACGGCGTAATAAAGATATTTAAGTATCTAATGACGGGCAATTTAGAGATTGCGAAGTCCTTCCAAAGATTGATGAAGACCTTCTCGATGATAAAGAAGGGGATTACCGAGCTTTGGTCCGGGGAAAAGGGCAAAGAGCAAACGGTTAAAGCACTGAAAGCCATGGGGCTTTATGGGATCGTCACTACTATCATAGGGATTAAGAATCGGATTGTTGCCGTTTTCGGTGGGTTTGTAGACGGGCTTATTTATGGGTTTAAGTCGATAGCGTTAGTGTTGTATCCCGTTCAGTTGGTGATAAGTTATGTTATCGATGCCTTCAGAAGATTGTTTGAGTCTTGGGGTCCGATGAAGGACGTTTACGAAGTGGCTAAGGGGTGGAGAGCCTTCGGGTTTATACTGGGGTGGATAGCTTCTGTGGTTCTAACTGCATTGATAGTTAAGGTGTCATTGTTAGCCTTGCCGTTCGTTATTCTCGCGGCGAAGGTATTAATTGTAGCAGCAGTTATCTATGGTATATTTTGGATATTGCGTAAAATTTTTGTGGGACTCGGTACTTTAATAGGTTGGGTTGCGTTTAAGATTTATCAGTTGTTTGTCTGGTTAAGAGAGAAGGCATTTGCATTCGGAGTTTATTTCTATGTTGCTTTCTTGAAGCTCAAAGTTTCTCTAGTGAAATTAGCTGTTGGGATATTCCGAGCAGTCGCTAATCCTATAGTAGGAGTAGGTATATTTATTCGGGATAGTTTTAATAACGCTGTCGGATATTTGATGAGTTTGAAGACCCGTGCGGCACAGGCTGCGAGTGGTTTCATACAGGCATTTTTTGACGCTATTCAGAGTAGGTGGGAAGCGGTTAAGGAATGGTTTAGTGGAGCGTTGCAGTGGATTCGGGACCGGCTTCCGGGTTCGGACGCCAAAGTAGGCCCTTTATCTACTCTCACGAGAGCTGGGCAGGGATTCTCGCAGGCATTCGGTGAGGGCATAGAGCAAGGGGCTCCGGAGCTTCAGGGAAGAGTTACTCGAGTCCTTGAGGGCACAGCGCCGGACGGGGAAGGACTTGCCGGGGCTTATGCCAAGCCTGACGGAGTTCTCCCGAAGGGTGAAGGTGCTGAGGACCGGAAGGCTTCTATTACCAACAGTCGAGGTGGAACGGTAATTACGATTCAAAAGATGGAGTTCAATGTTGCGGAGGCCACTCCGGAAGAAGCCGAAAGTCTTGCTGAGCAGATTATCGAACGGATAAGGACGATGCTAGATGAAGAGCAGGAAGTGGGGTTTGTATGAGGGTAAACGGAACCAGGGCCGAGAGGGCTTATCTAGCGAAGATTCTGGATGGGGAAGTAACGTATATTTATGAGTTTCAATTTAACCCTTCTGAAGATGAAAAGACCCGTGAAGTTGCTTGGGCGTGGGCTGTCGTAGGGCCGCTTTTGCCTGAAGCCATCTTCATACGGCTTTCTAGGGAAGCCTTCAGTCTTCAGCTTTTTCTAGATGCGACAGAGAACTATGACCCGGAGAAGCAAGGGGTAGGAGCTGACATTGCAGCGTTGGACAGTTTTACTATGCCCTATCCGGAAATCTATTGTGCGGATATGGGGCAAGTAGCTTCGCCGCCGTTGACGCTTTTTGGTATTGGTGAGGATGCTTATTATGTTGTGGTCAATGGGGTTAACGTTAGAGTCGTTAGACGGAATAGTGAAATGCATCCGACCAGAGCGTATGTTGATTTGAAGCTTACATCCACATATGTAGATACTTCACAAATGCTAAATTCATTGAACAAGAATTCTGAGTTAGCTCGTAAGGTGTTGGTAGCAAGGAGGGCGTAGTGCTTACAGTAAGTTCAAGATACATTACAGTTGGGAAGATTAATTATGTAGTATCTTCCGGCGAGAGTGTCGGTCTTTTGAGGATGCGGCCAACTACTACGGTTTCACTTGATGAAACACAGTCATACGTAGTGAAAGCCGGTGATACTTTTGAGAGTCTTGCGGCGAAATATCTAGGTAATGGAAGAAAGTGGTGGGTGTTGGCTGATGCGAATCCCCATATATTCTGGCCTTTAAGCTTAAGAGCTGGTGATAGAATTGTAATACCTTCAAAAGCCCAGGCGTTATTATCATGAAAGAAATATTCATTTCTATGTGGGTTGGCGGCCGGAGATTTTCGAGTTGGACCGTTAACAGGATTATATCATTGAGGCTTACGGACCACTTAAAAAAAGCTAATTCTGGAAAGATTGTCTTCAGTGACCCTAGGGCAGAGTTGAACACTTCAGGGATTTTAAGAAAAGGGGGTTTAATTCATTTTATGGTTGGGTGGACCCATGAAGTAGAACCAAGAGGTCCATACGTTATAAAGTCTTATGGTATGAATTTTCCTGCAAACGGTGAGCCGAGGTTCACTATAAATTTTCAGGATTTAAGCCACAAGCTAGATAAGAAGCAGAAAAAGCGAAAGCATATTGGGACGGCTGCAAGTATTCTAAAGAAGATAGCAAAAGAACATGGGTTGGGTTACGATATAGATTCAATAGACGGTTTGGAGTTTACCGATGATTTTCCGTTGAATCAGGCATCTTATTCGGACGCCACGCTGCTACAGTTACTGGCCGATCGTTATGGGTATGTCTGGGGAGTTTCGGGTGGAAATCTGATATTTAAACGTCCAGCAGACAGGCAAATGAAAAAGAAAGCTGAGCCTGCAGTGCTATCTTATAGGATAAATGACTACTCGATTTCTTCCTTAGTTCCTGAAGTTAAGTATTCTAAACGCGGAAAGAAAAAGGGAGCTAATAAGCAGGATAGTAATATAGACTTTGGGGCGGATAATGACGAGGGTGGAGGTATCTTAGAGGATATGCTCGCCAAGGATATGACCGAGGAAGAAAGGCAAGAGTTGTTCGCCGAGCATAAAAATGAGGCTGAGCTTGCGGTGTTGATAGAAGAGAATCTGGGGTCACTTTTAGCGAAGAATGTAGGTGAAGGGTTTCGTAAGTTCTATCATGAAGCTGTAGACAGTTCTGAGCGGCTTATAAGCTGGGCAGCTGGAACGGGATACCAGACAACTAATGAGAGTTTCAATCGAGCTGAGAGCCAATGGTATACACGACAGATTAAGAAGGATGTTGAGTTACATACGGACCCAAATTTAAGTGATAACCCAGATGCCCCTCAGTCAATTTATGATGAGGTTTGGGAGTTAGAGAACGCCGAGACTACCTGGGCTACACCGGCAACGCTTGAGGAGCTTGCTCGCCGCAGGAAAGCTAGATTAAGCGTAACAGAAACAATAACGGTTAAGATTATTTTGAATATCGCTTCAATTAAGTATCATCCGGGGGAGATAATTACGCTTGCTGGGGTTGGCATTTATAATGGAAATTACTTGATAAAAGAAGTGGAGCATATTTTTAGTCGGCGTGGGATGCCGTTTAAAACACGGATAACAGCATTCAAGAGAGCGTCAGGTATAAGTAGAGCGGCTATACAGAGAATTGCTAGGCAGGAGGAACGAGTCAGAAACGGTAGGGCGTCTATTTCAGGGATAGCTGAAAAGACATATGAGCCAGAATTGGATCGAATCGGTATTGTGAATAAGGTTGATAATGCTTAGTTCGGATGAGTTCAAAAGAAGATTTTCCAAACGGTATTTTGGTAAGTATCGAGCGTATGTTCGGGATGTTCAAGACCCCAAGAAGCTTGGTCGGATAAAGGCCGTCGTTCCAGCAGTTTTAGGAAATGAAGACGATGTTGGTTGGGCGTATCCCCTCCCCTCTTCTGGGGGTGGCGTTAATACGGGAGACCTTCAGCTTCCGGAGAAAAAGGACTTTGTTTGGATAGAGTTTGAGGAAGGTGATGTGAGCCGGCCACTGTGGTCTCCGGGGTCGTGGGGAATACGCGGCGGGGAGAGCATGGTTCCGAAGCACTCTAGGGGGGAGTTGGATGAAACTGATTATGTGTATAGAGAGACGGGGAACATTCCCCCAACGCAGTTCTCCGGACAATACGGCAACGTTCGGGTGATTCAAAACAGGTCTGGAGGCAATTTCATAGAGCTCGACGATACTCCGGGAGAAGAGCGCTTACAGATAAGCCATCGAACGGGTACTCGAGTAGAAATGACGGCTGACGGGAGTCTTCAGGAGGCCTCGGCGGGGACTGTCCGGAGGAACATCGGCGGAGCGCATTCGGTAGAGGTTGCTGGGAACGAAGAAGTTTCGATTAAAGGAGCGAGTACGTTCACGGCTGAAGCGCAGAGAACGGAGACCTATGAGGGGCCGGTCACCCAGAACTTTGGTGAGTTGACTCAAGTGGTGGGGAACATCTCCCAGAAGAGTGAAGCCAAGACTCAGGTAGTGTCCGGACCTTGGGCGGTACAGTGTGGGGGCCAGGGGAGCATGATGTTCAACGGTGCCCTTGCGTTCATGATACAGCAGAACCTTCAGATGACCGTTTTAGAGAATGCGGAAATCGCTGTATCCAATGCCACGGGATTGCCTACAGCGGACTCCCTGTTGATTCAGGGATACAATGGAAATGTTCATCTAACCGCAACGGACGCTACTGGATTAGTGTCTAAAGCTGAGGTGTTGTTGAAGGGGAACTCCCCCACGGCGAATATCCTCCTAGGTGGGGATACTGCAACGGAGCCGATGGTCTTGGGCAACTTGTTCAAAACTTGGATCACGACGTCATTGTTGTTGCACACCCACCCGACGGGTACCGGGCCTAGCGGTCCTCCTGTTGAAGCTGCGGCTATTTCGGCTCAAATAGATACTTTTTTGTCTACGGTTATTATGGGGAAGTTCGTATGAGTATGCTTTCAGTAGTTGCCCAGTTTCCCGGGAATCTTCAAAGTTTGTGGGAGGAGGCTGATGAGAATACTACGGTGTATGAAACGGCAGATTTGATAGAAGATTTTTGGGGGAATTGTGAAGTTTCAGGGTATCCTCAACCGGCCAATCAAACGAATGTTATTTTGCAGACATCGTATCCGGGGTTCGGTCTCATTTCTGAGCCGCTTTTATCTCATACAGCGGCGTATGCAGCTCAAGCTTTCGAGACGGGTTTGACAGCTTTATGTTTGGCTACAACTTTTATTTTGGTAGCGCCCCCTTCGGCCGTACCACCGATTTTTCCTGCACCCGGAGGGACGGCTACCCCGGGGTTGTTGACCGCGGCTTTGACCGCGATATTTACAAGCGGAGCTGCTCCAGGGGCGGTAACACCCACTGCTCCTTTGGTTGCAGCGGAGATACTCAAATTTTTAAATGGGTGGTTATGTAATGTTTTGATTCCGCCGGCCACGACGCCGGTTCCATTGCCAATAATATGAAAAAGTTCGATGAAATTATTGTGAGAGATACAGCCAAGGAAATTGCCCGGCGATGCAAAAAAGCACAAAGCCAGAGCCTTGCTGTAAGAGCTAAAGTTTTTGTTGATGTAGTCGTATTCCTTGCGGAGTATCGAATAAATCAACTGGAAAAGCAGTTAAGAGCTCTTGCAGTGGTTACCCGAGATAGGGTTGAGAGGAGCAATAATCATGGCTGAGTGGAAAAGCTTTAATCCAAGTGACTTAATGCCCAATGAAATTATGGACTTAGCTTCAACATGCAGTTCTGTGGGAGACCAGGTTGCCACAGTTTTGGATGCCGCGGCAACAGTGTTGGATGTAATAAAGAATTTTGTTTCGGGGTATAATGACCCGTTAGCTTCTGTCATCGATTCGTTACAGGATTTGATAATGTCCACTGTTCAGCAGTTTACCCAGGCCGGGGTTTATATGCTGAAGCATGTTCCGTTATCTTCTAAGATTCCTGCGAGTCCTACGAAGTGGCTGTATGACGTGGCGAGTTCTTTGGACGATGTCTATGATGAAAATCGGCCGATATTGGTTGACCCTAATGCCTATATAGGAGCCGTAGTTTTCATGGCAACATCCCAATACTACAAAGATTTGATGAGTTTGTTCTATGGTATGCTGAGATTGTTTGGACTGGCCGGGCCTACAGAAGACCAAATAGCTGCTTGGAAAGATATCGGAGTTGACATCCCCATAGTTCCTGGAGTTGGGAGGGCACCTGATTGGGAGTCAAAGCGAATGATTGATTTCATTCCTGAGTTGGGGACTCTTGCCGATTTGCTTATCAACTTCTCTTTGGGGATAGCCGCAGCTCAGGGGGCTTCGGATTTGTACGGTATGTTCGCCGATCAGCTTGCGGCAAAAGCGGAAGCATTGAGGTCCATTGCTGACGATGCAGCGTCGATTGCCAGCAAGTTTGAGCAGAATATGGGGTTTGAGGGGGCTTATATGCTGCCTATCTATGGACAAGGGGATAAGGAGTGGTTACAGAGTCAACTGATCAATTCTACTGGAGGGCCTAGGGATATACGGGATGCACAGTTCTCCCTAGGTGTGGTATTCTTGGCTACAGGAGGCACATCAACCCCGGCCGATTTGTTGTTTACATTGATGGGGTTGAGTACGGAGTAATTCATTATGGACTATCCGCAGGGAATAAAGTTTCCATTTCGTATTCAGCCAGCCGGAGGCGTGGGTTTGGTAAACTCCGGTATGAAAATAACCTCTAATCTGCATGCTTTGATTTTAACCTTTGTGAATGAAAGACTGATTTACAAGGATGTGGGTACTATAGGATATATGGCCGTGCTCAGAGCTAATAGTATGGTAGGACTATTGCGACATTTAATAGAGGAAGCCATTACTTCGTTTGAGCCGAGAGCTGCAAGAGTGCGGGTCGAAGTCATCCCTAGAGAAGAGTCGGGCACTCAGCGGGTGTATGTAAAAGTTTCATATGTTTTTACTCTTTCGGGTGAAATGGTCTATAGTGAGTTAAGGTTAATTTAGGAGGCACGATGCCTACAATAACACTGCTTTCAGGTAATGTGGCACACATCAATTTGGAGTCCCGTGATTTTGAAAGTTTTAGGAATGATATAGTTGGTGAAGGGGGTTTAGCTGATTTATACCTGCCCAACTGGACGGATAGGTCTCCCCTAGACCTTGGGGTAGCGTTAACAGAGGTGATGGCATTTTTTGCGGATAACCTGTCATACTATCAAGATAGGTGTGCAAATGAGGCATTACCCTTAACTTGCATAGAGAGACGTTCGGTAATTGAGCATTGTCGATGGATAGGGTATGAGCTTCAGCCGATTCAGGGGGCTTCTGTTGATTTGACTATTGTCACCAATGGAAGCGGCACGATGCCGGCAGGAACTAAGATACAGGTAGATACTTCTGATGGGTCAAAGCAGGCAACCTTTGAGTTGTATGAAGATTTTGTTTCTACTGGGGCAGGAACGTATATTGCACAGCTTGCGGTTCACGGGGAGTCCCGGGAGGATACCCCTCAGTCGAGTTCCGGTGGAGCAGGTCAGCAGTTTACCTTGCAGGCGGCGCCGATGGCGTTAGGGCCGGACGGTAGCCCGAGTCTTGAAGTATGGATTGAAGAGGGTGGACCAGCAGAGATATGGACGCTAGTTGGGAATTTTATCGAGTCTTCGGCTACCGATAAAGTCTACCGTATTTATACGGATGAAAACGATATTACAACGGTAGAGTTTGGCGATGGTGTGAAGGGGAAAATCCCGGATGCTGGAGTAGGAAATATTGTCTTCAAGTATCGCGTTGGTGGGGGTGTTGAGGGAAATCAGGTAGGTCCGAATAAGCTCACAAGGTTTCCGGCACAGCATACTTTTGTGGATTCCGTAACGAACCCATTAAGGCCCTCCGGAGGGCAAGAAAAGGAGTCAGTAGAAACAGCAAAGGTTAATGCTCCGGCGAGTTTAATCTCGATGGAGAGAGCTGTAAGGCATGATGATTTTGCTGTTCAGGCTATGAAGGTTTCAGGGGTCGCTTCTGCAAGTGCCAGCAGGGATTCTCGAAGCCCTTTGATTGAGATTGTAACGCTTGCGGCTTATGGGGAGAATCCGGTTCCTACAGGTACTTGGAATAAGTGGACACAATCAGGTAGCGGACTGCTCGGTCAGGTAGGAGAGCATTTACTGACGTTGTGTACTGTCCCGATTATTCTTGATATTAGGCCATGTCGTCCGATTTATGCAAATGTGGCTTTCGAGGTGTTCTTCATACGTACGATACATGTTGAAGACGGGCTGGCCGCAGTTCGGAGTACTATTAGGGATTATTTTTCTTCGGAAAGTCGGGAGATAGGTGTGCTGTGCCCCGTATCGGGTCTAATCGCACGGATAGAGCAGACATATGGGGTTGATTATCTCAATACTTTGAGGTTTCAAAGAACACCCCTAGAGAGAAGGCTGTCTGGACTCAATTCGGACATAACTTTTCAGATGATTAAAGTTGGACCGGAGACCTTACAGGATAGGCATACTATAACCTTTATAACTCCGAGTACTTTTGAAGTGTATTCGGAGCAGTATGGGCAGCAGATGGGGGTTGGTTCGTTAGATTCGACTTACACTACAGATGATGGAGGTTTTTCTTTTAAAATCTCAAGCGGATCATATCCACCAATGGTTAAAGAAAAGTGGGAAATAGTAACAGGGGCTTATGTGGGTAACATAGATCTGGATTATGATGAAGTCTGTGTGCTATCCGAGGATGAGGAAATACCCATAACACCGAGAGTTGCTGATTAATGGAATTACTTAATACCCTCACTAAGTTCAGGGCCGATAGGCTATATCAGCCGTTGGACAATCTCATTAGAAGGGATATTAATGATAATTCAGTTGAGACCATTATTGTTGGGAGTGTTTTAGAGAATCGCAAAGTTAATATTGAGTATGGATTAGAGCTTACTATAGCGAATAGGTTTCAGACCGGGGAGTTGATTTTAATTCAGGATTCATCAGGCATAGGTTTAAGTCATCGATACAGTTTTTCTGAGCCTGAAATTAGCGAAGTTGAATTTAGTTCTGGAATAGTAGGAGTTAATATTCAACTTTATATTCAGTGTACTGGGATAGGTGAAAATCCCATATTTCGGTATAGGTATACAACCATACCGGTTACCTAGGAGGGTATCGAATGGCTTCTAAGCATTATGAATTGTCGGGTATTGATAGCAATGTTGAAATTGGAAAAAGGGGTCCGAGGGTTAAGGATAACAGTGGTGCTGTAGAGTTTCGGAATCAAGCCGACGATGATTTTGTCGTTGTCCGTGGTGCGGACCCGGTAGCTGCAAATGATTTCGTCACCAAGCGGTATATGGAGACCCGGGCTTCGGTTTATGTTACCGGGCAGATTGACGGGGGATCTCCACCGGCTGCGGGGACTCCGGGAAGAGTGTTCATATGCACCACTACAGGTGGTGGGTACACTATTAATTATCTCTACTGGGATAACGGAGTTACGTGGGATGAGATTGTTCCGGCTGAGGGGCAAGTGGTGTCTGTCACCGATGATCTTTCAGGAGGAACGGTAGAGTTCACAGGAGACCATCTCTATCTTTGGGATGCCGACGGAAGTGCCTGGGTAGACCTCGGGCCGACGCCGGCGGCACAGGAGGTTGTGAAGTCGTCGAGACTGGCTTTTGATTATGCCGATGTTGGAGCAAATTTGATTGTCAATGTCCCGGCAAACGCGATTGTAACCAAGGTTATTCTCAATGTCACTCAAGCGTGGGATGTAAACCAGCCGTATGTTGAGGTAGGAGATGCCGCAGACGCCGACCGGCTGATGCAAGAGAAGGGAAACGACTTAGCGAAGGTTGGGGTTCAGGTTACCGACGCAGGATATCTCTATGGAGTGGCAACCGACGTGAATGTGACTTTGAGCAACAATGGAGGTACTCCTACACAAGGGCAGGCGATTATCGTTGTTCATTATGACCTGATTTAGGTGAAGAATGGGTAATGTAAAAGCGGGCAACCTTGAAGGGACATTGCAAGAGGAGTTCTATATCGGGAAGGGGGATATAGATACTCCAGGACAGAATATTATAGGACTTCGAACTGATGGTTCTGGGAACGCTGAGTATAAAGAAGCTGGGGGTTCCTGGAAGCCATTTAGTTCGTTTGATGTAGATAGTATTCTTGTGGATGACGTAACAGGTGAAGTGTTAACAGACGACGTTCTTGGTAACGTTTTGGTAAGAGAGTAAAGCATGAGTTTTCATTCGACAGTCAGTCTAGGAGCAAGGCATGGTCCGCATAATTGGGAGTATGCAAATCAGGCCGCAAGGGAGGGTGCTACCGGTTTTCTTTCTACCGATGTCTATAAAGTCGCTTTGCAGCTAGACGATTTGTCTTTATGGCTCTTGGTTGATACTTCCCCTACTTGGCAAGCGTTCGGTACCCTATCCGCTCACGGCGATCTTTCAGGGTTGCCCGCACCTGCGGACGACCATACTCAGTACTTGCACATCGACGGTAGAAGAGCGATGTCAGGTAATTTGAGTTTGGGTGGAAATGCAATTACCAGTGTAGGTAATGTTGACGGTCGAGACGTTTCGGCTGATGGGTCCACTTTGGATTCTCATGTAGGAAATACTTCAAACCCTCACAGCGTGTCAGCGGCGCAGGTGGGGGCTATACCGGCTATCTCGAGTCCTGCTCATGGGGATATTATCTATCGAGGGTCTTCAGCGTGGGACCGCCTAGCTGCTGGAACTTCAGGGTATTTGTTGCAGACCAACGGAGCAGGGGTGGCACCTTCTTGGGTTGAAGCCCCGGTAGGAATGGTTACAGTTGCAAGTGGAGTTAGTGAGGCTGAGTCAAGTACAACGTCGTCATCATTTCAACAGAAGCTTAGAGTTACAACTCCTTCTTTGACTAACGGATTGTCTTATTTGATTCAATGGTCTTGCGAAATAGGGGCATGGGCTGATGAGGATGTTGAGTTTCGAATGCAGCTTGACGATACCACAACCATAGCCACACATTCCTGGAAGAACAATCCGTATGTCACGCGATATATGCCATGTAGTGGTTTTTACCCGAGTTCGGCGTTGAGCGGTGCAGTCAACATTGATATGGATTGGAATAATGCGTATGGGTTTAACCCTGCGTATATCAGAAGAGCTCGCATAATGATTTTCCAGCTCCCCTAGAGAAAGGCAGAGGGCATTACATGGCTATCTATACGTATTATAAGTCTACAGATTTTCCAGCACAAAAAGTTGCACCGGGGAAACTGCATAAAGAAATAGCAGAGAGTAGTATTACCGTTGATCTAAATGGTATAACTACTCAGGGTAATGAGGATGAAGTTTATTTAGATTTTGATGGGACATTGTCTTCTGGCGAAGAAGCCACTCTTGACGCGATTGTTGCAGCACACGGTGGGGACGAAGACCCAGCACAGAGTTCTGAGATAACTGAGTTTTTGGATATTAATACCATTGTTACAGATCCAACAACGAGTTTGTATGGTCCGTTTTTTATAATGCAGTTAATGTTGAACAGGAAAGCCTTGTATAATGACAGTGATAGTCCATTATACGAAGCAGGGTACACTCCTTTGTTGGGGGAGCTGGGTTCTGTACAATATCTTTTAGACATCCACGAAAAGACAGGATGGCATAGGGTGGAGCTAATGCAAGCAAGATATTCTAAGCCAAAAGCTTTGTTGATCTATTATGGGTATTTGAACTCCTTTAATTACTCCAACAATTCTTGGAATAATGAATTAGTCGCTCAAGATATGGCTAAGTATAGTCTTATAGTCTTAGGTGGGTCCATTGTTAGGCATGAGTCGGGAAGCCATACTGGGAGCAATGGGGCAGCATCCCTAGAGGACACGAGTAAGAGCTGGGAGACAAATGAGCTCGTTGGGCTTACTGTAACAAACAGTACCGACGGGAGTTCTGGTACAATAACAGCCAATACGGCTACTACAGTCACGGCCACGTTATCTGGGGGTACCGATAATGATTGGGATACTGATGACGTGTATGATATTCGTCATCCAGACTATACAAACGCTTCGACTATCATAGCTAGGGTAAAAGCTCTTAATCCGAGAACGAAGATTTTTGGATACGTGAAAACTCCACTTGAGTATACACCCTGGACAGCTCGGGTTAACGAGTGGGATGCAGAGGGGGTTCATGGGATCTTTATGGATGAGTCCGGGTATGATTATGGTACTACATCCACAAATAGCAGGACTGCGTTCAACACTAAGGTTGACTTTGTTCACGGTAAAACCAATTCGAACCTTTGTTTTGTTAATTCTTGGAATATGGATCATGTGCTGGGTACAGTGAACGATGCCTCATACCCAAACACTACGTGGAATCCAAGTTTAGTTGAGTCCAATTTGACTTGGGATGATTATTATTTGCTTGAGAGTTTTGCGGTTAATACTTCGGCATATTCCGCGAACAATGGATATGAGTCAAAGGCCAATTGGGCGTATAGAGGGGCTAAGGCCATCGCTCATCGATATACGTATGGAATTAATCTTGTAGGTTCTGGAATAGTCTCTAATGGAAACGCAAATGGGAGCGACCTTTTCAACTTTGGGTTTATTTCAGCTTTGATGTTTGCTTTGGAGGCTTTTGGAACAAGCGATGCTTATTATGGGGCTTCGTCCGCGGAAGTCGATTGGTGGAGTAGGCCAGATGTTTCTGACATGGGTTTAGTTTATGAAGTTACGCCGGTTATTCAAGTAGATGCAGGTGATTCGGATGTCTATCACAGATATGTCGAGTTTGGTAAATTGTCGCTGGACTTTTCTACCGGGGCACAGAGCTCAAGTATTACGAAGTACTAGGGTTAGGGATATTGGTTTGTGTATTGCGTAAGTATGCTCTGATTTTAGGATTAGAGCGTATTGGTATTGAGCATGTTCTTGGGGAAGACATGGAGTTTGGGTATGGACAAAAGGGATGTTCCATCAGAGCCGACTGGAGTGAGGCAGCAAGATATTCGGGCATTACATGCCCGAATAATGGAGTTGGAGCTTCGCATGAAAGCCGAGTTGGACAGAAAAAAGGACGCAAAAGTTGTAGACCTGGAAGTCGTACAGCTCAAAGAAGCTGTAAGCAAGCATGAATGCAGCCAGATTACTCGTATAGAGCTTATGTCGTCGAGCATGTCGGCCATTCAGAAGAGTATAAGCAATATTGAGGGAAGCATTAGCCGATGGAAATCTTTTCGTCTAGGAGGAGTGCTCGCGATCGTTCTAGCGCTGATTTCCGGGGCAACCTATATAATCAGGGCTGAAACGAAAGCAGATACAGTTAGCACTTCGGTAAAACGGATTGAAGAAGACGTAGCCGAGATGAGGGAGCAGTTCGACGGGATAACCCCGAAGAAAGAGGCCGATGAAGAGACTTTAAACGTTATTCGAAGTACGATAATGGAAGCCCTTTCCGGGAGGTAACGTGGAGACACATGTAAGGCAGGTAGGGGAAGTTGTAATATCGCAGTTCCCTATATTTGATGAAGACGGTGTTTCGTATCTATCAGGTGTGCTTCCGAGTTCTTTTGATATTTCCCAGTTTCGCAATGACACCGAGGTTGCGGTTACAGCTACAGTTTCGGAGATAGGTACCAGCGGGATTTATCAAGTTACGTTCACCCCCACCGATTCGGCGCAGTGGGCTATCGTGGTAAAGCTTCCGAGTACAGGTGACGTTTGGGGCATGCATGTTACCTCATTTGTTGAAGACTTCAATGGGGTATCGGAGGCGCAAATGAACGCGGCATACGATGAGGACACTTCGATACTCTTTCTAGAGATGTGGTTGGATAGGAATGGAGAGACGGTGCTTACTGGGCTGGTTTCGGCCAGTGTTGAGGTGTACGACGACTTAGAGAATCTTTTATTTTCAGGAAGTTCGAGTACACCTAAAGTCGATGGTCGGTTTAGTGTGTCAGGTGTTGTTTCTCTAGTGGAGAACCGGCCGCACAATGCAGTGGTTTCTATAACTGATAGTCTGGGAACGGTCGTAACCGGACAGGCTTTCACCACGGTGGGTTAGTGTTTTTAATATCGAAAAATAAGCGGTCTCAAGTGCTGTTTCGTCGGGGGTTGGAGGGGGATAAGCCACCGGATATTTTCTTTGAGTCGCCGCTTAGGGTAACAACAGAAAGACTGATTACTATGGTGGATTCACTTAATACAGTGGTGGCGTCAGAGTACGAGTGCAAAGTTGTGGATGAATTAACAATATCCCTTGAGAATGAGCCTGTGTTATCTTTGGGTTGTGAGTAGGAGGGTCTATGAGTGTTCCTAATGTTTTAAGGGTGGTGAAGAAACGGCATTCTCAAAGGCCATACCTTAGAGTGAGAGTCAGCGGGTCCGATGAGACCCCTTTTGATTTCACGGGTGCCTTGTCAGTCACGTTCACTATGGTCAATAGAATAAGTGGAGTTGAGAAGGTCAATTCGGCCGGGGTTATTGTAAGTCCGGTTACAGAGGGCCTACTCGAGTATCAGTGGAAGGCTGTTGATGTAGATACCGCCGGAGAATATATTGCAGAGTTTGACGTGGATTACGGGGCTGGGGAAACGATGACACTTCCAGAAAATGGTAATATTTTGGTTACTATTTTTGAGGATGTAAACGACGAGTAGGTGATACTATGGCTGCAAAAATAAATATCGAAATCACAGGGTTTCCTCTAGGCAGTCCGGGTGAAAGTGAAATTCATCCCTATTCTGTGATTGAAAGTTCTTCTCCTCTGATTAATCTTTCGCTGACTGATGACACGGGGGTAAACCAATATTTTTGGTCTTTTGTTTCTAGACCCTTAGGGTCTACGGTGACCCTGGTTAACGCCACGTCACCCATAGCGAGTTTCAATCCGGATATAGGTCTTGCTGGAACGTATATTGTTCAGTGCTCACTGAATAATGGCGCAACCATTTTGACTAATGGGGTTGCTTTCACGACAGAAGTTATGGAAGTTCGAATACCCAGCGCAAAAGAGACCAAGGAGTTCGATGCCTATGCGGGATGGGACCCGGCTTTACAGGATTTCATGCGCAAAGTCGACGACGGCATCGGGGGAATTGGGGCGACCTACTGGGAGCAGTTTGCCGGCAGTCTCATTGGGGGCTCCGGGGTATACCTGAAACCGGCATTGGACGAGAGGGTATCACTTCCAGCAGGAACCTACAATGAACCTTCACTTGTCTTTGGTGGGGATGCCGATACCGGGTTTTGGCTAAGGACTACAGGGGAGCTCTCATCCACCATTAATGGGCATCCAGGGGTAACCCTATATGAAATGTTTGATGGTCTCTATTTGGAAAGCTATGACGTGGATGATTCTCGGTATGAGTTTTATTTGTGTCATTATAAAGAGTCATCAGCCGGCCCAGCTGCCTTCTACGTAATGGCTATTGGTACAGACGATAATGCAGGGTCAATCCTTAATTTATGGAGCAGGGCAGGATATACTGTTGGAAGTAGTTATGTTGAGGTAGCTGCTTATGATGGGACAGATACGCATGTCGGGGTTAGTGCCTATAATAGTTCAGGGTATACCAGTTCAATTTCTATCCTGGCTATAGCGGAAGACATAACAAGCGTTAATGTTCACTCTCGTTGTATGGGTACCGAGTGGTCTTATCTACAGATTACATCCGAGTCGATATTTGGAGGGGCATCTCTAGTACTGTCGTGCAAGGGTAAAGCCGGAGCTTCGGTGGATGAGGGCAGAATACAAATAGGTGAGAGTAATACGGGTAAGATTACCTTCTGGAATGCTGATATTTATGCGGCTCCGTCTTGGCCGGGTGATTATGTTTACCTAATCGATGATTTCACGGAAATGGATGATTATTATAGTGCTTTTGGGGAGGTATCTCTTATTAACGCCATAGTCCAAGCATCGACCACGGGATTTAGCGTTTCGGGTTTAACAGAAGATCAAATAGTTTTCGGGGCTCCGAGTGGGGCGCTCGATCAGTCTCCGGATTTCATGTTAACTGATACTTTAAGGTTTAAGGTAGCTGCCGATTCAATTGTTTCGTATGATTATTCAAGCGTGTTTGGTAGGTATGTAAATTCTGAGTTTTCAGGAGCCCAGTTTGTCGCCTACTCTAGGCGAGGTACAGATACTGGCTCTGCTCAGGTCGCTGATAATTTAGTCTTAGTTTGTGAAACTACTGGGGATGATACGGCATCATTTCGGTTAGTTTCTGGGGGTACGGATAATCCTATAAAGCTTTCAGAGAATCGGGTTATGGCTTTTAAGGTTAAAGTAGTATCTTCTGGGGTAGACACAAGTACAGGAGTTCGGGTGCAAGAACGTCATGTGCTTTTTTGGAATAGTTCTGTAAATTCCTGGGATTGGGGGCCGGCGGCTACAGTCATTAATGATAGGTCTACTTGGGCGTCTTCTATTGGGGTTTATATGGGGGGTGTTGACGGAGAGTTTGGATTATCGATAGCAGTTACCGGAACAAGTGGAAATCCGAATATTTTTCATGTGGCTTATGTTACTGAAATGGTTATAGCTCAAACGGCGTACAATGCGAGTAGTTAAATGAAGATAGAGAATGCTAAAATTCGGTGTATAAATCTTGAACGGTCACATAAGAGGTGGATAGATATTGTCACATTATTTGGCGATAAAGTGGTACGGATTGACGCCGTAGACGGGATGCAGTTTGCTTCAGGTGAGTGGGACCGTATGGGCAAGCCTTGCTGGGCTGAACTCCCTCTCGATGTGACTACAAGGTATTTTGAAATGTACCCTACCACCTATGGCTGTAATCTTTCTCATATTAAGTCATGGGAGCACTTTTTAAACGGCGATGAAGAGTGGGGAATCTTTGTGGAAGATGATACTATGCCTATCAAGGATATTTTATCGGTAGATATTCCCGATGACTGTGACTTCTTCTATCTTATTGGGCCTGACCATCCGGGTTACCGTATAGGGTTATTCCCTGATGGGCAAGTGCGGTTTGCCCGGACGTTGGGGGCGTATTTAATGTCTCGCAAAGCTGCTGAACTGGCTATACGGGCTATGAATACCCATTATTATCAGGCCGACACCCAAGTGCCGATTAGAATTTTTGACTCTATGAAACATCATAAAATAAAAGTGCCGAATTGGGCGGACTTGCCCAGGGTAAAAGCCTATGGGCCTACTGAGTCTATAGTGGGTCATTCTGAGCACGCAGAGTTGTCAACGTTTACGATTGATGGCAAAAAGAATTGGATACCAGATGAGCTAAAGAGTATAAAGTATACCAGTCATCAAAGGAGGCACCATGATAGTAATTACAAATAATCAATTGGCTGTAGTTAGCGCAGTGTTCGATAAGCTCGGAAACACAACCGATGAGGTTTCGCGGTGGGAGTTTGCAGTTAGGATTTGTAAGTTTAAACCGTTTGTTGATGCATTAAACGAAGCCAGAAAACCATCCGAAGGGGCAAAGAGATTCCAGGATAGACTACAGGGTTTGGCCATGAAACACGGGTCTGTCGTTGAAGAAGTTAATGGGTTTCGTAGATATGAAATTCCCGAGGGGACAAAGGGTGCATTTGCTCGGGAGCAAGAAATTCTCCGGAAGGAGTATGCATCTGAGTTTCAGGAGTTTGTTAAGCACCAAGAAAACTTGAGAACGCTCGGGAATAAAGAAATAGAGTTGGACATAGAGCCGATAAAGTATGAATGGTGTGATAACCTGATTAATGCTAAGGAGGTCGCTTTCCTTATGGGATTGGGGCTGATAACGGCCAGTGTTCAAGAAGACGCTAAAAATGTACCCAACGTTATGCGCAAAGTAGGAGGTTGAATTGCTCGGATGGGGCATTCAGTATTGGGGCATAGACTACTGGGGTGGTATAGGGCCTACTTTAGACGAAGGGTTTGGAGAGTTTCAGTTCAGGGTGGTGGCTATGTCCCAAGGGTACACCATAAAGGTTACTCTAACCACTCCGGATGCGGCTGATAGCCCCCAGTGGTCTCGAAGGTTTATGATTCTTCGTAAGAGTAACGAATGGTCGCAGGCGGTCGATGATACGAATGTCTTTGTTATTTCTGATGTAGTTGATTTGGGGTCTACTGAGTATTCATTCTTGGATCCTGATTTGGTTGCGGGCAAGGACTACTACTATCGGCTGTTTCTTTTGGGTACAGATGGGATTTGGTATTCAAGTCGAGCTGAAATGGATTCGGCTTACCCCTATGAGCGGTGGGGGAGTGCGAAGTCAATGTATATGAGCCTTCCTAGGGGATGGAGGTCTCATGACGAAACCCAAGATTTGTACAACTTTGTGGAAATGTTCGGCGCGGTTGCGGACAATCTCAAGACCGATTGTGAATACTTAAAGACTCTGTTTTCTATCTACGATGTTCATGAAGATTTACTCCCGATAGCGGACAGCAAGATTGGGTGGCCAACTTGGATTCAAGCCGGAGGGGTTCATAAAAGGCGGGATTCGGCGAATGCTGTTGAGACGTATAAGCGGTTAGGAACTGAGTATGGGTATAGCCAGCTTTTTGCATCTGTTACAGATTGGGAGTTTACTCTCACTTCCGGGTGGAAGTACCTTTTTTGGTCGAACAGTGCCTATAGCACCACTCCGGATTTAACTGATCCTGATTTATTGGCCGATGTAGGCGGAGTCGGTGACCTCCTTCGGTATACGAACGATCCCTCTAGGTGGCAGTCTTATACCGGATTGGGATTTTATTTGACGGAGATACCCGGAGTTACAGGCCCGTTCACACAAGCTATGTGGGATAGAATTCTATTTCTTATCGAGTGGGGGAAAGCCTCTTACGTAGTGTATGAGGTTCGGATTGTCCCGATATCGGAAGAAGAATATTTAGCGGACTGGGTACTCGATGAAGCTTTGGAGCCCCTTATTGCGTTTATCGAGCGTAGCGTGAGTTCTGAGTTGGACGAAGAAGACGCCCCCTATTCTCCGGATTTACTTGTGTTTACGTCGAATACTGCGGTGTGCATAACGAACACAGATTATAGTCGGGTATGGCATAGTTATCTAAGTTTTGATTTTCCTCCATAGAGGTTTAAAAAGAGGTCGTAATGAAAATTGTAGGTCGATGGCAGGATGTTTATAGGTATTCGAACGGGCAGGTCACCCCGGGGAGAGCCGGAGAGTTTGTCTGGGGGTTTAACCAGATACAGAATTCTTTTCGGACGTTGTTGGCTTGTTGGGCTCGAGAAGAGTCTGGGTATGGACGTATCGGGTTCATGGGGATTGGTACGGGGTTACCGGGCTGGGACACCACACCTCCGGTTCAGAGCTACGACCAAAGCACTCTAGAGGCAGAGTATTATCGGTTGACGATTCCCCAAGGGGAAATCATTTTTATTGACCCGAGTACTGGGTCACCCGCAGGGAGTCCCACCAATAAGTTAGAAATCACCGTTATCATCGGGTATTCGGCGGCCAACGGCACAATGCGAGAATTCGGTCTGTTCGGGGGAACGGCCACATCCACTTTGGATACCGGCGAAATGGTGAATTGGATTGTGCATGATAGGATCGACAAAACATCAGGTTTTGAAATTCAACGAAAAGTCAGAATTGAGTTTGTTACCCAGTAGGAGGAGGCATAATGCCAGGCAATGTTCCAAACATAAGTGACGATACTTTCAACTTTATCAAGGAGTATGCAAAAGTTGTACTTCAACAAGGCGTTCCTATTACCGATGCGGATTGGAATGAGCTTCAGGACATTATTCGTTTGCGAGAAATCCGGCAGAATATTGTAGCTCTTGGGAATTGCCGGCTTGCAGCAGGAGCTTCGAGTGATACTCCAGGCTTTGTTATCACGGGTACCGGGGCTTCGAACAATTTCACCATTTCAGGAGGGCTTGCTTGTGTTGATGGGGTTATTGTGCCTTCGCAGCATGGGGTCAGCGAGCCCGGAGACATTGAGTACGATTCTTCTGATAACTATATGATGGAGGGCACGGTTTCATCGATTGGAGGGGGCAATATTGTTGATGAGCACACATTTTATTCGTCTTTTATGAATGTGGTGAATTGTCGAATCCGAATGACTTCGGGTACTGAGAGTGGCAATGACTTCGTCATATCAGCTTTAGTGAATGCCACCACGCTAACGTTGAGTGGGGGTACCGGTACGATAGCCCCTGGCGACACCTATCTTATGCTGCCTCCAGCGCTTACCACACCGGGCACTATTCGGGTTGACCAGGTTTACATTCAAGCATGGTTTGACGATATAAACGCTGAAGAAGATACTGATTTATTGAATCCAGCTTTGGGGTTGGAACCATCGCATCGCAGTAAATTGAGGTCGTGCGTTCGGGTTGCAGAAGGGGGCGTCTCTCCGAGCACCCCTGACCCCTATTCCACTGGGGTTCGTTATCTGAATATTGGGTATATTGAGCGCAGTGTTTCGGACGTTATCCTCCCATGGTTTTGCTTCCCGGCTGGAGCCTCTCAGGTTAAGTCGGGGTTGGGGGGCACCGACTTTTATACCTCTTTACCCATGCTGGTTTGGCGGAATATGGGGAGGAAAAGCGATGCGGAGGTGGATAGTGCCACGTTCAGCATCTACCAGTGGCAAGGCAGATTCATTCTAGTGAAGGGTGGGTATCTCGAAGCTGATGGGCATGTCTTTGTAGGTACGAGCACAACGTATCCTGTTTGGTTCGACACCGAGGGGTTTGTGAAGTACGGGTCGGACAACACCCCGGGAGCCGACTTAGGTCTTGCATATCTAGATGACGATACGTGGGATTCTGAAACTCAGTTTGCTTCCTCCGGACCGATTTTTAAGGGGGGTGAAATAGCGGTCCACAATACCCTAGCTCTTAAGGAGGGTTCTTTTCTCCAACTAGAGGATGACGCGCATCTTTTGGGTGACCCCACTGTGTTGGGGGCTAATCCCATGAAGATGTTTGGTGTGGATGCAGGGTATTATTCCCAGATACATTATAATGATAGCGAAATATGGTGGACATTGAATACCTCCTATGATCGGGCTACTGGGGAGTTCACTTCGGTCGCACCGATTTCGGCGAGTTTTCTTGTTCGGTTCATTGAAGGGGGTTTTCGCCTAATGTACCATGCTTTTTCCTATACTGCGTGGACAATAGGGGATTGGACAAATGAGGTAATTGTTGACCCGTTGATGGTCCATGCGAAAGATTTTAACCTGACCCGAGAGTTACAGACGTATATCGTTGATCAGGAAAGAGTTTTTACGCGTAGGATGGGGTTTTTAGCCGTTAGACTTCATCATGCCATGCAGGGCAAGCATGTGGCGTTGTTCAGGACTGAAGAAAATGCGACGTTGTTTGAGATGATAAGCGGAAACAGCGGGTATTTTTCAATCAATGAAAACGAAGCGGGGCGCGTAAATGTCTATCCGGAAGGCTCAGATCAGGTAAGAATTCAGAATAAGCTGACACAGCAAGTTGATATAGGGTATGGTTACATAGATATGACGGGTGTCTAGGCTGTCTAGGCATCGAAGCTGTTGCCCCGGGCTAACGGGGCGTTAGGAGGAAATGCATGGCCAGTACAATGAGTAAGAGGGACATTCTTGCTGTGTCTGCCAGTGGTGTAGCTACCAAAAAGCTTCATCAGTGGTTGCAGGATGCCCGAAATGACATGGTGAATTTAGCGGCTGGAGCCGATATCTATCACCAGGGTATCGATGACGGAGCATTGGAGGGCCGTGCAGACGCGGCCGTAACTCTCGCTTCGGCAATCGAGTTGGCGAATTCTTTGAGGCGAAAGATTGTGGCGCATTTTGTCTCCACAGGTCAGGCGGGGGCACACGCAACGGCCGACACGACTAACGTTATCGCGGCGCCGGCGGCGACGGACCAGACTACGTGTCTCGCATTGGTGAATGAATTGGCGACGGATTTTGATGCGCATTTGGTTGAGACAGGTGTGCATCTCAATGATGATACCGCCAATGCGGTGAGTGGGTCCGCGGCGACAGATCTCACGACGTTGATCGCGAGAGTAAATTTAGTCAAAGCTAAATACAACCTCCATACGGCGGCGGCTTTGACCTCAGCGTATGTTCTGTAGGAGGAGCAAATGAGTGTATTAAAAGTTGGTTACAATGTTTTTGCAGGGGCTTCGCAGGCAGGGACAAACTCCGGAACCCCCGGTGTGGTTCAGGCAGAGGTCAATCAGAGCAAAGCTTATTACATGCGGATTGAAGAGCTGACCGGCAATACCTTTTGGGACAAAATCACGAAAGCGTATGTCGCCGGGCCAGTCACTCAGGCGAACGATATTGAGATTCAGGGGTCCTGCCCCTATTCGGGGTCTCCGAACACCATCCGGAGGCTTTCAGATCGAATCCCCTACGAAGCTCTCGCGGGGATTGGTGCCGATGGTTGCACCATCACTGTCTATGCCGATGGGGATACACCCGGAGTAGATGGTGTGTCGATTACGCTTGCGTACAAGCCGGATGCATAGTATAAAGAGTCACCTCTAAGCCATGGCCCTCTTGTGGTTCTCGCTAACACCCCACAAGAGGGCATCTTTTTTTCAGCTAAAAATTCAGGAGGAGTCATGGAAACGTTCAAGGAAGCTTGGGAGTTTGTGTCGGAGTCTATTTGGCCGCATTGGATAGGAATATTTTACACTCTCGTGGTATCGGTAACAGCGCAGACGGTGAAAACCAGGGTTCTAACCTCGGAATATGCTCGAAAATACCGAGTGGTTTTCTGGATACGGAGAGTTTTCCCGCTAACTCTCATAGGGCTAAGCGCTCTGATTGGGTGCATAGTTCAAAGTGAGGTCGCTCCGGGAGTAACCTCTCTAGGGCACAGAGTATTATATTTTAGTGCATGCGCATGTTTTGCTATAATCGGATATGACATTGTAAAGCAATGGGCAAAAAAGAGATACGATGTTGATTTGGATATAGGAGGTAAAGATGTTCTTAAGCTGGATTAAGTCAGCTTTTTCTTGGGTAAAAAAGAATGTGGTGTTAATAGCTGTTGCCGCTGGTGGGGTTATAGCCATGTTGTTTGCCGTATCCCATGAGAAAAGCAAAATTAGAGGCATAGAGCTTACAAAGGAGATGGAAAAGCTTCAGAGTGATAAAAAGAACATAGAAGCCATTCGTAAACTATATATAGAAGACATTAAAAAAGACTCTATTGAAGTAAAAATCATTAAAGAAGAAGTCGAGAAAATCGACAGGAAGATTGAGAGGGTTAAAAATGAAGTCAAGCAGCTTGAGCCGTCAGAAGTTGTTAATCGCTTTAATAGCCTGTACGGTTAGTCTGTCGGCGAGCGCTCAATCCGTAAGGTTGGAGTTTAACGGGAAGTCCGGGGTATGGTTTCCTGATGAGATGAGCAATAGGATTTTAAGCGATGTAGAAACCGTACCCCTTCTCAAGAAAAAGATTCAGCTACTTGAAGAGAGTCTAAAGTTAAGTGAAAACTCGCTTAATAAAGCTGTAAGTCTAGAGACGGTCGAGCATGGGCACATGGAGATGCTATATTTAAGCTTGGAGGGGTCTCTCAAAGCACTTGAGGGGGCATGGGAAGAGAATGACAAGCTAAAGAGGTCTAAGAGTCCGTGGTGGAAGCACCCAGCAGTATGGTTTACGGTTGGGGTTGTGGTAACTTCTGGGATCATGGTCGGAGCTACACAAGTAATAAAAGTATCTAAGTAGCACTTCTTGACAAAACATCACCTTCAATTACAATTACTGTACATGAAACTTTATTAGGGTTTGTGTAAAGTAAATAGAGTTTATTAGGTCTATTGCAGGGTATAGGCAGACGGAGAGCTGCATCCCCAGGAAGGTATCGAATGGAAAAATTATTTTTTACTATGACTCCTGATTACGCGATGAGTTGGGGCTTATGGGAGGGGCTAAGGGAGCTGTTACAAAACTCCCTAGACGAGCTCGACCAAGGGGCTGAAATGAAAGTGTTCTATGAGAACGACACTTTGTATATTCGTACTATGGGAGACGAAATTGGCGCGGATTCGTTTTTGTTAGGTGAGTCCGGAAAGAGGGAAATCAAGGGTTTGCGTGGAAAGCACGGGGAGGGATTGGCATTAGGGTTACTGGCTTTATGCAGAGCTGGTATAAAGGTTTGGGTGAAATCAGGAGATTATTCATGGGAGCCTTCTTTCGAGATGGTAAGGAGTCTTAATGGATTTGTTATCAATAGAGATTTATTTTGTTTAACGCAAAAACCAGTCAATGAACGTTATACTCAAGAAGTCCTTGTAGGTATAAGTATTCTCCCGGATGTTTGGGAAGAATACAAAATTAAATTTTTACCACTTATAGAAGAGACAATCCCAGTTGACAAGTTCCATAAAGCTCCAATGGGTACATTGATTTTAGACAAACGGTTCTCGGGAATGATATATTCTAAGGGAATATATGTTCAAACAAGAGATGATTTCGATTATGGTTACGATTTGAATAATCTTACTCTTGATCGTGATAGGAATATGTTACCGGATTTTGACGTGAAGTGGGAAGCCGGGCAGGTACTCTCCCATTATGAACAACAGTCTAAGTCCCGGGTAGTTTATGATTTGATTCTTAAAGACAAGCCTGAATGTACTTTTCCAAATTTATCCGATGGTAGTCACGAAAGACTTGGTAAGTATTTTCAAGAAGACCACGGTGAGGACGCAGTTCCAGTTAGTTCAGAAGAAGAGTCCTCGGTTGTTCGGAGGGCAGGCAAGGTGCCTGTCATTGTCGGCGGTAGGGCAAAAGAGGTATTAAAAAAGTCGAAAGTTCCAGCGGTTTCAGACTTAGAAAAAGATTATTCAGTACAAGTTGTGCGAAATATCCATGACAGTGAGCTAACAGAGGTTCAGAGTACAGTGCTGAGATACGTTGTAGGTTTATACTATAAGTTAATAGGGGATATGGCAAAGTGGAAGTCTGATGAGATTGATGAAGAATTTATTGATTTTCTAATATTGTCTACATTTACGGTTGAAGTTGTAGAGCTATCTCGTGAAGATGCTTATTATTGCATTGACTATGATAATGAAGTTATCGGTATTACTACTGAAGTTCTACGGAATCGAGAATTTGCCCAAAGAATACTATTCCGTGGCATGGCAGATTATGCAGTAGCAAAGGAAAAAGTCTCTACAATTTTAACCGGAGTGGAACATTTATGGTCTATATGTTATGATTTTTCAGTCTAAGTTCAATCGTACAGGTAAGAGTATGCAAAATTTTGAAAAGGGTTCTTTTTCTGTTGACTCATATAGTAGGTACTGTGTAGAGTAGTACGCGGAGTTAGCGGTTGAATAAATAAGAATTCTGTAAATTGAGGACTGCACGGTTACGTTAAGGTCTTCACTTTTAATAATGTGTGGACCACTGTGCTAACCATTTCTACTAGGAGTATCAATGAGCATCGAGGTATCTAGGGTGTTGGCGTATCCAGGATTAAGTGACAGAGAGGTTCGTGTTATTCTGACTATCGAGGAGTTATCTAAAGTTAAGGATGTAATTAAAGAAGATCTCATCACTTATTTATCGATAAGTAAATCAACGGTTGAGAGGGTACTACGGAGTTTAAAACAAAAGGGGATACTTCTAATGAAAAGAAGCGGTCCCTATCGGTGGATATATTCCTTTACTGCGGCTCTTCATTCGGATGACGATGCAGTGGGTCTTCATCCGGATGACGCCTCGGGAGACCTTCAGAATGGGGGCTCTGCAGTGGGTCTTCAGTCAGATGAAGACCCACAAGAAAGAGGGACTCTTTCTCTTTTCTTCTCTTCTTCCCTAGCTTTATTTAAAAATACTATTACTTATTTGGGTCCCCCAAATGTGGCTCTTCACCTGAGTGAAGACCCACGAGTCAAAATGGCTCCATTGAGGTTTAAGCAGAGGAGCTCCTTGTCAGATGCGCTTGAAGAAGTCGTCTCTAGACCCCCGAAGGAGAAACCACCGAAGAAGCCTTTCAGTTGGCCGAGTAGGGAAGAACGTCTTAGAGACAAAATGGAAGACAAGTCTCTTGACGAATACAACTGCAACGATATGCGGTTTGTTTTTGAAGACGCTTGGAAAGCGAAGGGATGGAGGGGGAGCATCCCTAGATGGGTGGGGAAGGACCGGGGGCTTATGAAACGCCTTATTGTTAATTATGGTGCTGAGCAAGTTGTGCTGTACGTTAAGTACGTAATTAAAAATTGGGAAGACGTATGTCGTAGGTATAAGATCCACGGTTACCCGACGGTTGGGATACTGTCTGCGTATAGTAGGTCTCTTTATCCAGAGATGGTTAACGGATTGCCTGTTGTGCATGATAACGAGTATCGGGATAGATCCATGGTGGTGGACGCCAGTGTCGAGGAGTTTAGAGAGAAACGCGGTATGAGCAAGGAGGAACGGGATGCTGAGTCTCGTTTGGCGCGGAAGTATGGTCTAGGTGATTATGAGCTACAGCTCATATCGTCTCGGGGATTGAGTGTTGAAGAATTTATTGCGGAGACATTCGGTGAGGACAGTTAGTCGAGTAAAGGCAATTAAGGCTGGATGTTTTATGCTATATTCTTTTTGATGTTGTTGATGAAAAGCATAAGTGGAGGAGCGATGGCCAGCGAAAAAAGAACCGTAAGCCCGAGAAGTCTGATTCGGTGCAAGCATATCTTCATAACCCCGGATGAGACGGGGAAGAAATTTTGGGTAAAGCTTATTGATTTTACTTCAGGGAAAACCATCGGGCATTCCGGGGGCCGGGTAGTGCATGTGTTAAAGGCATATAGCGAGAACGATATTGCGAGGTTCTGCCGAGATTGGGCAGTACGGTTTAAAGTCCCTCCGGAGGCAATCATACGGGGGAAAACCCCGGAAAAATATCATGAAGAGTACAAAGAAACATGGGGGGTTGGATGACGAAGCTCCGAAGAGGACACATGCATCTTATGAACATTGGGGTGAAATATTGGAGGGCAACCAGAGCGGCTTTAAGTGAAGCTCAGAGAGCCGCTTGTGGGTATTACCTTTCTCATATGGATGAGTTTGTACCTTCTGGAGTTGGAGTCTTCTTGCATGGGGATAACGGCGTTGGGAAGTCTTATTTGGGTTCCGTTATGTGCAAAGTCGCTTGGGGGATGTATGGATACCCTAGTTTTTGTGTAACGGCTTCGGAGCTGAAGGAGGCCTGGATTACAGATAGGCCGGTGTATCCTGAAGCGCGGCAAACGGTTAGTGAACGAGCAAACGACGTTCGTTTTTTAGTCATTGATGATTTAGGCAAGGAGTACCGAGCAGGCTCCGGGTTTGCTGAGAATCGATTTGGGGCCTTGATTAGAAGTCGGGTACGTGACGGTAAGGTTACGGTTATAACTACAAACTTTTCCATGAAGGAGTTTGAGGGGACCTACGGCCGGTCTACTTGTGAGTTGGCTCGCGAGAGTATGCACATAATAAATTTGGTCGATGTTAATCACAGGAGTGCCGAGGCGTTTAAGTTGCTGAGGCAAGTATCAAAGTTTCAAGGAGTAAAGTGATGGCTAGAGTGCAAGTTGTTAATTTCGGGAAATATCGGGGGATGAAGATACATGGAAGCACGATTATGAGCCCCCCGATGGCTGAGAATCATTTAGATGAAGCATCATGGTTGACTGCAATGGTCGAGAGTAACGGCCGTTTTGGGTGTGTGATGAATTATGATGGAACGGGAATGACTGCGGGTATCCATCAGGCAATCGCGGTTTATCCTTCGGCTCTTGCGGACAATAATCGAGCCAATGACCAGGGGCCCTTGTGGAAGTTGCTTGATGAGTTTAGAACTCTTGGTTTAACGGCAGCTATAGATCGGCATCTTAAAGAATATGGTGTGTATCTATCCTTGGATGGCAAGTGTGTATCCGAGGATACAGGTAAGCCGGTTATCGGTCAGTTTATCCGGAACATGTTCACAGGAGATGCTGAGGGATTTATGCCTTTAGATGGTAAGGGAAGAAGGGAGTGTCGTAGATGGGTTGTGGAGTTTCATGAGGCGTTTTCAGAGCCATATGGTTTGGATGCACAGTTGAATTACGGTAAACGTCATTTTGAGTCCATGAGCCGGCGTAGGCTCCGTTTTTGTCGTAATGATGCATATGCAAAAATGACCTTGTCTGAGGTGTTCTACGATGGGGTTTCGTTAACAGCCGTTTGTGGTTTGCCCGACCATTACAGTTTAGCTATGAGCATGTTTTGGAGCCATTCGGTTAATGCTCCAGGGTATGCTCTAAAAGTCCTTTGCAGAAAAGTCGTAGATAAGCTTGGAGTTGAAGCCATAAAGGAGCAGAGCCCTATGGTCTCGAAAGCTATAGTTGCTGCCTTTGGTAATTCTTCGTTTGGTCGTTGGAGTGATGACTTGGAAAACGGTCGGTATCAGAGAACTCGGAACTATGCTAAGAAGTACTGGGATGCAGGGTTGTTTGATGTAGAGTGCATTATGCCTTATAAAGTATCAAGGAGGACAGCATGAGCGATAAAGATTGGATAGGAGTTGAGTTGGATGGGACATTAGCCACAGAGGTTTCCTACCAGGATGCTTTAGGGATTGGGCAGCCCGTGGCTATGATGGTTAAGCGTGTGAAGTGGTGGTTGGACGAGGGGAAAGACGTTCGAATAATTACGGCCAGAGTGGAAGGCATAACCAGTCCTGCTGTAACTGCAGGTATTCGTGATTGGTGCATTAGGAATCTTGGGAAAATTCTTCCTATAGTGAGTGGGATTGATGAGGGAACTACGGAGTTTTGGTCGGCAAGAGCTGTTCAAGTAGTAAAAAATACCGGAAGGATCTCGAGTAGTGAGAATTTGTGGCGAGACCAACGGATGTTTGATGCTCGAGCACAAGACCGGAAGGACCGCTTGGCTAAGATAGCTGCTCGAAAGACCGATAAGTGAAGTGGAAAAGGATGCTACAGTTTTGGGTAGGATTTTACGTCTCACTTGTGTCAGCCAAGATGTGGCTTCATGGATTGTAGTTCTATGCGTTCGTCTTCTTTATGGGGGTCGACTGTGGTTCTTTGGCGGCCTGTGGTGTGAACTCCCCCTTGGGAAAGCCACGTGCCGGCATGTTCGCCCTCTAGGGCACGGGGGGTGGTATAGACCGCCTAAGCATGTAAGTAGAGCAGAAGGGCAACAGTACGCTTTGAGAGAAGCTGTGGATTATGTAGTTGATTATGAAGTGTATAGTTTGTTCAGGTGGATATTTAGATTGCCTTATGCTGGTTTGTTTTGTTTTTTTGTGGGGTTTAAATATTTTTTATTGGTCTATGTTCTTTCAGGGGTTCAGTTTGGATTATTGGGCTTTGAAATGAGACAAAAAGTCATAAGGTTTTTGAGATCAAGGTATGCTGTTGGTACTCTGGGGGTCTATGAGGTTGCAGAAGAGTACATGAAGTATAAAGTCGGCATTCGATAGGTTTAGATATGCTTAGAGGTGAGTTGTCTAACATGCTGTCACCCATGTTTGGGGTGGATTTCCGGATTCTTTTGGAGGAGCCAGAGAGTTCAAAAGTCGGCAAGATTGTCGATAGGTTTCTTATGGCTTCAGGTATGCCAGGGTTTCTGATGTATCGGTACAAGTGGAGGGATGGGGCGGTAGATTGGATTAGTAGGGAGTTTGAGTACAGAGCAGTAGGGTTTATTGTGGGGAAGGGTGTCTATTCAGAAATTATAAAAGAAGTTCTTTTACAAGGGTTATCCGATGTGTTGTTGTTTGATGACCGATACAAATTCAAGCAGTGGGTTTGTGTAGCGCCAGATTTAGTTAGGGTATTCACAAATGACCCGTATCTTTTGGGGTTAAATAAAGTCGTAGATAGGCATTCAGGATGGACAGAGAGGGTACATGGACTATGAATCAATAGCAATATCGAAGGCTATTATTGATAATGCGGTCGGGGAAATTATCGACAAGGGTATAAAGGATGATTATTTTGTTACCAATTTGTCGGTATGGCAGTTTGTTCTATGGTCTTATCGTGAGCATGGTGGACCCCCTTCTATAGAGATTGTTCAGCAACATTTTCCGAGTTTTGAGGTTAAGAAGTCGGATGCTCCAGTAGGGCTTATAGTAGATGAGCTGAAAAAGCGACATATTCACAACGCGATGCGTGAGTCTCTTCGAGGTATGGCTCGATTGATGGAGAAGGCGAAGCCATTAGACGCGTTCGGGTTGATGAAGGAGACGGTATTAAGGATACAGGCCGACGAAGATTCTTCTAGGGATGTGAATCTAGTTGAAAATACTGAGGCGCGATTAAGCGAGTATAATGACATTGCAAAGTGCGAGGGGATGATAGGCATACCTACGCCTTGGAAGATGTTGAATGAGGCTACGTTAGGTTTACAGTCTGAAGATTTAATAATGCTGGCGGGTAGAAGTGGGGTGGGTAAGACCTGGAGTGAGGTTGTTTTTGCTTGTACTGAGTGGATGATGGGCTATGTCCCGTTAGTTATTTCAAATGAAATGTCAGTGAAGCAAATGGTCAGGCGCATTGATGCTACTTGTGCTAAATTGCCTTATAAGAGATTTAGAGCAGGTATGCTTAGTGGAGAAGAGTTGGAGAGGTGGGAGCGTTCGTTGCGTGACATGAAAGATGGGTTGCCATTTTGGGTTTCAGGGGATAGGAGGCAACTTACTGTCACGGGGATACGTGCCAAGGTTCGAAAGTATAAGCCGAATGTTCTATGGATTGATGGCGGGTATTTACTTTCGGATGAGTCGCATGGACGGCAGTCTTGGGAGCGATGGTCTAATGTCTGTGGTCAACTTAAGAGATTGGGACAAGACGAGGGCATACCGGTAGGTATTTCACATCAGTTTAATTTGGAGGGTAGGGGGTCTGAAGGTTCGGCCGATACACTTAAGTATGGTGATGTGAAAATGTGGTTTGATCTTATTTTGGGTATGTACCAGACAGATGAATTAAGGTTGAATAAAGAGATGTTGTTCAGGGTGTTGAAGATACGGGAGAGTGAAGAGTTCAACGTGGAGTGGGTCAGTGGATGGGATTTGGATGCGATGGAGTTCCCAGATAAAGGTCCGGGTACAGAAGAGGTCAAAAGGGCACAGGAAGTTATGGTAACTGAAGAAATAGATTATTGAGGAGAGTCATGTTTATAGAAGTCGGGGAAAAGGACTTTAAAAAGTTAGTTGAGGTTATCAAGTATGTCATTTCACGTGAGGGCGAAGTGGTTGACACCGTTATGGTGGAGCATCTTCATGGAGTGCTATCGGAAGTTGTTGATCATGTAAAGAATGAACGTTTCGGTAGAGTTGGGGGTAGGGCCTCCGGGGTGGCGATGCAAATAGATGCGGTATTGCCGTTGTTCGGCGGAAATAGGGGCGAGGGCGAATAGTGAACAAGAAGCAATTATGGAAGATGCTTGAGGAGTTAGGAGTCAAAGAAGTCATAGAGTATGAAAAAAATGTTCAGATCCCTTGTCTGTTAGCTGAGTGGCGGTTTGGCCATACTAAAGGAAGCGACCACGCTGGGTCTATGGGCATTTCTTTTAATGATAAGGGAAAGCCATCGTTGGTGAATTGCTTTGCATGCCAGTTTAAAGGTAATTTGTCCTATTTGTTGTTCAAGTATGCTCAATTATCGGGGAAAAATATACAAAAGATTAGGGATTGGGTTGATGATATTGAGGAAGGTGATCCAATTCAGATGGTTTTGGATATACGCGGGTTTGATGAAAGGGATGGTGAGGAGGTTCATAAGGTCGATACTTTATGTGAAGGCTTGTTGAGTATGCATTTTGAGAGTGGGTACAGACCGGAGGTGTTGGCCAAGAGAGGTCTGGAAGACGACACCCTAGGTGCATGGGAATGCATGTATGATCGTAGATTTAATCGGTTTGTATTTCCAGTAAGAGAGATGCAAAAACCTATTGGGTACAATTGTTTTAATTATTCCAATTTAGTTGGGGCAGTAGGGCGCTCAGTGGCAGGGAAAAAGAGGTATCACAATTATTTTAATTTTCCTACATCGAGATATTTTCTAGGTGAGCATTTAGCTCAGAAGGATACTGTTGCTGTAGTTGTTGAGGGAGTGGTGGATACCATTTCTGTTTGGCAGGAGATACACCGAGCCGGGAGGTCTGATGAATATAGTGTATTGGGTCTTTTGGGTACGGAGGTGTCTGGTAAGAGGGAGAAGTTCCTATGCGACAACTTTAAGTCTGTAGTTGCATTTTTTGATAATGACCCGGCCGGATGGACGGGACAAAGAAAGCTTATTGTAGCTATTCAGGATAAGACTCTGTTGAGAGGAGTGAGGTATCCGAGAGTAGCTGGATATGTCAAAAGTGACCCGGCCAAGTTGGTAGAGGATGGGGTGGATGTAATATCGCTTATCGATAATGCTGGGTTGATAGCTGTATAGGAGGTACTATGAAAAGTCTGTTTACAGTCATTTTAATTCTGATGATATCTTTTGCATGTTTTGGGAGTGGAGTATCCAGAGGTGAAAGGCCGATACCCCGCGAGCAATGGACAGATAGCACTAAGGTATGGCTTGCCAGATCGTGTGTGGGGGAAGCAGGATTTGACGCATATGAGGAGTGCATTGGAATCGCTTGGGTATATGCTGTGCGATGGAAGTCTTCTGCCGGGAGGGATACTTTGGAGGGGGTTATTCGAAGTTATTCGGCGGCGGTAAAGAGTAGAAATTCTCATAAGCGTAAGTGGATTTTTGATTTGAGATTGGATGGAAAGCGGCCAAAGGGTTGGCCAAAGAGGTTAAGTTGGAAAGGGCATTTGAAGTTTTGGAATAAGATATTGTTTGAGCTTGAGCAGTGGTCTAAGGGGTTTAGAAAGAATCCAGTTAAGGGAGCTATTCATTGGGGAGGCAGCATGGATACTCCGCATTCCAGTTGGGTTAGGGTTCTACCTAAGGCCGGAGTTAAATTCAAAAATATTTTTTACAGGTCAAAGTATTCGATAGTAAGAGATTGACAAAACTGGTTTTGATGATAAGCTACGTCCAGAAGCATAAAACACAAAAGGCTTTAGAGCCAAGGAGAAAGCATGACAGAACGACCGAGGTATTTTAGATCGGGGGATGAAGCTGACACGGAGTTGACTGAGCGAATAAAGACCGCTGAGCGGGGTTTTATTCCCAGAGTCTATATGCCGGTTACTCCGGAGGATTCTGACGGTATGCCATTTACTTTTTTGGATGGCAACGTCAATCCAGGCGGGTACAATACTCCCTATGCATTTGAAGAACACAATTTTGAGATGAGGGGAAATTGGTTTAATCATACTACGTGTATCGAAGGTCTTCCGCATCCCATTACAGGAAGGCCAATGGCGTGCCCTATTTGTAGAAGTAGGGTTATCCCGGCAAACCAGAAACGGCCGTATACGGCTCACGCCTATACAGTGATTAATCATACGCCATATATGGTAAAAGAAGAGCTCCGAAATCCTAATGGGGATGAAATCACTTTATTGATTGCGAAGACTAAGTTTGCGGGCAAGTTGAGAAGGAAGCGCCGGCAGGTATTTCAGGAAGGTGGGCTTAGAGGGTGGAAGGGGCTGTTCATCCGGTCGGAAAAGGGGGAGCCGAGTACTGGGGGTGAAGTTGAATGGGTAGGAAAGGTTGAGTTGCCTGATAACCTACAGCCGTTTGATTATTCTCAAATTTTGGCTCCAAAGACTCCAGAAGAAATAACTCGATATCTGATTCTTGGCAATATGGCCGACCCAGTGGATTCTGGGGGTACAAGGGTCAATGCCCGCATCGGTGAGGGAACCGACCAAATACCTTTCTAGTTAGGGTTTAGAGGTATACCCGAAGTAGTTGGAGGCTGTTAATGGAGTGGAGTACTATTGTATCCTCTGAGGCTCATGTATCGGCTTTTTTGGAGAAGGTGGAAGCATGTAACTGCACGTTTGGAACGGACGTGGAGTCGACCGCAGCTGTAGCGTTAGAGGATGCTCCTTTGCGTCATGATTTACTTCAGATAGTTGGTATTGGGTTTGGGTTTCCTGATGGGTCGAAAACTTATTTTCCTTTTGCGCATGCAGAAGGACCAAGGGCGCCAGGGGGAGCTTATGGGGCAGTAAAGAGAGTTCTTGAAGACCCTAAAGCTGTAATTTGGGTACACAACTCCAAGTACGAGCATATGGCTCTAAGGTCATTTGGTATCGAGATAGTTGGTACACTTCTTTGCAGTCAGATAGCTCAGTACAGCTTGGGGAAGCGGCTTCCAGGTAAAGACGGATTGAAGTTGAAGCCGGCGGCGAGAAAATTCCTAAAGATGAGAATGCGTGATTGGGAAGATGTAGTCCCAATAGGTACAAGAGCCCACGAGGTACCTTCGGATACCGTGGGAGACTATTGTGGGGACGACTCCCTAGCGGCGCTGAGATTGGGGGAGTTCTGGGTTCCGAAGCTCAAAGAGTATGGGGCATACAAAGCGTTTGTGGAGATGTCTTGCGAGTTCGCAAAAGTCTTGTCTCATATGCGGGAGGTAGGGTTTGCTATAGATAGGGATAGAATTCTTGAGATAGATTTAAAGTTCAGAGAAGAAGAGATGCGTATAGTCAAGGAGTTTGAGTCCATTGTTGGGGTGCACCCTAACCGGAACCAGGCGGTATCGGCGCGACTATTCAAAGAGATGCAGGTTTGGCCGATACTTCCGCACTTCGAGAAGGGTATTAATGGTGAGTATCCAGTGAACAAAGAGGTTCGTGGGGAGCTGAGGTATCATCTTAAAAAGGGTTCTAAAGGGCTTCATATTCTCGAGCTTAAGGATAGGCATTCGAAGGTGTCAAAGTTCATCTCCAACTATACGATATCCCTAGTGGAGAAGGCGGACCGGTCGGTGGATGGACGGCTCAGATGTGAGTTTAACCAGACGAGAACGGAGACAGGTAGGTTAGCTTCTTCGAAACCAAATTTGCAGAATATTCCTAATCTGAAGAAGCTTGGGGGGGAGATTAGGGACAGTTTTGTTGCGGATGAAGGTTGGGATATTTGTGACGCGGATTATTCACAAGCTGATTTGCGTATGATGGCACATTTGAGTTGTGATCCTAATTTGATGAGGGCGTATAATGAAGATTTAGATGTGCATCAGCAGACTGCCGATGCATGTGGGTGTGATAGAGGTGCTGGTAAAGTTGTAAATTTGGGTATTATTTATGAGATGATGGCTGGGACGTTGGCTCATGGGTTGGGGATACCAGTCTCAGCGGCGGAGATTATTTGGAATAGATGGCATGGTAACTATCCTGGAGTTCGAAAGTACCAAAAGGGTATGCATTTGTTTGTGGCGACACACGGTTATGTGAGGACTATAACCGGTAGGTTAAGGTTTATTCCAAAAGGGTATATAAAGGTAGATGAGAGAAGTCTTATAGACGGGCAGTCTGAGATGGATTATAGGCTTAGGATTATAAATAATCCTAAAGCTTCAAGAAAATATTCTAGGGCTTTCAGGGAAGCCTCGAACACTCCCGACCAGGGTAGCGTTGCGGATGTTCTTATGCTGGCGGCAAGGAACATGTACAGGGAGTGGAAGAGTCGAGGGCTTTTGTATGATTATTGGACTGGGGAGGGGAAGGTAAAGATACTTTCGTTTGTACATGATGAAGCAATTTGTGAGTTCCGAAAAGATTTTGCCGAGGAAGGGGCAGCGGATCTTCGTAGGCATTTGGAGAATGCAGTCAAGTTAAGAGTTCCAATGAAGGCTAATCCGGGTATTGGCTATAGTTGGAAGCAGGCGTGTTTAGACGCTAAAAAGAGAGAAGAGGGTTAGAGGTATGTATGAAAATATAAAGGTGTTTGGGGAGAGGCATACTGGCACAAAGTATCTGTTGAAATTGATAGAGTTGAATATGCCAGAGTTTAATATAGTTCAGGGTACTGGGTCATGGGTTCTTGAAAAGTTGTATTATAGGCCGTGGGTGGAGTTGGCCTATGATATGTATTTTAGGAAGACATTCCCTAAAGTTCTGGGATGGAAGCATTCAGCTGTACATTGTGCAGCTCTGTACGAGCAGAAGATTTTTGAAAAGACGTTTTTTGTTTGTTTAGTCAGAAATCCATATTCTTGGTTGTTGTCGATGCATAGGATGCCTTACCATGCTTATGATATGCCCAGGGGCTTTGAGGACTTCTTGACGAGTGAATGGCCGGTTTTGGATAGGGATATGTGTAGAGCCAAGAATGTCATGGATTTATGGAATGTTAAGAATTATTCTTATTTGCATTCTGGTTTTTATTTAATGAAGTTTGAAGATTTAGTTTGTAATCCACGTAAGACTATTTATAAGCTGGCGAAAAGGTTGGAGTCTGATTTCAGGTACTCTCAGTTTGAGGGGTATAATAGATCTACGGTCCATGGAGAGTCTCGCGATTCTGATTGGTACAAGAATTATTATGGTACAGAAAAGTGGCGTCATAGGTTATCACCAAGGGCATTGGAGTTAATAGCTAAGGGTATTGATTGGGGTATAGCACAGGAGTTCGGTTATATGGAGAGGCCATGTTTTTATTAGGGGCGATGTTAACTTTTCATAGGGCGGAGATAGACCCTGAGTTTCTTGAGGAGTTGAAGAAGGTTTATCAGATTAAGTCGCCTTTTGAAGATAAGGTTGTTGAGCTGTTTCAATATGATGACGTCACAGGGTTTTATGCATTTCCGTGGAGTGCTTTTAAGTATTTTATCAGAAAGTGCGAAGTGCGGGTGTCCGATGGGGGCCGGACGTTTAGAGCCGATGCCCCGGAGTTTATTCCCAGAGAAGGGCAAGAAGAGGCCATACGGTCAGTAGTGAATTTTCTCAAGGTAGGGAAGGAAGAGCGGGGGTTTGCCGGGGGGGTTCTTTGTGCTGGTTGTGGCACTGGGAAAGCGCTTTTATCGAGTGAACCCGTTTTGACCGAAGACGGCTGGGTGCCCATAAAGAATCTTCAGATCGGAGATAGAGTTGCAGGTACTGATGGGGGGTTTCATCCTGTAACGGGGGTGTATCCGCAAGAAGGTATAAGAGACATCTACGAAGTTCGATTTACTGATGGCAGTTCTGTTAGGTGTGACAAGGGGCATATGTGGACTTTTGTGAAAAGGAGAAATAGTAGCGGTCCTGTGGAGGTCACGGTTACAGTTGAGGAGTTACTGTCTGAAAGTCTTCGTGGTAGTGATGGAAGGAAGTTTTTTCTTCCGGAGGTTGAGCCCGTAAAGTTTCCTAAGTTAGAGCATAGGATAGACCCATATACATTGGGGGTATTACTCGGAGATGGGGGGTTGTCTATAAGAGGTAGAGTTACTCTAACGACAGCGGATATTGAGATACTAGACGAGCTTAGGATGCCAAAGGGTTATAGGGCGACACCTTTGAGACAGTCCAACGCAGGCAAGGCACAGACGTATCTATTGTCGAGGCCTTTGGAGGAATGGAATAAAGATCATAGTCAAGGGTCACTTCATGGGTATCTAGACCAGATGGGGCTTATAGGAAAAACGTCGCATACAAAGTTTATACCTTTGGAGTACATGGTTTCATCAATAGAGGATAGATTGTCTCTTTTGCAGGGTTTGTTTGATACGGATGGAACTGCCGCAACGTCTGCCACTGTTGAGTATTGTACGGTATCAAGGCGTCTTTTGGACGGGGTTAAAGAATTGGTACAGTCCCTCGGAGGGACTTGTACATTTAACGAGAGTTCAAATGTTTTACCTGATGGTAGGCTATCTACGTATTACAGAGCAAGAGTTAAGTTACCAAGGAGATTCAAATCTTTTAGATTGCAGCGTAAACAAGATAAGATGGATGCAGTTAAGAGGCAGAGGGAGCCATATAGAGCTGTAGATAGTATAGTTAAGGTTCGGGTAGGTAATACGGTTTGCATTTCAGTTGAGAGCAAGGATAGGTTGTATTTGACGAGCGGATACATACCCACGCATAACACCGTTATGTCTTCAAAGGTCATTTTGGAAATGGGAGTTCCTACCTGCGTCCTAGTGCACAAGGAGTTTTTAGAGGAACAGTGGCGTATTGCGTTGAAGGAAACTTTGGGGTCTAATGTTTCTGTTGGGGTTTACAGGGGTAAGAAGAAGAATACAGGTAAGACGCATGACATAGTCATAGCAAGTGTTCAGTCTCTAACGTCACCAAAGAGTAAGATTCCGGAAGGTTTTGCTGAGTCGTTTGGTTTGTTGGTTGCAGATGAGGTTCATAGGTATGGGGCAGAGGTATGGCAGACGGCTATCTGGAAGTTTCCTACTATGTTTAGACTGGGGCTTACAGCTACTCCGAATAGGTTTGATGGTATGTGGCCAGTAATTTCGGGTAATATTGGACCAATAGTTTATGAGTTAGATTCAGAGGACTTGCCTAATTCTGTGTATCTGGTCAAGTTGGAGACACCCTTGAACAGGTCAGAGTGGGATCATAGTTGGGGGAAGGAGGAGCATAAGCGTGCAGCGCTATTGTCTTTGTTGGCGGTACATTCGGGAAGGAATTTGGCTATAGCAAAGCAGATAGTTGCGGCTTTTAAGAAGGGGCGGAGAGTTATGGTCTTGTCTTCCCGGAAAATACAGTTGAGGACCTTATCTGAGTTAGTGGTTAAAGATGGGGTTAGCGAGTCGGATATAGGAATGTTGGTTGGGGGTCTAAAGAAAGTCGAGAGAGAAGAGGCACAGAGTAAGCAGCTCATTTTTTCTACATACTCAATGTCTAATGAAGGGCTGGATATTCCTACGTTGGATACTATGTTTCTAGCGCTGCCCCAGTCAGATATACGTCAGGCAGTTGGAAGGCTGTTTAGGGATTGCGCGGGGAAGTCCAAGCTTATAACAGTTGATTTTATTGACTCGACAGTTAGAGAATTAGTTGGACAAGCTTATAAAAGATTGGCATTATATCGGGATATGGGCTGTGAGGTTCACGGTACAATTGAATAAGGAGTAGATATGTCATTGGATAGGTCTATCGTTAAGTCCGCGGCTGGGCTGTTTGATCTGAACTCTATGTTCAGGAAAAGTATTTCAAGGCTTACAGTAGATGAGTGCACCATTTATTGGTCGGTTATTGATCTGCTGGAGAAGAAGGTATTAAAGGATAGGAAGGCAGAGTTACGAAAACGCTTATTAGGCCTTGCAAAGACGATGGGGGTTGTTGACAAAAAGGGAAATAAAGTTTTGAAGCTTGGAGATATTCAAGCAGAAATCAGAAGGGGTATGAGAGCAGGGAAAATCTCATATTCTATCGAGGCTGCTAAGGAGTATGTAAATTCACATTCTGAGAAAGACCCAGAGGTAGCGAGGCTTATACATAATGTTCCAACGGTGGATGAAAATGTATTGGTAGCGTTATATGAAATGGGGAAAATGAGTCAGAAGGAGTTTGACAGTATTGCTGTTGCAGGTAAAGATGTTGAGGTTTTAACGGTAAAGCATCCAAAAGACATTTCAGGCTTATTAGAGGACCTATGAATAAAGAGGAAAGAGAAAGGCGCAAGGAGGTAGCAAGGCTAAAGAGGAATGAGTATTCGAAGAAATATTATAGAGAGCATAGGCATGAGTTGTTAGACAACAAGAGGGAGAGGTACAAGACAGACCAAGAATATCACGATAAGGTTTTAGATAGGGCTAAGTCCTATCAGAGGTCCGAAAGGGCGAAGTGCAAAAGGCGAAAGAGGAATCTGAAAGACCCGAAGGAGGTTGAGGTATGCATTGATGGTAAGGTTAGAGTTATAGAGGTATACAGTCTAAGGCAGTTATCTGTGGCATTAGGGAAGAATATTGCCACTGTTAGAGGTTGGGAAGAGAGGGGTATTCTACCGAAGGCTATGTATAGGGAGTCCAATGGGGTTAGTGGTGGACGGTTATACCCAAAGTTTCAGTTTTTTAAGATTTTGGAGGCCTATGCGGAAGTCATTGAGGAAGATACCCAGGAGTTGCTGGATAAACGAATTTCTTATACGTCCTTTCAGGATAAGTTAATGGAAATATGGGCGAGGTATCCAAGAGGTTTGGACCCAGCAGAGCTTTAGGAGGTTACAATGTCAGATAATAATGGAAAAATAGTGGTTGCAAATTCTTGTTCGTGTGGGCCTGAGAACAGCGTGGTTGCTTCAGAGTGCCACGTCGGAAAAGGTCGAGTGATCGTGTCGAAGACTTATCCGAAGAATCCGGGTAAGGATAGTGAGGAGTATGAGGAGTTTGAGGTTGGAGTTTTTCAAACAGCTACGGCCTCAGTCACTGTTCCAATCAGTATTACTCATAATTTAGGGAATTATGAGAGTGTTAAAACCGGGGTTATTGTGACGTTGCCCTGTTATGTTGAGGAGCTTGATGAGTGCTTCGAAAAAGCTCGGGATTTTGCCGAGGAGAAGTCTGGAGAAATGTCCGATTTTTCTACTTCGTATAAAGCCTTCTTGAAGAAATGGAGACGCGGCGACTATGCCTCCAAGTAAGAAGACGAAGGGCGCCGGTAGAAAAGCGGCTAAGAATGAAGGGGAAGGCACAGCTTTAGATAGGCTGATACAGCAGGTGAATGCTACGTATGGAGAGGGAACGTTACTACCGGCGGTAAGGGCAGAAAGTCTAATAGTAGACTGGATTCCAACGGGCATTTTCGACTTTGATGTGCGAACAGGAGGCGGATTCCCTAGGGGGAGAATCACGCTTATTAAGGGGAAGTTTTCTTCCTGGAAAACAGCGTTGTGCTATAAGGGATTGAGTTCTGTACAGCGCATGTGTAGGTTTTGTGGGAAGCCGCTGGAGACTGTTGATCTGTTTGGGGAGGTCCATGAGGTAGACTGCAAATGCGGAAAGAGAGTTCGTGGGGTTGGTTTGTGGGTAGATGGGGAGCACGTTTTTGACCCTGAGTGGGCTTCCCAGTGGGGGGTGAATTGTGACGATGTTTTGTTGTTGGAGCCAGAGTCCGCAGAGCAGGCAATAGATGTTATCGATAAGGCTATTAGAACTCGGCAGTGCGATCTTGTGGTAGTGGATTCTATTGCGTCATTGACTCCCATTATTGAGTCGGCTTCTGCGGCCGGTGATCAGCAGATGGGGGTTGCAGCTAAGTTGTTTAATAAAGCCTGTAGAAAGTGGACGGCAGGTTTTAATTCGTTTGGGCTTTTAGCAGATACGAAGTGCACTATGCTGCTAATAAATCAGTTAAGGGAGAAGCTGGGTCCATATGGGGGTTTAACGTCTCCTGGGGGAATGGGTTTTGGTTTTTCCGAGTCATTAGAGATAATGACCAAGGCTGAGGAGTATATTGTTGATGAGGTTACGAACCGAAATGTTGGGTCTTTAATTTCTTATCATATACTTAAGAGTAAAGTGTATCCTCCTTCATTGCCTTATGGTGAGTTTGCTTTGTATTTCTCCAAGGTTAAGGGAAGGCACTTTGTGGGGTCCACAAATACCGAAGAACAGGTTATAAAGTATGGCGAGTATTGGAAGCTCATAGCCAAAGCAGGTTCTTGGTATACGTTTAAAGATATAAAGGTTCAGGGAAAGCCAGCACTTGTAAGGGAGTTACAGAAGCGGCCGGAATATGTGCTAGAGTTGATGGACGATATTAGGCGTAAAGAGAAGGTTTGGAAGGATGAGGGTAGGTTTGGAGAGAATGATGGGTTAGTGTGGGCAGGGAGTAATGAAGAAAAAGAAGAAGGATAAAGTTCGGAGTCCCTTTTCAAAGTCGCCTGTTCAGAAGTTTTTGTCTGAAGATGCAGAAGAGCCTACAGTGAGGGAGATATCAAGCTTTAATGAGAAGCGGTTATCAGAGCGATTAGGGTTTGATCTTACTCCGGGTTCTGGGTGTGTGCCGTGTTTACGAAAGAAGGGCGATGGTAGGACCGATGACTTTGTCATCGAGTGCAAGGAAACAAAGGCATCGTCTATCCGTATTACCGGGGAGATGTTGGGTAAGGTTTATGCTGAAGCAAAATACTCGGGTAAGGAGCCTGTTATGATTATTTCTATTTACGGAGTTCAGGAGCCAGTACCGCACGATTGGGTAATGGTTCCTGCATATCTCTTTGATTCTACTTGACAAAATGCTAAGAATTTTTGATAATTAATTAATGTCATAACGATATGCCATCGACACAGGAGACAACATGATTAAGCAGCTACACCCCGGAAAATGCCGATATGTTACGGATAAAGTACTCAAGTTTTGCCGCAGTGTGGATTGGGTCTTAGAAGAGAAGCTCGACGGGCATAGGGGATTACTTCATTGTGGGGGCGAGCTTGATAGGGGGTACATGACGAGCAAACGAAAGTCGTCAGGTACCGGTATGTTTTGTGAGAAGGGGGAAAACATTCCCCATATCACAGAACAAGCTCAGCGAATAGCCAGGGGAAATTCTCTAGGGTATACGGTACTAGATGGGGAAATAGTAGTACCAGGTCATCCTTTTGAGTCTGTTCAGTCCGTTATGGGGGCTAAGCCTGCGAGGGCAATTTTGTGGCAGGAGGATAATAGTCGTGCAGTGTATTTTGTCTATGATATTTTATTCTATGATGGGAAGGATGTTAGAGATGAGCCATACTATGTAAGGCAAGATAGGATAGATGACTTTTTTAGGGTGGTGACCCTTCTAGAGCCTTCTGCGGTTCCTCGTTGGGTTAGGAGACATCCTTCAATCTATGCGGGTGGAGGGTTTCGAGAGTTTTTTGATGGGGTTATAAAGAGGGGTGGTGAAGGTATTGTACTCAAGCATATCTGGGGGAGATACGGAAAGAATGTCTGGAAGTTGAAGGCGGGGTATTTAGATAATAGTTTAGATTTTGATGTAGTGATTAGCGGGTTTCGTGAGGGAAAAGGTAAATTTAAGGAGTTGATAGGGGCTATTGATTTCTCCTGTTACGAGACACGTAAAGGAGCAAACGCTTTGGTTCCGGTTGGTAGGTGCTCTGGGATGCCCGATGGGGCAGTTCGGTGGGCCTATGCTGGAAGTAGAAGTAAGGGTTCAGGAAATCATTTAGTCATGAGCCCGGAGTGTGTTGGGGAGCCGGGCACTCGGTCTTGGTTTACGTTTTATAGTAAACAGCTTATTGGGAAAGTCATAGAGGTACGGTCAAGCGGTCTTACTGCCAAGGGTAAGTTGAGACACCCAAGGTTTGTTCGTATGAGGCCTGATAAAAATGCTAGTCAATGTCCCATGCCTAGGGACCAGTTAAAGGAGTAGTTATGCAAGGAGAGCTTCGGGAAGTTCCGATAGAGTTGTGCGTGGTTGATGATTTGTTTAATACCCGTACTAAGGGTATTGGTGATGTTTCTGAGTTGGTTGAGTCCATCAAAGATAGTGGGGTTTTGGTCGCCCTTATGGGTAAAGACCGAGAGAATCCCAAGGGGGAGGTAGAGATCTATGCTGGGTACAGACGGCTTGCGGCAGCTGCGATTGCTGGGTTGAAAGTCGTACCGGTTATGGTTCGGAAGCGAAGAGCCATGACTCGCAAGGACATGCTTCTTGATAACATTTGCGAGAATGTTCAGCGAAGGGATTTGAACCCGGTGGACGAGGCCAGGGCATTTTATCGACTCCAGGAGGAGTATGGAATGTCGGTAGCTGAAGTCAGCACTTCTTTGGGTCTCAAGAAGAAGTTTGTTACTGACAGGCTTGACCTGTTGCGCCTTCAAGGTGTGGTGTTGAACGCGTTGCAGGCAGAAGAAATTTCTGTTCAGGCAGCTCTTGAAATAGATCGGTTGCCGCAGAATAAGCAGGAAAAGTTTGTAGGCATTGCTCGTGAGTTCAGGGGAGCAAAGCTCAAGGCTATGGTTCAAAAAGAGCTGGATAAGATTCAGCAGAAGCTTGATGGGATGGAGAAAGAAAAGCCGAAGTCACCAGATGCCGCTGTGATTACGGAGCATGTCCGTATGATCAAAAAGGCTTCTTCGGTGGTTTGTGCTGGATTGGGATATTCGGACGAAGAGGCGGAGGCCGTAAAGTCTGTGAACTATCGTTCTTTGGGGCCGGATGATTTGGGTGTCGTGGCTAAGTTGTTGGATGATTGCGCGGACCAGGTGGAGGAGGACATACCTATTAATGATACGGCCAAGGCTGAGTTGATTGAAGCCGTAAATTCTTCTAGGGGGATAAAGGGTACAGATGAGATTAAGTCTCTATGGGTTCAGTTTCTTGTCGGTCAAGCCATGCAGAAGGCCAGGGAGATAAATCCGGAGAAGCCGAAAGTCACCCTAACGCTGATGAGGGATATTATTGGACAGGTGTTTGAGTAGTCTTTGTTATAGGTAGGAATTCATTATAGTTTCAACACAGGAGTCAAGATGTTAGTTCACCATTCTAAGCAGACGTATAAAGAAGCCGCTTCGGACGCAGCAAGGCACGCGAAGCAGAAGCTGATGGAAGACATCGAAAGAGGTAAGACTTTTGCTTCCAATATTATTGAAAGGGTCCAGACTGAGGTCCCGGAAGATGCGGTAGTTAGAAGTAGGGGGTTAAGGTTTGATGGGGATGAGGATAGCCGGAGATCTGGGGAGCCCGTTGGGCTTCTTGTTGGGTATGAAGGTTCTTTATTTGAAGCGACAAAGCATTCAAGGGGTCAATTATGTCAGAGGTCCGGGATGCCCCGAAAGTATTTGTCTTGGTTAGAGGAAACTGAGCGGAGGAGTTGGGGGATTCGTCTGGCGGCAAATAATTTTAGAGAGATTTTTCAAAACCAGTCTGACAGGTTTCTTCTTAGAAGTTACGGAGGTAAGCTCAGGGGGTTTCTGTCTGATAGGTATAAACGAAGGGACTCACGGCCATTGTTGGATGGTTTTATTGAGGCGTGTAATCAGGTAGGAGCGTTACCCTATGACGGGATAGGGTCTGATACTCGAGTTTCGATGAAAGCGGTATTGCCCCGAGTGTTCGAGCCGATCGACAATGAAGTTCTTTCTATTGGTTGCATGTGGGAGAATAGTGATTATGGTGCGGCCAGAAATAGATTGTGGGTTTTTGTGTCTCGTTTGTGGTGTACTAATAAGGCAATAATGACTACGGGTTTTTCCCAAGTTCATTTAGGGAGTAGGCTACCAGACAACCCGATGATAAGTCAGAAGACGGTTGATATGGATACTAAGGTTACTATTTCGGCTATGAAGGATGTTATCGGGACTACCATGTCTCCAGATACGGTTGAGGTACTTTGTGAGGTTATACGGGAAGCAGGAGAAAAGCAGATAGATCCCACCGTAGAGTTGGAGCGTTTTAAGAAACGTTTTTCAGCTAATGAGTTCTCAGAGGTTAAGGAGAGGTTTAGTACTCCAGATGTAGTTCAGTTACCGCCGGGTAATACTGCGTGGAGAATGAGCAATGCTGTTTCGTGGTTAGCTAATGATACTTCTGATTCAGACAGAAAGCTTGAGTTGATGAAGATCTCTGGGGAGATGTTAACCAAGAAGAATTGAGTGGAGGTTTAACTGTTATGATGATTAGGCATACATGGACTGATTCTGATGACGAGCTTTTGCTGAAGATGATTTCAGAGTGCGAGCCGCTGTTTAACTATTATAAAGAGTCCAACAAGGGGTATACCGAGAGTAACGCTTGGGATGCGGTGGCCGGGAGGTTATTGCCTTTAGTTTGCGTTACGGGTGCCGCATGTAAGAGGAGGTTTGCACGAATAAAAAAGCAGAAGAGTCCGGATAGGTCTCGGGAGAAGCTTATAGCTAAAGTAGAAGAGTTCGGGGACGAAAGCTTTCAAGCAGCATGTGATCAGGTTCCGAGTCTGATGAGGCAGATCGAAGCTTTAGACGCTAAGGTTGAGGGTTTGAGGGAGAGGTTGGATTTTCTGATAAGCATATGGAAGTGAGGGCAGATGTCTCTTAAAGACAGAATAAGGGCTATTAAGCGAGGTGAAGACAGTTCGGACTTGTCTAGGATTGTTAGGTCGTATTTAGTTTCAAGGCCGCAGGACTTCCGGGAGGATGGCTGGCATATATCAGATATTTGTATGATGTGTGCAAGAGCCAGAGCTCTTAAGATGTTTGGGGTCCCTGGCAGCATAGGTAATGATACGGTTACTGAAAAGTTATACGACTTAGGTAAGGGCATACATCTTATTTATCAGAACTGGTATTTTGGCGGAGCAAAAGTATTATGGGGTAAGTGGGAGTGCCTTAGATGTAATAAGACCATATGGGGGTTTAAGCCTGCGTCCTTTATTGAAGGTGTCGGGTGCTATCATGATGGCAAGGGGCATCGTTGGTCTTATCAGGAGATTCCTGTAAGGGTTACGGCAGGTGAACGCTTAAAAGGGTATGAGTGGGCGCAGCCGGGGTTGGTAGAAGGACTTTTTAAGGATGTGGTTGGGAGTTCGGACGCTTTAGTGTGGGTTGATTCAAAGAAACATTGGGTGTGCGCGGATATAAAGACATGCAGGGATGAAATATTTAAGTTTCAGTATATGAAGGGAGCTTTCGAAGCACATAGGAGGCAGGCTAACCTTTATGCATATTTGATTAAAAGAGGTTATGTTGATGGATGCCCTCAGGAAGATATTCCGAGTCCAGAGGAAGTTTCAGTATTTTACGTTAATAGGAATACTTCTGATGAAATAGAGCATTCTTTTAGTATAGATAAGGGGTTAGTACAGGCGAGTTTTGATGAATTAACTAAGTTCGACAGGTACACGGTTACTGGGGAGCTGCCAGAAAGATGCGCTTTATGCGATACCAAGGAAGCCAAAAGAGCAAAGAAATGTGGACAGCGAGTAGCCTGCTTTTCTAGGGAGTAATAGGATGGAAGATCACCCAGCTGTTTCTGCGGCGAAAATGAAGATAATAACGGAGGGCTTTCCTAGGCCGAGTAAGCCATCAGATGACAATTTAGGTTGGCCAAAGAGTGTGGGGGATTTGACGAACGAGCAGTTAGCACTACATCTCACGGTATGGTCTGGGTGGGCAGGATATACCAGGGTGCTATTAGCTGTAGCGTCTGCGAATCAGGTTGCTTATGAGTCTCAAAAAGGCATATTTAGAAGTCAGGAGATGGTTAAGCATGCAGCAGATTATAAGACAGTTACTGCGCTAAGGGCGGCTGTGGACAGCTCGGAGACTATCCAGCAGTATGATGAAAATTTTATGCAGGCAAGAGTTGAGAAGAAAATTCTATCATCATTGTTGGAGACCTATGTTGAGCGAGAGTCTGTAATCAGTCGTGAAATAACGCGGCGTAGAGGTGACATAGAAGATGCAAGAAGATAGCAGGATCTGTCTAGGAATAGACCCGGGACAAAAGTCCAGTGGAGTTGTGGTCCTTGACTGGGTTAACCGCCAGGTACTTATGGCAGATAATCAGTATCCGAATGAGCATATTATGAAGACTTTCGAGAAGAATGATGTTTTTCGGGGTCCTGGGAGCGAAGACATTGTCTTGTTTTCTTGTATTGATAAGGTCTCTATAGAGAAGGTAGTGACCTATGGTAGGTCGGTTGGGCAGGAAACTATGGATACGGCTTGGTGGTCTGGAAAGTTTCATACGGCAGCTGAGTGGACAGTGGGAAGAGTTGAGGCTATATCACGGCCGACAGTGAAGATGATGCTTTATGGGTCATTAGTTTATAAAGATGCTACATCCAGAAAAGGGGTAGATACTAAGTTGTTAAAGTCTTGTGCAAAGAGCTATTTTGATCCTACTGGTGGGGGCAATGACCCCTATAGGGGGACAGTTAAGTGTAAGGGGCCTCTTTTTTGTGTGAGGGGAGTTCACGCTTGGGATGCGTTGTTTGTTGCACTATCGGCAATGCTGGCCTAGAATAGCTTAGGATATTCCGGGAGATAAGCATGAAAACACAGAAGACGGAGTTGGTGACGGAGGTAGGAGAGAGGTCAGAAGTTCTATTCAGAGTAGCCGGTGGGTCTCAAGTTAAGCTGGTAGCTGGAGCAATAAGCAGGTCTATTCGGGAAGGAAATACTCCGGTCATTGTGGCCATAGGGGCAGGAGCGGTAAATCAGGCATTAAAGGCGATATGTGTATCTCAGGGCATGATAGCTCCAGAGGGTTATTCTATTGTCATTAAGCCAGGATTTCGGGATGAGTTCATAGGGGGGAGGAAATGTACTGCGATGTCTATGAAGGTGGTTTCTATTTAGCTGGAGGAGTGATGAATAAAGTTGTTAAGGAAGTGGCGTTTGACGCCGCACACAGGTTATTTGGGTACCCCGGAAAGTGTGCTAACATTCACGGGCATAGATATAGGGTCCTGGTAGCGCTTAATTACAGAGAAGTGAGAGATGACGGTCTATCTATAGACTTCAGCAGGATAAGCGATAGCGTAGGGAAGTGGGTTTCCGAGAATTGGGATCATAAGTTGCTTCTGAATTCGGAAGACCCACTAGGTAAGTATTTAGTGGATACAAGTTTGTGTACTGTGAGTTCTATTTTCAGTTTTGAGAAGAATCCCACAGCGGAAGTCTTGGCGGAGTACTTAGTGAAAGTTGTGATACCGTATCAGTGGCCATACCTCGGGCATATTCTGCATTCAATTTCGGTCTATGAAACTCCCACTTGTTGCGCAGTAGTTAAGGTTCCACATGTATCAGATTAATGAGATTTTTTATAGTATTCAGGGTGAGGGGGTCAGTATTGGGTATCCAGCAATATTTGTTAGGTTCTCCGGGTGTAATTTAGCTTGTCCTTTCTGCGATACGGAGCATGATACGTTTACTGAGTATTCATTAGATGGTTTAGTGTCGGCTATAGTTGCCATGAGGGCTAAGTTGGGGATGCACCAAGGGTATGGTTTTTTATCTAAAGATAGGCCAAGATGCGTTTTTACGGGTGGGGAGCCAATGCTTCAGTTAGATGTGAATCTTATTGGGGCACTTAGGGAAGCTGGGTTTTTACTGTGCATTGAGACTAATGGTACGATAGGGGAGCAGTGGATGATATCCTTGGATGAAGTTACAGTTTCGCCAAAGAGACCCATCAATGAATTGCCTGCATTAAGATATGCGACTACGATTAAAGTCTTGGTTCCAGTTTTTGAGGGCATAGAGGTATACAGTATAGTGGAAATGGTAAATATTAGTGCTGTAAGAAGGCGGAATATTAATCTGGTATTACAGCCAATAAGCATAGAAGATGGAGCTTCGAGGCAGTTTAGAATAAATTGTCAAGAAGCTGTAGGGCTACAAAAAAAGCTATGGGTTCGACATAGACAGATCTGGAGAGTAATCCCCCAGGTGCATCGTCTCATGGGGATAATTTAGGAGGTATGAGCATGAAAGAGTACAGAGAGGGCAATAATGAAGCTGAAGCGGAAGATGGGGTTGAGGATTCTTTCGAGGATGCAGTGACAGGGGAGCAAGTTAAGGCTATTTCGGCAATATTGTTGGTATTAACTCCCCGAGGTGTTGAGTTATTGACGGACATTAAGGGGATAAAAGTCGATAGGCAGGCAACATATCACGATGTAGTTATGATGACTTCGGTAGCAAAAGCAGAAGCTGAAGCTACCATCTCCAGCAGGTATACTGCGGATGCTATGTTGAAGAGTATGAGGTCTGTTCAAAAAGCGGCCGCCGGCAGGAGAGCTCCAAGAAACGTTGGAGGAGTCCCTATTATTGGAGGGGGAAGGCGTGACCACTGAAATACAGCGGGAGATGGAGGAGGCTGTAAAAGTTCTTCTTCGAGGCATGGGTGAAGACATTAGCCGAGAGGGGTTGTTGGATACCCCTAGACGCGTAGTCAATATGTTCTTGGAGATGACGGAAGGTTTAAGGGTGTCGCCCCCTCATATGACAACGTTTAGTAAGGGGTCTACCGATCAAATGGTAATAGTTTCTGACATTGCGTACACGAGTTTGTGTGAGCATCATTTAGCACCGTTTACAGGTAGAGTTCATATTGGATACCTTCCGAGTGGTCGGCTGGCCGGGTTATCGAAGTTGGGTAGAATTGTTGAGTGGTATGCAAAAAGGCCTCAAATTCAGGAGAGGTTTACATCTCAGATAGCTGACAAGTGTGTTGATGAGCTGGACCCGGTTGGGATTATTGTGGTTGCAGAAGGGCATCACCAGTGCATGTCCATGAGGGGCATTAAAAAAGAAAACCATAAAACGGTTACTACGGCAATCAGGGGGAAGATAGCCAAGAATGAGTTTTTCCAGGCTTTGGGGGTTACCCGTGGCCACAATAGTTTGTGATCTGGATGGGGTCATCGCGAAGCCGGTTGCGAGCCATACTGAGTATTCCAACTGCGAGCCGAATCAAGAAGTCATAGGAGTTTTGCATAGGCTTGTACGTTTGGGTCATGAGATTGTGATTCATACCGCAAGGTGGGAAGTAGATAGAGGTGTTACGGAGTCTTGGCTTAGGAGGAATTCAGTACCATATTCTAAAGTTGTATTCGATAAGCCGTTAGGTCAGGTGTATATTGATGATAGGGCTTTATTGTATAGTTCTAATGACGAGACCAGGGTTAGTTTGTTAGAAGAGATTCTAGGGAGGCTAAGATGAGTCCTGAAGTTCTGGGTAATTTACATATTGTTTTGTATAGCGGGGGTATGGATTCGTATATTACTTATAAGTATGTTGGGCGAAGTTCGGGTGATAATGATATAGTTTACCCGGTATACTTTAGTCTTGGACACAGGTATGAGCATCAGGAGCTGGCGGCAGTTGCGAATACTTTGGGCAGTAAAGTTATGCGGGATTTTACCCTTAAAGGACTGGGTAAAGTTGAAGACTATTTTGCGCATATTCCGGGGAGGAATGCACATTTAGTTTTGGCTTCTTTGAAATATGCGGTTGTTAAGTCCAGTAAAGTTTTTGTTTGGCTTACGGTTCAAAAAGATGAGATGAGTATTCCGGATAGGAGTGAAGAGTTTTTTGAGAAGATGTCAGAGGTTTGTAGTGTGCTAGTTGGCTCGGAGGTTCTTGTGGCGACCCCATTCAGGGATATGGATAAGGCAGATATGGTGGCATGGTATTTGTCTAAGGGATATTCAGTTGATGAGTTGTTGAGTACTTGGGCATGTTATAATTCTACTTCGTATATTCCGTGCGGCGAGTGCAGTGCATGTATCCGGAGATACATTGCTCTGAGTATTAATGGTTTAAGTGAGGAGTACCGAATTGACCCGTTGAGTTCGAGTTTGGCGGATAGTTATAGAAAAGCGGCAAAGTTGGGGGAGTACAGTGAGCAACGTTGTGGAAGAATACTGGAGGTGTTAGGTGAATGAGCTAAAAGACTGCATGGTGCTGAAGGCTGAGTGGCTTGTAACTAGAGAGTGTAATCTGCGATGTGAGTATTGCCAAATTAGAAATAAGCCAGAAGGTATGTCCGAAATCTCTACAGAGAGGGCTATAGAGATTGTAGAGATGTTCTCTAAGTTGTGGCCGGGGGCGCCGATGGTGATTTATGGTGGAGAGCCGACTACTCGGGAAGATTTGCCAGACATCTTGGCCGCAGGAGTGAGGTTTGGGGTTAAGTTGCCCGTGATTTCTAATTCTATTAGGGTGTTACACGATAGTGAATACACCAAAAGATTGGTAGATGCAGGGTTAGCTAATTGGAGTGTGTCGCTGGACCGACTAAGTGGCGTCCCATATTACGACAGGTCTTCGTTGATAAAGTCGAAAAATGGTTTAGAGGCGTTGAGAATGTTTAGGGATACTTATGGTATACGTGATTTAGTCGCGTGTATCACAATAACCAGGTACAATATCGAGCATTTGCCAAGGATGGTCGAGGAGCTAACCGCCGAGGGGATTTGGGCGATAATGACGCCCTTGCAGGTCGGCGATGAAACCCGTGAGTATGGGAGGTCCTCTAGATTGCACCAGGCTAATCAGGAGCAGGCAGATCGTGTTGGAGAAACAATAGAGGCTATGGCTAAAAGCGGTGGGTATCTATTGCACAATGATTCTGAGTGGTTTGCTCAGTGGGGTGAGATCTTTGTGAGCAATGGGTGGAAATGCACTGGAAAGGCTGCCTTAACCATCGATGCCGATGGTAAGATTCGATATTGTGTGGATCATCCGTTACCCGAGGACATCTATGCTTGGGAGATGACTGACCCCAAGCGAAGGAGTAGGTATCAGGAGCTTATTGATGCGGGGGTTCCGTGCACCGGTTGCAGCTGGGATCAAAACGTTGAGTGTCTACGGCGGTCAAGGGACTCGAACGTAGGCGTGTCGGAGGGTAGGAGGAGGTCCAGGCATGAGGTTCCCGACGACAAGCTGTTGAAGTTGAAGCCGGCGGCGAGAAAGTGGTTCGTGAACAACCCACGGTTGGAAAGGGTAAAGGTGTGACATGGGAGAAGTGACGATTGCTATTCCTACCAGAGGTAGACAGGATTTTCTTGCAGTCCTTCTAGCATCTATTGCGAATGATGTTCGAAACGTTGCTGAAGTTTTGATTATTGAGAACGGGCCAATTACTGAGCAGTACACGTCAGGAGTAGTCCTTCGTGTGAGGGAGTTGTTAGTCTCTTTGGGGGTAAAGGTTACAGCTACGCATATTGGGGATGTTGGGCGTCAGGCATCCCAGGCGAGAAATTTTGCGCAGATTCATTGTACGTCTGAGTTTTTGATTTGTGTTGATGACGATATGTGGTTTGAGCCTGGAGTTATAAACCGGATGTATCGTATGTTCAGCATAGCTGAACGACGAGCTGACGGGCCTGTAGTTTTGTCTGCATTGACCCCCTATGTAAATTCGGAGTGGGATGGACCTAAGGCAAATGACAAGTTGGATATGCCAGGGAAGGATGAAAAAATTATAGAGGTTATACCTACCCCAGGTCAATATATGCCGTTTCAGTTGATACTGAAGCAGAATTGTTCGTTTCAGGATTGTGAGGTGTCGGTGGATGCTTTACGTTGGTCGGACGCTTTAACTCCAGGGGTTTATTTTATGCGTCCGGACATCTCGGTCCCAAATTGGGATATTTCGGATCAGAGTTTATACACTGACATTGCCTGGAGTTTGCAGTTAGAGATTCTTCGGGGGTACAAGTTTTGTTTTGATTTAGGCAGCAGAGTTTATCATTTGCATGCTCAGAGTGGGGGTACCCGGTTGGGCGAGGGGAATTACTCTAAGCCTAGAAAGTTTTATGAAGCAAATTTGAAAGCGATAGAAAAGCTTTTGGAGATGAAGGTGGGTAGCGATGGCGTATAGTGTGTGTATTCCTACTGTGGGGAGAATAGAGACATTGCCTACGGTGTTGTTTTCTATTCTGGGGCAGAAGGGGGTTTCTGAAGTCATTATTTTGGATGAGGCATCGGTTCCTGTTTGTGAGTCATTTGTGGTTAACCAGGCATTGGACCTTTTAAGTTTGTCTAAGGGGATTGAAGTACGAGTCATACGGCGCCGGAGAAGGGGCGGGATAGGGAAAGCCAGAGTCGATCTTATTAATGAAGCAAAGAACGATTATATTGTGATGGTTGACGACGACGTCGTTTTAGGGGAACGGTGTGCAGAGGTCTTGGTTTCACATTCGATGGAGCATGCTTCGTGGGCAGTACCCACCTGTGTGTTGATTTCCGCCGGGCTCGAGTTGGATGGGTATACTGACCAGGTGGTGGATGCTGAGGACCCTAAAGTGAAGCAGTGGACGGAGAGATACCCATGGTTTATGCCTTATTTTAGGTACAGTAAGGTCGTTATTGAGACACATTTGGGTTGTGCAGGCACTCAGTGTATAGCTTTCAGCAGGGATAGAGTTAAGGACTCGTTTGATTTCTTAGACAAGAACGGAGCTCTCCCTAGGGAGGATACATTGTTCACTAGGGTTACCGGGCCAGGGGTGTTTTATTCAGGGGTGGAGTGTTATCATTTTGAGCATAAGTCCCAGGTAACCAGGGGGCAGTGGGATAGGCGAATGTTCTACCGAGTTCATGAGGCAATTTTGAAAGACCCAAAGGCCTACATAGAGTTAATGGGGTACTGATGAAAATTTTGTATATTAAAAACGGGTATGAGAATGATACGTGGTTTGATGAATTAGGCAATATGTTTTTGTCTAACGGAGCTACGGTTTGTTATACCCCCTTTGATATGGTGGAGCCTGCGGAGTGTTTTAGATTAGTAGATGAAGTTTTGCGGCTGGGGCCTCATGTGGTTCATGCTCCCGCGTTGGGTAGTCCTGCTTGTATTTTGCAGATTGTTAGTAGTATACCAACGGTAATTCAAGCTTCCGATAATTATGAGGCGGATATTCGGAGGTTCTTTGAAAGCGAGCCGAGAAGAGGTCAGACGGACGATCGGTTGAGGGCGTTTACTATGTCGCAGGCTACGTTTTTGGTTACGGCCAAAAGAGAAGCACAAGCTGGGCTTAAAGTTTATACTCCAAGTGCAGTGTATGTGCCCCGTCCTATAAATTTTATGTATCAAGGTTTAGCCAGGCAGGACGGAATTATCGGAGTAGTTAGTTTAACTGGAGTGGAGGAGCTTAGACCGGCATTTGATGGCGAGTTGGTGTCTTTGCGAATACCATATAAGTTTGATGATAAATTATGCAAAAGTTACTCTTGCATAATTATTGCTCCGGGAGTAGAGTTATCGGCAGATGGCATTGAGCATTTATGCTCTATGGGAGTTCCGATTGCTAGACCATCGAGTGTTAAGTTTGATATTGAAGATGAGTTTAATTTTTTGGAGTATTCATTGGACGATTGGCCGAGGTCAGCAAACAAGCTAGGGTTAAGTTTGAGTTCCATGGATGACGATAGCTATTATGGTAATGAGGTCGAGAAGATTAAGGCCATTTATGACAGGAGGTCTGTTGAGTCTGTTTATATGGCTTATAAGCGTATTTATGAGAATGCCGTTCGTAAGGCATTAATACGAACACCAGTTCGTGGATGGTAGTAAATCATGGCTGTTGAAGGTAAGAGTAGGGATAGTGTATTTGCGGGTGATAGTCCTATAGGTAGGCACTTAGCCAGATGGGATAGAGATATTCCCCAGGAGAAGCGTACTTATGGGGTTAAGGTGTGTTTAGCCGGAGGTGAAGGGAAATCTTTTAGGGACGGTCTATATAGAGTTGGAGTGCGGCACTTATTGGCCTCTTATCTCTACATGAGAAACTGGCTGAAGAAGCATTCCGTTGAAGAGATTGAAAAAGATTTGGGGAGGTTTGATTATTTAATCTTGGATTCCGGGGGTTTTACTCTCTTAAAGGAGCGAAAGAAGAACCCTGACTTTGGGGTTAAGATGGATGTCCGTGAGTATGCTGAGGAGTATTATACTGAGTTAAAGAGAATAGGGCATTTGTTCTCCATGTGTGCTGAGGTTGATCTGCCGTCGGAAGTTGGGGTGGATTATGGGGAGGCAATGAAAAGGGAGTTGATTTCTGGGGGTGTTCCGATAGTCCCGGTAATGCAAGGTCAACCAATAGAGTATTTCAAAAAGCTTAAGTGGTTTGACAATTTCCCTTACATCGCTATTGGGTCGGCAGTTATAGGGAAGGGTGACTATAAGGGGTGGCTGCGGGACGTTTTTAAGATAGGTAAGGAAAATGGGAACATTTTTCATGGGTTTGGGGCTACGGCCGAAGACGTTTTGTTTAAGGGCCAGTTTTATTCGGTAGACTCCACCACTTGGATTGATGGTGGTAAGTACGGTACGACTATGATATATGAAAATGGTCGTATTCGGTATTACGATATGGAGAGCAAAAGCATTCGGAAAAAGTATAAGCGGATGTTTGAGGAAAACGGAATTGTATTTGCCGACATCATGAAGGATAAGGCTTTTGAAGTTAATATGATGAATGCGGTTGCTTGGAGGCAATTGGGCGAAGGGCTTAAGTATGACGTTAGAAATTCTTATTGGCTAACAGAGGAAGAGAGAGAAGCCGCGACTACCATAAAGGAGTCTGTATATAATAAGGATGGATTGATCGACCGTAGCCAGTCTATTGCCAGAGCTCAGCTAAGAAGGAGCAACATTAAGCGAGACCCACGGCGAGACGACAGAATTCATGAGCCGATTAATTGTAGTACATGTTTCTTTGAGGGGAAATGTCCGAGGTATAAGCCGGGAGCTCCATGTGGCTTTGATATGAATTTGCAGATCGAGAGTGAGATAGATTTGCATAGGGTCATGAAGAGCTTGGTAGAGACGGCTTATGGTAGAGTTATGAACGGTGTGTTATTCGAAAAATTACACGGCGGATCTCTTGATAAGAATGTGTCTGCTGAGTTAAAGAATTTGGTGGGCATAGTTAAAGATCTTCGCGATGTCTACATGCCTAAGAAAGGAGGTAGCCAAGAAGAGGATGGGGAGTCCTTTACTTTATCCGGTAAGGCTACCTCCAAGGGTGTTTTGAGTCAGATGCTATCTTCAGTCTTTGGGGCCGATGGTGATTCTAAGGATGGGGAAGTTGAAACTATTAACGTAACTCCCGAAGAAAGTCGGGAGGAATAGGAGTGATCATGGAAGACCAGAAATTTGATTGTGGTAATGAGAGTGTTGATTCGGAGGACATTTCTTCGTTTGATTTCGAAGCATGGAAACAGCAAGGAACTCGGGTTTACGAGACTTTGGGGGAGAAGATTGCCGCGATGCAGGAGGAGCTCGATAGCCTAAAGGCTCAGAGGGTCGGTATTGGGGAATCCCTAGGGATGATTCGGCAGGCCCCTGTGGTTTCCAGAATCAAGGTCCGACCGAGAGTTTTGAAGTTGCTTTCGGAGGTTGGCCGGCCGATGTCTCGTGAGGAGATTTTCAACGAATTGAAGGAAGAAGTTCCGAAGTTGGAGCAAAAGTCCTTTGATGAAGCTGTAAAGCGGATGGTGCTCACCGAAAGTGTGCCTGTTCAAGAAGCTGATGGGCTTTTAAGCTTGATTGGTTAAGCTTAATAAAGTTAACCTATCTTTAAAGTCGATTTCACTAATAATCCATAATTACACTAATCCCGATAAACATTGTTGATCCTTGACACATTGCATCTATTGATATATTATTGATTATTCTTTTGTGACGGGATGGTTCCCTGTCATGATATTGGATATTCTTATGCTAGAGGTTTTCGGATGGGATTGTGTGTATATGAAGACGTCTACGTGTATGAATACGGGGTTTAGAGGTTCATCCAAAATAGATTGTGTTTAATTAAAAGAAGGAAAAGCTATGAGTGCACATCGTAAGGTAGGAAGGGCTGTAAATTGGAGCAGAAATCCGCAGCCGAGGGAGAAGAGGCCATATCTTATGGGGGAAGGTCTTGGAAATTGTTTAGGTCTTGAAGGGCCTAAGTATACCAGGGATGCAAGAGTCCTAGAGCAGATAGCATACGACAATTGGGTGTATGCATCTGAGTTACGAAAGCAGAGGAATGAGAAAAAGGCACGGGAGAAGCAGCAGCACATAAGTTTTTTAGAGGTTCTAGCGTCGAAGGAGGCTTCGGGGGAAATTCTTGTTGACCAACGAATTTTTTATTCTGAGTTCGTAAAGCGGGGGTGGGAGGCCAGGGCAGAACAGGTTGGTGGATTGCCTGATGGGATTGACATTGCTCTTACAGACTACGGTTTATTATTTATGGTTCCTGTGATTGAGGAGGATACCGCGAAGAAGTTGGGGATTGATAAAGTGGCTCCTGGAGTTAAGCCAAGAAGAGATGGCTATGGGAGGCCGTTCTGGGTGCAGGCAGAGTTGAAGGATACTATGAATTTTATCTTTGGATTGATTAGATGGAACCGTCCACTGAGTATTAGGGAAGCGCAGCAGTTTGGGGTTCGTGTTAAGTAGCTAGATATTTAATTGGAGGGTTCGATGAGAGACTTTAGGTTCGGAGAGCTTTTGTTGGTTTTGTTTATCGTTATTGGAGTTTCTTTTTTGGTGTTCAGGGGGTGCGAGGCTGAGTTGGGGTCGGGAAGTGGGGTTAATAATGGCCCACTTCAGTGGGACTAATAGTAGAGAAGACATGGTTTGAGGAGGTGATGTATGAGTTGTGATTATTCATTCAGTTTTGAGTTTGGAGTGTACGATCCTACTAAGAAGGGATACAAAGTCCTAAATATGCCCACAGTGAGCGTTGATGACGGATGGGAGACAGTAGGGTTCAGGGCGTTTAATCGTCTAGTGGAGGTCATCGGCTTTGCAAGAGAAGGGGATGTTTTTAGCCTAGCTGCGAGGGGTAGTCAACCCGATTATGGGCGTAGTGGTTTAGGTTGTTCATTGCAGTATATTATTGCAGTTCCGAAGTCATGTAGTTGGGTACATGATATGCAAAGGGAGCTTTTTAGAAGTCGATCTAATAGCCCAGTCATATTTTCAGTGTCAAAATTGAGGCGCATTCTTTTGAGAGAAAAGCAAGAAGTCCGAGACCTTTATGGGTTGAGAGAGCAAGCCTATTGGCCGGAGGGAAGCCATCCTTCTAGGTATATAGGCTATAGGCGTTAGGGTAGACAGATACACAGTTTGGGGTTCAACACTTAAAGGAGTTCTAAATGTCAGTAGTCGCAGCTATGATTACGTCGATGGATGGGGAGTCGTTCGAGATAGGTGTTTCTTCTGATGGGCAGGCTAACTACGACGGGGGTTTTTGTGTTCGGAGTGAGGAAAAGATTCTCGTCTTGGGGTCTGAGGGGAGTCAGTTTTTAGTGGGGGTTGTGGGGTCGTTTAGGTTTAGGGACTTAGTGTGGGAGGATGGATTTAGGGATTTTGCTTTTCAGAGTCAGGGTGATGTTCGAGTGTTTCGGAATTTGCTTATTGGGTTGATGGACGATGAGGTGGTAAGTCATTCGGTAGATGCGAATGACTTAGACTTTCAGATGGTGTTAGCTTGCGGAGTAGGGTTGTTTACTCTACAGTCTGATTTGCAAATTTCATGTCATTCGAGTTATTGTGCTGTTGGTGAAGGTTCCGAGGTGGCTTCAGGGGCGTTATACTCGGGGGCTAAACGGGGTACAGGTTCTGCATTGAGTGTCGCCATGGATGCGGTAGAGGCTGCGTGTTTGCACAGAGTTGATTGCGGGTACCCAATAACAGCTAAAGTTCTAAGACGTAATAAGGCTGGAATAGTCGTTCAGTCTAGTGTATTACAGGAGGAGGAGTTGCTCGGGAGGGTTAGTAGGATTTAATTAAGATTGCGGAGGGTGCTATGAATATCGAAAAAGCACATGAAGGTATCGGTAATGTTGGTCGGCTATGCCAGATTTTTTCAGAGGTTGAAAGTCGGGTTCAGATTTGTACTATGCAAGCCGGGCTGAGTTGCGGGTATCACCGCGAGTATTGGTTAGGGGAAGTGTCACGAGCTGAAAGGAAACTTTGGGCATTGTCCAAGAATGTTAGTGACCTATTGAATAATGTTGAACGCGTACACGGTGCCGAGTTAAAATGCTAAGTACTCCGTTTACGGTATATTTATTGACAATTCTTTTTTGCTTTGATAGAATCCTAATCATTGATTAAGGGTTAATGGGTTTTAGGGGCATGCAGTGGCAGAGGTTTCTATAACATTAAGGTCTTTGACCACGCATTCTGAAGTCAATGTATTTGGTGTACGAGTTGGTCTATTTGGGCCAAAAGTGTTTAGTGTAGTCTTGGATTCTTTTGACTTCGACTATGCACTCTCTTCTTTGGGAGTTTCGATGGGGTGGAGGTTAAGGAGAGGTCATGCATTGAGGGATATGATTACAGTTAGGTACATTGACGGTCAGTTGCCCCCCGAGGAGTTCAGCTCTTTAACGATATTGCCTAAAAAGAGTGGATTATATCAGGCAGCGGTAGTCTTAAGCATGTAGTTTGGCACGGGGTTGGAGGTATAATGAGAGAAGCTAAGAATGCGAAGTTGGATTATACGTATATAGTAGTTTCAGGTATAGTGGTAGAGGGCGCCATATCTATGATCAAGAGAAAATTTAGACTGGTATCTTTTGATACCCCTAGAGAGAGTCATGAGGTCATTTCTTATTTGGATAAGACTGGATGGTTTAGGGATGACAAGGATAAAGTTAAGTGGGTAGAGGTATATCGAGCCAGTCTTATGGGCGGGAGCAAAGAGGAAAGAGCGGTGAGCTTGGACACTCTGTTTAAGACAGAGGGAGAGAGGTTGGAGGCTTAGATTTAGTTGGAGGGGTAGGAAGGGGTCAATTTGGGCACGGTACATAATTTAGACGACTATAGAGAGCATGTAGTTTTGGTGGATCGAGGTGGGGCGGCACATGTGGTCCAGATGTCTCATTTAGAAGAAGTTGTTAAGGGCACGCTGTCTATTTATGATTTGGATGGATGGGAGACGCTTGTTCCGGCTATTGTGGATGAATGGATTGATTTCATTCGAGGGGTGGCAGGGTGATAGAATGAGCTTGGGCCGGCTACTGTTGAAAGGATGGGCTGAGGATGTCTGAAGAACAAGTTTTGACTGTTGAGGATATGCTTGAGGAGTTGGAAGAGCTCTTGGAAGAAGACTCCGATGGCAGTGGGCTTTTCGAGAAGGACATAGAGTTCCTCCGGGACACCTTGGAGTTTGTGGAGGACGGCGAAGAGATGACCTTGGATCAAAAGCGTAAAGTCGAAGAGCTCTGGCGTTCATGCTACATTTAAGGGAGATTAACGTGATAAAGCGGATAGGTAAGAGCTCTTGGGGGATATACTCCCGAGATGGAAAGCTTCTAGAGAAGAGGGAGACTCGAAGGGGAGCTGAAAAGAGGCTTGCGCAGATCGAGTTTTTCGCGAATACTGATAAGGGTAAGAAGTCCAAGTGAAAGGAGCATTCATGTGCAAGGTTCTTCTTGGATTGTATCTGAGTCTGGTTCTTTGGGGAGTTCCGGTAGCTGCGGAAGAGATTTGTGACACAGATCTTGTGGTTGAGTCCGGGGTCCCATTGGACCAAGAGGTTGTATCATGTAGTTTAGTGGAAGTGCTTGAATACGCTCCGAAGGACGTAGAGGCACAGAAGGAGGCAATTAATCATCAATCACGGTATAGGGTATGGTTAGGTCAACGTAAGCATGAATTTACTGTATATGAAAGGGCATTAATACGTATTGAGGTAGAGCGGAGCTGGAATGGGTCCGGCGAAGTGCATCAGTATATCAAACTTTGATGTTTCCGTGAGACAGGGTCTGTTTTAGCTAGCCAGCTAATTTTGTGGGGCGGGTGGAATAAACTCGGCGGGCACTGAGTCCTTCCCGCCCCACTTTTCAAGACGACGCTTAACGGTAGAGCACAAGGAGTATCTCCTAGAGTTGCGGGTTCGAGTCCCGCCGTCTTGTCTGATATTCATGGGATTGGGGGTGTTATGCGGGTATGGCATTTAAGCGTCCGCGAGGGGCATGAAGCGAAGGGGTTTGAAAGAGCTCTGGTTATTGCAGAGACACCCAAAGAAGCGCTAGAGGTTGTGGGTGGGGATTTCGGTAAGGCATCCATTTCGGTTAAGGATGTTGGGGATTATTTCGGTAGGGGTAAGCGAGGGGATATCGTGTATCTCCAGCGTTCGGCTTAGAGATTTTCAGGAGGTAATTATGGAAGTCCGGGTTGTCTGGGTGACGACAGATGATGGGTATACCGATGAAGATTGTTGGAGAGAAATAAATCGGGATTATCCCGATGAGCCAACGTATCAGGGAACTTCTGGAAAGATAGAAGAACGTGACAGACAGAAGAAGCGATTAAGGGAGTTGTAAGAAGCTAGGGGTTATGCGACTGATTATAAGTTTAAGGGCCAATGGCGGAATTGGTATACGCAAGAAGAAGTTGAGTAGCAGTTGCTCGATATGGGTACGGTTAATGCCGAAACACTGTATACCATATAGGTACTGCATTACAGGTTCGAGTCCTGTTTGGCCCACTGTGGTTTGCCCAAATATGGCAGATTGAGTCCAAATTAACGTAGGCCGAGTAGATTTGGCCGGAAGGAGTCAGAATGTACGATGACAATGTCTCAAATGGTTCGTTATTAGTGACTAAAATCGAAAACTGGTTTACGTATCATCCCCCCAAAGGTGATCAGGCCGAGAGGTATGAGAAGGTACGAGATGCCGCGAAGGAGTTTGCTCTAGTGATTGCGAAGTGCACGCCAATTTCCGCCGACCAGACAGCTGCTTTGCGTATGATTAGAGAGGCCGTGATGACGGCGAATGCAAGCATTGCTTGTGAGGAGACATGGGAGGAGGCATGTAAAGGGTAATGAGTTTTTGTTGGCGTAATAGGGTCTTGCATGGGGTGTGGTTGGGGTATGACCCGATAATTATATTAGAACGCGATCGGAAGTGTTACGAGAGGAGGTTTCATCGGTGGAAATTTGATTTGGAGAGAAGGCCGAATTACCTGGTGTGTTGCGATTGTGGGGCTAGAGCCATTCCCCATGTTTGTGATTGGGATAGGGTTCTAAGTTTGAGATCAAGAGTTCTTGGGGAGGTTGAAGATATGGCAACAGTTTTGGTTGTTGGCTGTGTTAGGAGTGGGTTAAGTTTAACTATGCAGATGTTAGATGCGGGTGGATTTCCCTGTGTGGGGAAGTACCCAGCATATGAGAAGTACGATTTAAAAAAAATCAATTGGAAGGAGTGTAGGGGTAAGGCAGTAAAAGTGGTGGATACCTATAAGCAGTTCCCACCCGTAGGGTATTCCTATAAGATTATTTATTTGCAAAGGGATGCCCTTCAGCAGGCGTTAAGTTTTAATAAGTTTTTGCGTGAGATAGTTGGTCAGCCTGAGTTGCCATTGCAATTAGTGCAAGATTCATTTGCGCAGTCCTATAGTCAAATTAATCAGTGGTTCAATAGGGCTAAGGGAGTAAAGGGTGTAGTAGAGTTTGAGGACATACTATCGAACCCTGGCGTGGTAGCCCGTCGGCTGGCCAGAATTGTAGGTCAAAAGTTGGATATTTCAGCTATGGCTAAAGCTGTAGTTGACCGGAATGCTAAGTGCTATCCGGGGTTTTTGGAGATGTCTTTGATAGACAAAGTAGAGGGTTTACATGGAAAGGTTGTTTAGTTTTATTTGGATTATGATTTTGGGGTGCAGTTCTGGGAGCGGAACGGGTAAGAATACCCCTGCCGATACCGATGCCGAGGGGGATATCCCTGTCGATACTGCCACGGATACCGATACCGATGGGGATACCGATGGGGACACGGACACGGACACGGACACGGACACGGACACGGACACCGATGGGGATACCGATGGGGATACCCCTGCCGATACCGACACCGACACCGATGGGGATACGGATACCGATACCGATGGGGATACCGATGGGGACACGGACACGGACACCGATGGGGATACCGACATCGATGCCGACACCGATACCGATGGGGATACCGATGGTGACTTAGGCAGGGAAGGGGCATGTATTACAGACCAAAAAAATTATTTGGAGGACTTTGGCTATAGTCCCGAGAGTATGACTGTTGAAGATTTGGAGGAGGTATTGAGTTTATCTTCGGATTTCTGGGGGTCCTTTCCAGTATGTGAATGAGGTAAAATGAGAACGGTAGATGAGGTATTAGCAAGAATTGAAGAGATTGAGAACACTCTAGTTGGGAGCATGACTGTAGATGATTTATATGAAGTTTTGACCTATGATGAGGTGAAGAGTAAGCTACGTCCAGAGGTTACGAGAGAAGAATGGGGTGAGATTCATTCCAGGAGTTCTGAGAGTGCACGGAGGAAGTTGGTGAGGTATCTGCCTTTTGCTATAGAGAAGGCTGTGAATCATCGGGGCATTTCGGCAAGTAGAAGTGTGTCTCATTTCAAGAACTGGGCTTGGTTAATGGAAGATTCGGAGGCTCAGGAGTTTATAGCTGACGGGGGGAATTACGCTATGTACGGGGTTCCAATTATAAAATATCTACTTAGCCGTTATAATGTTAAGTATGAGTTTTCCTCCCCAGAAGAACGTAGGATATTTGAGTGTATGGCCAAGGGGGAATGTTGTGGAAGCGGGATGTGCAAATGAGGTTAGTAGTTTAGTTTCGTTGAGAGTAGTGGTCTGCTCTTATTGTGGGGGGCGAGCGAAGTTTGTGTCTGGTGATAGGGTCTATGGTAGGACTGGGCCATGGTCTAATATGAGATTTTGGTACTGCGCTCCGTGCAAGGCGTGGGTAGGTTGCCATAAGAGAAATTCCAAGTACGGGTTTATTGGTGATGAGCCTATGGGGAGGCTTGCAGATTATGAGCTTAGAAGGGCTAAAAGAATTCTTCATAGTGTATTTGACCCCTTATGGAAGCATAAGTGGATGTCTCGTGGAGTTGCATATAAAGCGCTCGCTAAAGCGATGGGACTGCCTGCGAAAGATTGCCATATAGGGTATTTTGATCTAAACCAGTGTAGAGAAGCTTATGTTGCGGTCCATAACATTCGTATGGGATTAAGTCGCTTCGATAGGTAGCAGACGAGTTCGATTCTTGTCCGAAGTTCTAGCTTCACACCCTAGCCGGCATGGCGGCATCAGGGGTTTTTCCCTTCTTTCCTCTGATGGGTGTGAAGCTTATTTTTATAATCTGTTGGGTTAAAGTCAGCTCGGGGTAGGAGGATGGATGCATACTTTACAGGAGTATATTGAGTACATAGCTTTAGTGAGTAAGCGGAGAGTTATTAATGGGTGTCACGATGAGTTTGGTTTTAGTCGTCAAGATATGGATGTGGCATGGGAGCTTCTAGCACAGCAGTATTCTTTAGCAGCCGTCCCAAAGCTTCTGGTAGAGTCATGCAAAATTTTTAAAAAGCTTGGATTGGATTTTTCGGTAGATAGGATTCATTCAGTGATATCCCGAATGAATGACGTAGGTGAAGCGTGATGTCAAAAAAGTCGAGGGCGCAGGGAGGAGTGATAACCCCTAGGAAGAAGGGGTCGGGTAGAGCTCGTCTCAAGGAATGGACTACAAGGGATGGAAGGAAAGTTCGGGTGTGCCACATGACAGACACGCATTTAGTTAATACCATATTGTATATACGGAAAGCATGTTCTGCGCGGTTCTGGAGGTTCATTTCTTGCATAGAAGGGTTAGGGGTTAAAGGAGAGATAGCCAGGGAGATGGTGGAGGATGGAGTCGATGAGATGCTACGTTGTGGTATAGAGTACCCGGATATTTATTTTGATATGTTAGCGGAAGCTGACGATAGAGGTTTAAGTTCTTTAGTGGAGGAGTGAAGATGAATAAGTTAATAATTCTTCGGGGCTTGCCTGGTTCAGGCAAGAGCACATATGTGAGTGACCGTGTCGCTATTCATAAAGGTTTTCGAACGGCGGCTCCACTCGTCATAAATGCAGATAGTTTTCTTCTGGAGGACGGCGAATACTTTTATACTGCCGAGAGAAGTAGGGATGCGCATTTACAGTGTATGCGGGAGTTTGTTTCTGGAGTGGTAGCTAGGCATGAGTTGATATTTGTTGACAATACTAATACGAGTGCTTTGGAGATGGTGCCTTATATTAAGGTGGCGGAAGCCCATAGGTACGAGGTTAGTATCATCAAAATGAAGTGCAGTATTGCGGATGCACTGAGAAGAAATATCCATGGAGTTCCAGAAGAGACTATTTGTCGGATGGCAATGAGGTTAAGTACTCCTCTTCCATCGTTTTGGAATGATTTGTATAATATTTTTGAAGACTTTGACACTTCGGTGTTATGCCAAAAAGGGAGTTAAGTATGAAAAAGTTAGTAGTAGTAGCAACGTTTACAGATCCGATCTTGGGTACCTATTCGAACAATCCAGACATTCATTTGGAGTACATAGCTTCAAAGTCGGCGGATAAAGAGAAGGTGCAGCAGGAGATGGAGAACCTTCCGGCAGATGTTCTCCAGGATAGGGCAAAGACGGTCTTTCCGAGGAAGGATGGGGTACCTATATTCTATGACTATCAGGTCAAGGGGTTTCTAAAAGCGGCACTGTCTACGGTTGTGGAGTTTGAGCCGTACCAGATTTCAAAGACTAAAAAGGTATCCAAGTACACGCATAAGCGTGTTGCGAGTAGTCAGTTCTTTGTATATCCGAGGGAGATTCCTATTGTTTTCCCTGAGGGGGGAGAGATAACAGAGTGTACCAGGCCATTGAGGGCAGAAACCCCTCTAGGGGAGCGCACAGCGTTGATGACATCTGAAGAATGCCCCGAGGGGTCGAAGATAGAGTTCTCCATTACGGTGATGACAGATGAGTTGGTGCCCCTTGTTACAAGGCTTATTAAGTACGGGGAGTATAAGGGGTTAGGGCAATGGAGAAATGCGGGGAAAGGGCGTTTCAAAGCAGAAATCGTTGAGATTGTAGATCTGGGGGGTTCTTCTAAAGAAGCTTCCAAGGGAGATAAGTAAGCCTTAGCTAAGGTTCGGTATGGTATTGATGAGTAACGTAGACATTTGTATAGGTGGAGCAATGGGGTCTTCCGTGGTGCTATGCGGACATTGATTTTACGGGTGATGCATTGTAGTTGTAAGGTACATCTTCGCTAAGTATCGTGTGGGCACATTGTATGGGGTTGTTGGGTATCGAAGTGGTTGGGTATAGTTCAGTAGAGTATCTGGAAAGTGTCATATTGTTTAGTGCATTAATAGCATAGTGTAGGTGAAGCATAGTTGTTTTGTGTGGGGTACTGGTAGGCGAAGGTGGAGTTGAGTACGGATGTCTTGAGTAGAGAGTGTAAAGCAAAGGTTAAGTAGGGTTTAGTAGCATACTGTTCGGGTAGGTATTGTTTCGCATTCGTACGGGTGATAGTGAAGTCGGGGTCAGTTTTGAATGGCTATCGCAAGGTGAAGTTAAGCTGTGTAATGTTAGGGTGGAGTAGGGTTTGGTATGGATGGCTTAGTGATGCGGGTGTGAGGTTAAGCGGCGTTATGTTTGCTATGTACGGTAACGTTAGGTGTAGATGTATGGTTTGGTAGGGCCTTGTTTCGTGAAGCTGTGTGATGTAGATTGTATTGTAGGGCATAATAAGTTATAGCAAGGCAACGTGGTGTAGGGAATGGTAATGTATAGGTGTAGTAGAGAAGTTGGGCAGCGCGATGTTTGCATTAGTATTGAGGAGTTTTGTATTGAATGTAGTGTCATGTTTAGCCTGGTAGGGGTAAGGCAGTGTGGCGGAGGGCAGAGTATGGAAGCAATAGTGTAGTTTAGTAGAGATGGGTATAGTGAGGGTAAGCGGAAGAAATGCAGAGAGAGGTGATGTTGAGTGAGAGTTAAGTTTTGGGCAGTTTTGTGCGATGTTGCGAAGGTATAGTTCGGATGAGTATAGCTCGGATGAGATTTGTAACGCACTGTTGGGTAGAGTGCTCGTTGAGCAATGTGTAGATTGGTAGGGTAGGGTAGAGTTGGTGTAAAGTAAAGTGATGCGCGATGTAGAGATGCTATGCGGAGTGGATGTGATGTGTATCAATGTGCGGTATTGGCATGCAGAGCGGAAGTAAGGGACGGCTAGGTTTTGGATTGTATAGTGTAGAGTGAGGGAATGTACGTCGAAGTGGTGAGTAAAGCGAGGGAACATATTGTGGTGTGATGTTGGGACGTGTATGTCGAAGTAACGGGTAAAGTGAGGAAGCGGGTTGTGGCGTAGCGTGTAGGGTCTAGCCTGCTGAGGTTGTGGCGTGAAGGGTGATGTGTTGTATAGGTATTGAGATGCGATGTTGTGATTAGCGGGGCATAGCGCCTATCATGTATGGGCAGAGCTAAAGTTTTGTGAGGTTGTGTAGAATCCAGTTAAGGTTATGCTGTCCAGGGTAACGTTGTGCATTTAGGAGCATAGTATTGTATATGTTAGGTAAGGATAAGTAAATTGCAGTAGAGTGTCGGTAGGGTAATGCAGAGTATTGTGATACTAAGCTTTAGGTGATGGTAAGGCTGAGTAAATTGTGGTCGAGTTCGGGTGGAGTTTAGTGTGGAGCTGTAAGGTAATGGCTAAGAATGCAAAGATATTAAGTTGGAGGGTTGATGGATAATTTTTTCACTGGTGGAGGGGTATTGGTGAACTATGACAGTACAAAAATACTTTCCGAGGTAGAGAAAGTCAATATGGCAAAGATCCGTGGGGTTATAGCCGGTGAGAAGCTGCCACCTGGGTGGACTCGTCGGGAAGCCGGAGGGTATGACGGGGTATGGGATAATATGAGTATGGGTATGCGAGTTATATATTCGTTAGCTAGATATCGGAACGATAACTTTAGACTTTGGGTGCATTTATCGATTTCGCACAGAGTTCGTATTCCATACTATGATGACTTAGTTTATCTTAAGCGTAACTGGCTTGGTGATGAGGTAAATGCCATAATGGTTTTACCCAAGGAGTCTGAGCACGTGAACATTCATCCTAGATGCCTTCATCTGTTTCATTGCGTGAGTGGTGATGGGTTACCTGACTTTACTCTGGGTACGGGGTCGCTATAAGGAGAAGTATGAAAGAGAGCTATATAGATAAGAATGAAAAATGGTTGGCCTTCCGCTGTATGCGTTACAGAAACCAAGTTGCGGAAGAGGTATATATAAGGGCTGAAGACGGGGTACTGTGTTGTGGTTGTGGAAGTGACAACATTAAGCAGTTGACTCATGATGAGATATTTGGGGAGTCGTGGGGAGCGCGAGTCCCAAGTCCATACTATAAGGGTTCTGAAGATAAAGAGGGAGATGAATGTCAATTAGAGTCATTAGGTCATCGATTCCTGAAGGGATTAAGGGGGATTATAAAGTAGAGAAGTTCCAGGTCGATCGTAAAACGAGTCGGGCTTCAGTTTGGAGGGCGAAATTTTCGTGGGGTGGGAGGGGATTCGTTTATCCGGGTACGTATACTCGGTTGGTTCAGGATGGGCGTACTTGGATGAGTGATACTCCAGATGAGTGTTCTGATTTGGTCAAGGACTTGGAGTCGGCTCGGGGTACGGTCAGGTTAAACGGGTTGGGGTTGGGGTTGAGTGTTGAGTATCTTATGGCTAAAGAAGAGGTTGATAAAGTCATAGCTGTAGAGATTTCAAAGGAGGTTATAGAGTTGGTAGTCCCAACGCTAGAGAGGCTTTACGGCGATCGGTTGGAGGTTCGGAATGAAAATGTTTTGAGGGTAAAGCCAGGTATGGATGAGAGATATGATTTTGTATACCATGATATCTGGCAGAACATCGGCATCGACAATTTAAGAGAGATGGAGTTTCTTACTAGGAGGTATGCGTCAAAAGCCGCTTTTCAGGCTTGTTGGTGTAGGCGGGAGTGTGAAGAGCAAAGGAAGTTTTTAGTCGGGAGGTAGAAGTGGAAGAGGTTTTAATGTTTCGGGCATCTTCGGGAAAAGTCTTTAATAGTCGATTGGAAGCTATAGCTGAAGATTTAGCGCGTTATTTGGACGATGTTGGCTATGAGTATTCTAATGATTCTTTTCTGTATTCATCGGCTATCGTAAGGCATTTGGGTGATGTTTTGATTAGGCTGAAAGGCGTACCGGCGGCATTAGCTAAGGACGGGGAGCCCGAGTACAATTTAGAACGCTTAGCAAGGCGTATAGTTGAGTTCGTGGAGAATGTCCGTAAAGAGAAGTGTTTTGAAGGTATAATACCAGAGGCCACAGATTCCGATGGGTCACTATTTTGACAGGAGGTAGTCATATGGTTAGCCGGAAAGCGATGATTGAGGTTTTGGAGTTGGTACAGGAGTTTGTCTGTGCCTACTTAGGTAGTGCTTTGTGTGATTGCAAGTATGGTCTTTCGAGAGAAAACGCTCCTAGGGAAGAGGCAGGGATTCTTAATCTAAGGCTAGGGGAGCAAAACGGATGCCCGGAGCTGAGAGATCTTATTTCAACCTTCCAGGGTATGACGGATGCGGAGTGGAGGGTTATGTTGGGTGGGGATAAGGGGACTGGAGTAGAGAGATGGATGGGTTCTCGTGTTCTTAGTATCCCATTAGAAGACGACCACTGGGTCTTCGAAGATTGCGGGGAGCCGCCGGCGCCATTCAGGATGGGGGTCAAAACCCGTGCTCGAAATTTTATGAGGATGTTTATCGTAAGGGCTGCGAAGTATGCGGTCAAGGCTTCAACCATGAGTGGGAAGGCTAATTCCTTTGACCCCGATGCTTTGGTTCAAAATATGGTCATTGGTTTTCTTGGGTATAAAACGGAAGATGGGAGGTCATCAGAGGGCCTAGATAGGTAGGGGAATATGGAGAGGGTTTATAGTATTGGAAGGTGTCCACGAAGAAGAGTTTTTTATGATACTGAGTTTATGGATTTCGGGCATGGGATGGTTGATCTTATAAGTTTGGGAATGGTTGACGAAAGCGGTCATCATGAGTTGTATGTCTGCAATAGTGATGTCAATTTGGAGAAGGCAAATACTTGGGTTCAGGAGAATGTTATCCCAAAGCTTCCGCCGAGGAGTTCCACTCGTTGGATGAGTGTGAGGGACATTCGAGATAAGGTTACGAAGTTTTTGGGGGTTGGTAAAAAGCCAAAGTTGGAGTTATGGGGTTATTTTGCAGACTATGATCATGTAGTGCTTTGTGGACTATACGGTAGGATGGTTGATGTCCCAAAGGGATTTCCTTGGATAACAATGGATTTGCGGCAGAGGATGGAGGAGTTAGATCTCGCCGTAAAGGAAAATAGCAGAGATGATATGCATACTGCGATTGGCGATGCCAGGTGGATCCGTAGAGCATATTTAGAGTTGGAATGGTCAAAAATGTCTGGCCAGTTTTGAAGGGGAGGGGGAAGGGATTGAGTTATGAAGTTTGTTTTTTTGGTTTGTAGTTTGTTTATGGCGTTGGCCGGCACCGCTTCGGCTGAGCCAAAGGAGGCAAAGGCCTATGAGTTTTGGCCTGAGGTGTCGGAGTGGGAGTCTGATGGTAACACCTTCTATGGGGTCCCTACCGTGGATGTTATCCTATATCAGGTGGTTGACGGTAAGCGGGTTGGGGTGGAGTTGTCAGATGATACGGCAGAATATCTCCAGGGGGTGTTTGAAGAAGCCGAGGAAGGAGATATTTGGGTATCCCTAGAAGATGGGACGATTCATGTTCTAGTAGGGGCCACGGTTGGAAGTGAGGCAATGGAAGAGTATGTAGACTACTACATTGAAAAGACATTCAGTTGTTTAAGGGCGTTAAAGAATATTGAGGATGCAGAGGCTGTGGGTGAGATGTATTTAGATTTTGATTTAGATACGTTGCTCGAGGATCTGTTGACGGAGGTGATTGAGGAGAATCAGCCGAGGATAGCTGAGATGGTTGAAGCGTTCAATGATGATAGATGTTTGGAGGAGCGTAATCATTATGAGCCTGATCAATTTGTAGAGCGGCAGGTTGAAAAAGCGGTTCGGGGAATGCTGTTGGGTATAGAGGATGCAGTACACTTTTCTGAGGCTGATTTAGTAATAGCTACGAGGGTGTTGGATGAGCTCTATTTAGGGGTTAAGGGGTTTTTCCCGGTGAAGAGCGCAATAAGAGTCAAGGAAGCTCTGGCAGTGAGTATGGAGTTGTTGAGCCCGGAGGTCACGGAGTATGATGGAAGATCATACTTTAATTATTTTGATTTTGTATATTATGCTAGCGATTTCAGTGTACACGATCTGTTGCAAATCGCTTGCAGCTGTGTTCCTTGCGGAGCCAGAGCTGGTGACAGTTGTGAGGTTTGTGATAGCCATTTTTCGTTTAGGGTGAGTTTGGAGGAGTGCTACCAAGACGGGAAGCTTGTCTTTGACACTGTTAAGCTTAGCGATGAAGTAAGGGGTTTTGTTAGAGGGGGAGGGGTAAAGGATTGAGTTATGAAGTTTGTTTTGTTTGTTTGTAGTTTGTTTGTGATGTTTGTTGGCACCGCTTCGGCGACGCCAAAAGAGTCAAAGGCTTATAGTTTTTGGATTAAGGCGCATGAGTGGGAGCCTGATGGAAATACTTCCTATGGGGTTCCTACAGTTGAAGTGGCACTAAGCCAAGTGGTCGAAGAGACGCGGGTTGATGTTGAGCTGCCAGAAAGTACAGCTGAATACCTTCTTGGAGTGTTTAAAGGCGCGGAGGAAGGGGACATTAAGGTATTCTTAGATGAGGGGACGATACAGGTAGCTGTAGGGGAGTCAATTGGAAGCGCAAGCATGGAGGAGTATGTAGAGTATTATGTCGATATGACGAAGCAGTGTTTTCGGGCGTTGGATAGGGTAGAGGATGCTGAGGCACTTGGAGATCTCTTTTTAGACTTCGATCAGGATACTGAGCATGTAGACGAGCTGATGGATATTGTTGATGAGTATCGTCCGATAGCTGACGAGATGGCATATGCGTATGGTACAGATAGGTGTCGAGAAGAGCTCAATGATTATGAGCCGGATAGTTTTGTTGTGAGTCAGATAGAAGCGGCGGTTCGGGGAATTCTGCTTGGGGTAGATGATATAGTCCACTTCTCTGAGATGGATAGAATAGTGGCTACGAGGGTTTTAGAGGACCTTTATTTGAGCGACTGGGGGTTCTTTGTGGGGAGAAGTGTTGTTAGGGTTAAGGAAGCCCTTATGCCTATGATGGCTAAATTGAGTCCGGAGGTCACGGAGTATGACGAAAGATCATACTTTAATTATTTTGATTTTGCATATTATGCTAGCGATTTCAGTGTCCATGATTTGTTGCAAATCGCTTGCAATTGTGTTTCTTGCGGAGCCCGAGCAGGGGACAGTTGTAAGGTTTGTGATAAGCATTTTTCGTTTAGAGTGAGCTTGGAGGAGTGCCATCAAGGTGGGAAGCTTGTGTTTGATACAGTGAAACTCAGCGATGAAGTAAGGAGTTTTGTGAGATGATAGAGGGATTGGTTATGCCTGAAAAACTAACTGTCGGTTATCTCCGGGCGAACTTTGAAGACTGGTCGTGGAGGTCAAAGCGTACGGGGAAGATGTGGGAGTACTTCGGCAGGAAGGGGAGCCGATTAGTTTTAATTCGGGCATACTCAGTTATCTCGGGGAATGCCGCAGATGAGTACACCACTCAGTGGAGGGTTTATGAACGGGGGGTTTCAACTCCATTTGCTGAGTGGAGCTCTAAAGAGCGTATGATGACTGGAGTAAAAAAACGGGCTAAGGAGTGACGTCATGGAGGAGGTTTCTACATTAGAGGAGGCTCGAGCGTTATTGGGTAGATACTTATACATCACAAGGTATTCAATGGATGTAGGATTCTACCCTGTGGTGTTCCAGGTGTCTGTGGTGACACTTCAAGTCACGGAGAATGCCGAGGGGGATATTGTTTTTATTACCCGGGTAAAGGCAAGAGACTGGGTCAACAGCATTTCCCTAGATAAAGTATACCTCAACGCAAAAGAGGCTGAGATGATAGCGAAGGCTCAGTCTGAAAAGTTTGAGTCTTCGTTGAAGAAGAGGCAGCAAAGGGCCAGGACGTAGTACTATGATACAGGTTTCGACAGTTAACGAAGTAGGGGCGTTAATAGGAAAGTCGTTTTATACTTTGTGGTATTCATTAGAGCAAGGATACAATTCAATACAGTTTGAAGTTGAGAGGGTAGTGTTCGGCCGTTCGAAAGGGTTTGATGGCGAGATTGGTGAGGTAGGGATCTATCTACAGGTAAAGAACCCTAAGTGGCTTTGGCGGATACCCCTTGAGAACGTTTTTGAAACGTTTGAGGAGGCTGAAGAGGTCAGAAAGAGGTGGGAGAAAAAGTTACCTGTGGGTAAAAGTCCGGGGAAGTCGAAAGTCTAGAGATTCGAGTAAAAGTCTGAAATTTGGTAGGAGTTACTGGGTGTAGAAAGCGCGCCCTCTAGGTGGGTACGGCAGCATTTCAAGTAAGGCATACAGTAAGCTTTCAGGTATAGGAGGTTAGGTCTATCAGTAGGACATGAGTTTTGCTGGAGGCATCCCTCGAAGTCTGCCCGCGGAGTTTGCCTGGAAGTTGGCGTGGCCGGCGAGGGGAGCTCCGGACCAGCAGGAACTGCGGCCCTCTAGGGGGGGGAAGAGGAAGTAAGTTATGAGTTTAGAGGAAGAGCTGTATAGGCCTATATATTATTGAGGCATATGAGGTTTGGAATATGGTCAGGTGTAGGTAGGGTGTAAGGTGTTGGAGAATGGTGGAGGGGGAGTTGTGATAGGCTGTATTGATAGGGGGTTTGAGAAGGTTGTGGAGTTGTATTGTTTTGTGATGAGGTTTGCGGTGACCGCAGCCGTGCAGGGTAGAGAAAATTTTTTTAGGTTGCTTTTGGGTTTTGAGGGATGGGGCTATATTTGGCCATAATTTTTGAAATACGGTATTAGGCTTCGGAATGGTTTGTGGTTTTGGCTTGACAAGACTATTTTTTGCTTTGGATTTTCATTGGTTTTGACCTATATTTTAATAATTGAATTATCTTATAAAATTTAGATCTATGATAATTACCTGCCGATCGATGTCTAATCGATTTTGTGATCGATAATCACTGTATTCGGATTGTCGATCGCGATAACGATCGAACAATTCTATGACCTCTCTCATCGCGAGACTATTACCGATCTATTATGTCTATCTGTAATGAATTATGTACCACCTCCCTGTGTGTATCTACACTCCTAATTCTAATATAACTATATTCTGCCGAATTGCATCATGAGTTTTTTGATTATTAGGTTGGACACCTCTATCAATAACTCTTATATTTGTTTTTCGCGATAACAATTTCCAGATTCCGCCCCGATCGGAATTCCGGAAATCCATTGAATGCGCGGGAATTCCCGTACACGATCTGTATTCCGACTCGGATATGACCGATGAATATACCTATGATCTGTGTTTGTTCGTATCTCATTTTTGATTTGTGTTTTTCAGGTTTTTGGTTTGCAATTCCCCTATTAATGATCATATTATTAGATGACGATAACAATGTCATTGATGATACAACTATCATCGTAATAAAAGGAGGGATGATTATGTCTCATAAGTTCAACACTTTTGGTTTTCTCAATTGTCACGGGAAATCTCCTCGCGGGGAGGGATGTTATATTTTTTCAATCAAGACTGGGAGGGGGAAACCGATACTGTGCTATGCTCCCTACGGGACGTTTGCCGATGCAAAAAAATATGCCAAAGATTTCTTCAAAGACCACCCAAATGCTGAGATTTATGTAATGCCATAATTTTCAGGTTTGGTTTGCAATTGCCTTAAGAATGCTTACATTATTATTAGATGATAATAATCATCGCAACAAAGGGGGATATGATGCAATTTGATATTTCAATGTACATGGAGTTTCACGGGAAACTTCCTCGGGGGGAGAAATGTTGGACGTTCGCGATTAAGAATGATGAGGGAAAACGCGAATTGTATTTCGCGCCTTATTCGACCTTTTGTCTTGCGAGGGACCATGCCAGGAATTTCTTCCGCGACTATCCGAATGTCACCATTTATGTAATGCCCTAATATTTCAGGTTTTTGGTTTGCACTCCCCTCAATGATGATCATATTATTATTAGGAGATGACGATGATAATAATCATCGTAATCAAAGGAGGGATTTATGACTCAAAAAATCGATTATTGTTTCTACGGAAAGGTTCCGGGGAAATGCCAAATACAACAGGGGGGATGGGGATTTCGCGCTAAAAACCAGGATGGATTTTTGGAAACTTATTTTTGCCCTTCGTATCTGAATTATTCCGATGCCGTTGCCCGCGCAAAAAAATATTTCCGCACCGCGTCTGTTATCTATTTAATTCCCTGATAATTCAAGTTTAGGTTTGCAATTCTCTTAATAATGACCATATTATTATTAGGAGATGATGATGATAATCATCGTAACCAAAGGAGGGATCTATGGGATGGAAGTTTGTGACTGAAACGGATCTGATAAAACTGTTTGAAACGATTCCCCCTGAAACTATTGCGACCGATGAACACATTAATGAAAACACGGGAGAGATTTATTGGGAAGAAGGGACACGCGCGGATGCGTCAAGTTTGTATCCGAAACCCCCCGAAAAAGAATCAGAGGAAGATCTCTGGGATCGACGTTTATTTTCGGACCCGGAAGATTTGCTCAATGACCGAATTGATGCCTATATCTCGGAATTGGAGATTAACGGGGAAGATTATGAAAATCTTTGCGATGTTGCCCCGGATCTTGCCGTAGGATTTTTTGATTTTGAATCACAATGGGAAGATTTGCTTGCGTTTAATGATCTCGAGAAAGAAGATGTTATTTCAATGATTGCCGATCTTATTGTCGGATAATCTCGCCTTTTATTTCACTATTTCAAGTTTAGGTTTGTAATTCTCTCAATAATGATCATATTATTATTATTATGATATGATGATTTTGGATAATCATCATGACCAAAAGGAGATTTGCCATGATTAACCCTTTCACCAAAAGTGACATTGTTGCCATAAACCATTCGTTTTTTAGAAATGCGCTTGGACCACATATTCCGTCCCGAATGGACCTTGTCATTGAGTTGCAACGGTTGATCAAGAAACATGCCACTAAATCCATATTGCAAAAAGATTTTCCTAATTTTTTCTATATGATCGGGGATATGTTTACATATGCCACGGATGACATAGTGGAAATTTTGCTCGATTCTCAAGATCTTAATCAAAATTATAGAAAGATCTGTGATATGTTGACGGATTGTCTGGATAGGACGGGGATTGATGCCGATTGGGGGACTGATTATACCATTTATGACCGGGATCTCTGTGCTAATGTGCTCGCCAAGATTGCATTGGATATTATTACTTTTTATATTGTGCCACTGAAAACGATTTTTGGACCTTCCGAAAGATATGATGTGATAGAAAATGTATATGATGTCATTGGAGATACTATGACTGCTCTAACATTTTTGATGCGTATGCAGGTTTGACCGATTGCTCTTCTGCGATGTCGTGACTACTCTCGTTTCGATGTTGCGAGACCCGGAATAACCCAATTATCCCCTTTTTTGCCCCCTATCCCCTGATTTCAAAAAAAACCCTTCAAAACGCGCCGGAACGGGATGCCCCCCAAAAATTGATCGAAATATCCGCTATGGATACCACTATTGGGGGGACCTGTGCACTGTGCCTATAAGACTCACGCATAAAATAAATCAAATTTCGGACTCAATTTTGTAAAATTTCACAAAAACTATATTTTCGACTATGGACACCCAAAAACGGGGAGGTGAGGGAAAATAGGGATAATGAATATCTAGGAGGAATAAGAGGGGAGGGAGATAGACCTCGTATCGATGTCATAGGGGATGTTCAGGATACCTCGATATTGCCCTCGGACTGTCGCCGGATTGTCACCGGATTGCCCTTCTATTGCTCCAGTTTGCCACCTGGACCACGGGGAGGGGAAACGCAAAAAGCGCGTAAAAACGCGGGCTTGGGAGATACTTGAGAATTAATATAAGAAATATATATACTAAAGAGAGGATAACAAACCTCTATACCCTCCTACACCCCGTCTCTACCCCGTCTCTACCCCACCTTCCCCCTGTCCCATCCCGAGTCCCTCCCCCTCTAGACATCCCTAGACATCCCCTAGACATCGAATTAGACACTTCCTCTACCTTACCTCCCCCCTCCTTCCCACCGTTTATTATCCATACTTCCGTAAATATCATCAAAATCCTTCCACACTGCTTCTAGATGCCCCTCTCGATTTTTTGATTCAATTTCGTGTGTACCCAAAGCATGCCAAATCAATACCTCATGTCAGGCGTCACTTCGGTGTCGGAGGGCGGGTAAGGCCTTGTAATCATTGAGGAATCGGGAGGTCCAGATATTATCTCGATTTCGCTCTTGACATTTGTTACATATTTTACATATTCAGGGGTGTCGATACATACATTGTCTTACATGTACAGATTCCACTTGGGCTGTAACTTCCTGGAATAATGTCAAGGGCTGATTTATCTGGAAGTTTAAGGGAAATGGTGGAAATCTTAAGGGCTTGTTTTGTCGATTTCCTGTATAGTGGTGCAGGGGATTGGGGAGAAAACGCCTAAAACGACCCTTTAACTATTCCAGATATTTGGGCTAAAAATGGGGATTGACGTCATTGGGG